TTACATGCTGACACTGGCTGCCTGCAAAGAACTGATTGCATTTTGGAGTGTTTGAAGTGCGGCCTGCATATTGATGATGTCCCCCTCTTCAATTGCTGCACGCATTGCTTGCAGGGATGTATCATATTCTGTGATAGCTAATTGTAGATTACCAGCTTTATCATTGTTATAATCAGCAATGTTAAAAGAATTTAAAACTTCTACTTCTTCAGCAATGGTAACTAACGCGTTGTCAATACTCATCAATATCGACTCTTTATCAAAGGATGTTTTGATGATGGAATCTTCCATGTATTTTGCGATTTTTGTTTCAATTCCCGCATTTGTTGTTAAAACATTGGTTGCAATTCGGTTTAACTGCAGGATAGTATCACCATGGCTTGTAACAATACAATCATTAATCGCTGCAACAGGTTTATTATGAACATAGTCGGGAGCTGCACAGCCAGATAAAAATACTGACGAAAGTAAGATTAACTTTGAAAATATAGATATTTTTATGGAAAATCACCTCCATAACGTTATCATAGAATAGTTTGTTAAAAGAAGCTATCAGTTGCCGTTCGATATAGTGCGTCATAATATAAAAAAAGAGACCGAAGTCTCTATTTCCTGCTTAACGTAATTTTTGTTTTTATTTCCTCTTTTTTGATGACACCCGGGAGTTCATTTCCTGTGGAATCATACAATTGTTTTGAAAACTCGATGTATTTATCAGGGGCGATTGTTAATAGGTTATCATAACCCTCTTCAATCAAATTGTTGATGATTTCACCGATTTCGTCTTCTTTAAAATTCGTCTCTCGAACCGTTTCTTTGCTGCATTTAACGGTGCCAAGATTAGGGAAAGCCACTGATTTTTCTATCACTTTATTTTCTTTCTCAGCGTTCTCTTTTTCAAATAGTTCAAGTATCTCTTTTCCGATGTCTCGTTCCATTTGTTTAACGTTGAGAGTATATTCTTTTTTTTCGGCAGCTGCTTTGCTTTTGCATCGTTGATATAAATCAATAATAGCTGCTAACTGTTCTTCACTGAACCCGTCTAAGTTTATAGGCGCTTCTTCGTCACCTTCTTCAGGTTTAAAGCTTTTCATGTCTTTAATTATTTTTTCATCATCATTGAATTTCTTTTCAAGAACTTTTAATTTCTTATATTGCTGCAGCATTTCTGCTATTTTCTTTTCCTTTGTATAATTTTTCATAAGACTCCTTTCTCGTTCTTAGTCGCTTAACGAACTGTCTCATTGAATAACATGGTTAGCATTGATAATTGTATAATTCGTCCACTCCTTTTCTGCATTTTTAGCAGCAAATAACGCAAAGGCATCCGATTCATCCTCATTAGCGAAATGGATGTCATACAGAGTAACTAAGGTTTGCTGTACCGCATCCTTTTTGGCTGCTCCGTTACCAGTTATGGTTTTCTTTATGGTTGCTGGCGGTATATAACAGAATTCTTGTTCATTAAATAAAGGAATCAATAGACCATGTAATTTTAATAACATTTCAGATGAATTCTTATATTTAGCCTGAACATAGATGCCCTCTAATGTCACAGATTTATCAGGAGGATAAGTTTCAATAAATTTGAGTAATTGTTGATAAATGTATCGCAATTTCAACTGTTGTCGGTTGGCAACAGGCAGGTCTTTGTCTTGAGGTTTAAACTTCGAAAAATTTAAGCTTGTGATGATTATTTGCTTTCGCTCATCACTGCAAAGCACCAAGCCCATATTCCGGGTAGAGGCATCAATATAATAATCCCATGTCTTTTTTTTCAGCATACTCCTCCCTTTAATTAAGAAAAAGGAGACTTGAGTGAGCCCCCTTTTGCTTTACTAACTTATTCCCAGACTTTTTCAACTGCTTTCATGAGGAAGTTTTCAATTTCATCGCGTTTTTCCTTAGAGGCAGGTCCAAAATATGCTTGATATCTTGGTTTCCCCTCTGCATCCAGTAGCTCTTTACCATCAGTACCTACCATTTTCTTAGAAGGACACTGGAAGTAAGCATCTCCACTGTCATCATTTTTGAGCTTAATGGCGATGTCGTTCATAAACCAGCCATCATAAATGACGCGGACAAATGCAACGAGTCCGTTTTTTCCGTTTTTAATTAATCTGACCCACGCTTTGTTTCCGTTTTCTTCATAATCAGGGGTATTCGTTTCTTTAGTTTCAGTTTTTTTATTAAATGTCATGTGTGTTTTTTCCTTTCAAATGAGTTTTGATAATCGTAGTATGATTACGGTTTGATTATAGCAAGTAACCCACCCCTGTTTAATATATCAGTTATCGATAATCGAAAAATGATATACTTAACTGAACAGGCGGATTGGAGTCCCTGCGTCTAACCGATACAATAGAACTCTAGTTTTATCAGAGCTGTAACAAGTCAGTTTGAGGTAATAGTCTCCCTTTTCACTTTTATCGATTTCCATGCTGCAAAGGATAAGGTTTATGCATAAAGTTTCAAATATTTTTAAATGCTCAAATCGAAAGCTCTCAGCTATCCAAATGGCTGTATCCGCATGTGTTAATGCAGCATAAGTAATTATCTTACCTAGATGGTCATGGTCGCTGAGACCGAATTGATTTTCGACAATGATGCATTGGTCCTTGCCTTTTAAGACTAAATCAATATAAAAGCTTTGAACTTTGCATTCCCTTTTGTAAATGCTAACTGGCATTCCTAATATATCCTGCAGTATGATTGGATTCTTTGCTAACCAAGGTGTGAAATCATGCGCTTCATGTTTAAAATAATCATCAAGCCGCATAAATTTTAGACCTTGAAGCAATGGCAGAACGGTTCTTACTCCATTGTTCAGCATAACTGTAGTGCCATACATTCGCTCTTTCTTTTAAGTACGATTTATTGATAATAATATTCACAGGCTGTTCAATAAAATTCTTGGACACCGTGAAATGAATTTTAAGTTTATCATCCTTTCTTTTTAATTTACATTGATGACTTTGTTTATCATACTTAATTTTAACTAATTGTTCTTCGGAATTATCGGCTAACTTGCGGCATTCATCAACAAGTTCTATCAGTTGATTCTTGGTTAGATTTAATTCGTCAAAGATAATATCTAAAACGTCTGCCTTTTTTATATGAATGATTTCTGCCTGATAAATCTCAGAGATATTGAAATTCCTTTTCAATTGTACATAGTTGTGCGTGTTTTCCTGAAACTTACGAATGTCTAAACATATCAGCAGATAACTGTCCGTTAAGACATTTGGATTTAGCAACCAGCCAATTTGTCCTGTCGAACGAACGCCGGATAATTCAAAGGCAAATGTGGGAAGAATGGCGGCGATTGCTTTTGCGTCAATATATTCTTCCTGCATATGTCGATAGAATTTGTTGTCTCTACGGATAATCGTAGATTTAGCACATTTATAATCAATCCCCTGCTTTTGTTCAGGGAGGTTTTCAACATATTCATAAATACCTAATTCTTCTGGAATAGAAGTGGTTTTTAAATATTCGGTCACCCTCTTCTCGAAAGAAAAATCATCGGTCCATGTTGAACTTGGCCGTTTAATTTGCTTTAAGTGTGATAAATTCATGAGCGTTTCGGCTCCTTTCGAAATTGACTAACCAAATAAATTGGGCAGTGAATATCATAAGGATTTTCCGTGAAGAATACTTCATGTTTTTCTTTGACCGTATAGGCAAAGATACCCACACTGTTGTTCAAATTCTTTAAGTTTGCCAGTGATTGTCCGTTTATCCTGTAACCGGCATGCACAAACAGTTTCTTAATTTCATTTAACGTAGCAGAATTCCCTCGCACCGCCAATGCTGGCTGTTGCTTCAATAGACGTTTGAATTTTAATTTTTTCATATCTTTAAGTCTGCAACTTTCTCAGGATATAGGGTGATATGTTCTTTTTCAGCAGTATCTAACAGATGGTTAAAGATAATATACAAGGCTTCAACATCATCAAGGGCGCGATGCGCGTTATAAGTGAAACCATAGTAGGCTGCTAAAGATTCCTGCGAGCAGCTTTTTACATACTCTTTTTTCTTTAATGCTAACTTGTCACGTGCGATGACGAGTGTGTCAATGACGGATGTGAAAGGAAAGGATTTGCCGTATTTTTTGCAACAAGCTTTTAGAAAATGACAATCAAAAGCTATAATGTTCTGCCCGATGGCTAATTCAGTGTCTCCAATCCAATCAAGAAACGCATTCAAGGCCTCCTCTTCTGTCTTTTGTGCTAAAAGCATTTTATTGGTGATGCCTGTAATCTGCTCGATTTTTTTGTTGATGAAAATAGGTTTCCCGTATTCATCTTTTCCCGGATTAACAAGCATTGAGAACTTATCCACAATTTTATTGTGGGATACTTTTACTGCACCAATTTCAATAATTGAGTCTTTTTTTCGATTGATTCCTGTTGTTTCAAAATCGAACATAATATAGTCTAAATTCCGAATATCTGCTGTGGGTTCTATTGATAGAACGGTATCACAAATCGGGAATCTAGAACAACGATTAAAGTTACTGGTGTTTATGACTGCTCCACATTTGGGACAAATCATAAAATACCTCCTTTCTAACGATATCTATCGTGTATTTTTACAACGATATCGTATCAAGGGCATGCGCTGGGATTAATACCTCATAGTTCTATATAGTAGAAGGCGAAATAAAAAAGAGGAATTTGCTTCCTCTTAAAAATGATGTTCAATCAATACCACCAATGTTTTTTTACAGGTGGCTGTGGTTGTACCATGAGTGAACGCAGCTGCTCTTTTAGTCGTTCTAACTCGTTATCTTTGTTTATTATTTGTTCGGTAAGAATACGGATTTCTTCCTTTAATTCTTCTGGTTCTGTATTTTTATCTGACGAAGATTCCTGCTGTTCTAAATCTTTTACAAGTTCTTTGTAGTCTTCATTGTCTTTTTGTATTTCAAACAATTTCTGCTTTGCCTCAGAGAGGTCACTTTCCAGTGAAATCTTTTGATTTTTCCATTCTTCCCTTTCTGATTCAGTCTGTTGGCTGAACGCAGTCAGTTTTTGATTCAGAGTTTCTATTTGATTTTGATGAGATTCTAAAACGCTTTTGTTTATCTCCTCGATATTTCTAATCTGGAAATCATATTCCTCCTTGATGTTTTCAATGCTTTTTCGGTGATTTAGTTCGAGGTCCCTGATTTCATTTTCTTTTTCAAGTAGCTGATTTTCGAGCTGTTCAGTTTCAATTTTGAACTCTTTTTCCAATTGTTTTGTTTTTTCAGCATAATCCTGCTGCAGTTGGGACCGTATGTCCTGCAGCCCTTCTTCATTTTCTTGCTTAACGGCTATCAGCTTTTCTACCCAGCTTTTTCGGATTGATTCTATTTCATTCTCTTTTGCTGATAATTGTGTTTGATAGTTGTGAGTTAAGGAATCTAATTCAGTTCGCCATTTAGTATCTTTCATTTTAAGCTCATTTTCGTGCTTATCAGTCAACTCTTTGATTCTAGCTTCCTTTTCCTCAGCTTTTTTATTTGTTTGTACTACCAGTGCGTTTAATTTTTTTATTTCATCACTATTACCCGATAGTATATTTGTCAAACCATATTGAATAATGTCTGTTACGACAGCAAAAACTTTGTCATAGACTTCAGAGGTTTTTGATAGGGGTGTTTCCTCTAATTTCAATGTACTTAATTCTTCCGTATTTATTTTTAAAACATTAAAATAGTAATTGATTTTGTAAGCAGCATCTTCTGCTGATAATTCGGAACCATCCAGATTTTGAGCATGGTAGAAGTATTTCAGAGTCTCTGGAATTTCAATCAGAGATTGCTCAAAGGTACGCTCTTTCTCAATGAAATTACGTGTCATGTAGTAAAGATGAGCAACGTAATAGAGACAATGTGCATTATAAGACTCTTCTGCCAGTGAAGCAGAAAAAGAATCAGCATACTTTTGTGCCAGCATAACGGCTTCTTTGCAGAATCCGGTCTTATTCCCTACGGCAATTTCTTCTTTTAAGTCAATCAGTGTTCGTATTAGGGATGTATATTGAGGGTTAATAACTTTATAATCTGTAAATAATAATTCTAAATAAGTAGGGTTGCCATTCAACCAGTGGGTATAAACACTGTTGATGTCAATGATTTCAATTTTATTTTCACCATCATCGATAATACGTGGTTCACTGGTTTGTTTGCTTAACACGGTGGAAAGGGTTGGAATAACGACGACTTTTGATTTGATTTTTTGCACTTTCATTTCTTCTTCAGTCAGTATATTAAAGTTGCTGTAACCGTATAAAAAGGCACCCACAACGGAGTAACCTAAAGTTTCAGCTTTTTTGTAATGGTCTTTTATTTTATTGATTAATGGATTTGTCTGCATGATGACCCTCCTTAATGGACTTTTTGCATTTATGTTCATTGTAGAGGGTGTTTTTCAAGGAAACAATCCATAGCAGTTCGATATAAAAAAAGCAGACCGTAAAAAGTCTGCTTGTAAAGAATTTATTTTTTTCGTTTTAATGATGCAAATTTAGCTTGGATTCTGTTTCTGGCTTCAACTTGCAGTGCAGGGGCACAATGCCAGCCACTCTCATCGATGATAAAAATATCGTTTTCTTTTATTTCAATGGGAGGGACTTGCAGACGTTCTGAAAGCAGTTCTATCGGTATTGATTCCACCTCCAGTGTTTCTCGATGCTGGCAAACGGCGATTCCTTCTTCGATGCGGTCAACAACATAAGGACCCTTCTCTTTATCAGAATTCATAGGTAGTTCTCCCTTCTTTTAAGGATTACATTTTTTACAAGGTACATAATTTCTATTGATTGCATCATCTCGTGTTTCAAAGTAAACACGATTTTTTTCATCAGGAAGCGAACTACAGCTCTCACGATGGAACTTTTTGGTGTTGATATTCCCAATATAGGTTGTCATAAAAATGGGTTCATCATCAAGTACTGGCGAACCTACAGTCTCCCCTGTTGTGTCCTTTTCAGGCTCCTGCAGCTGTTCATCAAGTACTGGCGAACCTGCAGTTTCCTCTGCTGTATCCTGTTCAGGCTCCTGCGGATGTTCAATCTGTTCGTTTTTTTGTGTTTCCCAGCGATAGGTTCCATCACTGAGGATTTCAAATGTAATCTCACCCTGTAAATCAGTACGCAAAACCTCACACTGGATTGCCTGTAATTTATCAAGCGTTTCCTGATGCGGATGACCGTAACTGTTCCCTTCACCGACATGAATCACGGCGAGTTTAGGCGCAATGGAAGATAAAAATTCATTCGTTGAACTTGTGGTAGAACCATGGTGTCCAAGCTTAAGGATATCCGCCTTGAGGTCAGTTCCCTTCCATTGATTCAAAAGGTCAACTTCTGCCTCTGCTTCCATATCCCCTGTAAATAAGATGTTGGTTGTATTGGCGGTTAATTGAAGAACAATGGAATTATTATTGGCATCCTCATAGGTGCGCGTAGGTCCTAATACTGTAAATTCAGCTTTTTCACCAAATTTATCACCGACTTCTGGAACTGTAATTTCAAGGTTCTTCGCTTCAATGGCATCCAATACATCTTCAAAGGTTTTCGTATTGGCGATAAATTCTGGAAGCATGACGGATTGAATGTCAAAATTTCGGATAATATCATCCATGCCTCCAATGTGGTCTTCATGCGGGTGGGTCCCTATTAGGTAGTTGATATGTGTGATGCCTTTTGCCTCAAGCAATGTAACTAGCAGTTCCCCATCAGCATTATTGCCGGCATCAATAAGTGTGACCTCATCTCCTGCGCGTATCAGCGTACTGTCCGCTTGACCTACATCAAAAAAGGTAATTTCGATGGGCTCATTCAACAGGGTATTTTCTTCTTGCTCCGTGGGTGTAGCGGTTGGTTTAGAATCAGCAGGTGGCTGCGGTGTTGTTGGTTTACTGGCGCAGCCGCTAAACAGCAGAAGTCCAGTAAAGATACTTAACCATAGTTTTTTAATCATCTAAAAATACTGTTTTGCCAAATTCACTTAAATGAAATTGTTTGTGTGTTGGCAATCCCCTTTCCACCTCCATTATAATCCCATTAGCCATGATATCGCAACGCATTGTGTAAGAGTCATGATGGGGCAAATGAACGATAACTCGTTGATGAGTGCCCAGCAATTTCCATATGAGGTCTGAGTAAGGGCCTATTTCTTTACTGCGTTCATTTAACGCAAGTTCTCTTTTTTTAATTTCTTTTTTTAAATCTAACATAATCACAATCCTCTCTGTCTAGGTTGACAACTTTATCATAGCAAAGCTCTCTAACAAGGTTCAATAGATGATAAATCGATGCAAATACATCGAGTGACGAGTAATTGTAGGTTCCTCTCCACTTTTTTATAATTTGACTATACCAAGAGCAACTAGAAAATTTATGTCGAAAAAATTGATTTTTCTATCTGCTCAAAAGCCCATCTGTTTGGACTTTTTTTGTTATCATCATGAATAGCTTTAGTTGAATTAGTAGACAGAGCCAATGATTCAACGACATTGCACAGCAATGGAATAGCGTAGGCCTTCGTTCCAGCCATAGCTTGCAGGGGGACGGCGTGTATCAAAACAGCATGGGGTTAATGGATATACGTCTGGGAGAATGCACTCTCTTTAACCAAAATAATGCATGGCTGGAGGCCAATATCAGGAAACTGATGCGTGCTACTAACCATTCTGTTTAACTCGTTTGAACAGGATGGTGCAAGGGATTGGTGAGCTTAATCTGTAGTAAAAATCGAAGCTGATGCCGGACGAACTCGTCAGACAAAGTTTTGTATGTCTATCTTTGAAGTAAAGACTGAATTTAGTTTCAGTTTTTTTTCGAAGACTAGGCATCTCTCTGCATTCAACCATCAGAATCTGTCACCAAAGTGGCAGGTGGAGCCGCTGCTGTGCTTTAAACAGACTAAGGTTACAAGCATCGTTTAGGTGTTTGTTTAGTGATTAAAAATTTAGTTTTATTCTATATTCAAATACAGGTTTCATCGAGCGAGTGAAGACTGTCTATGAATCGTTAGCTTTTATACTGTAAGTTTATTTAGAAAAGAGAGCATATGTTGTTTATTTCATATGGAGGAAAATATATTGAATCAATTTAATCAATCATGGAATCACACTGTAAAAGAAAATCAAATTATGATATCATGTTGCTGTAAATCAGAACAAGAAAGTAAGAGTGAGAATATGTCTTTACTGATAGGTTTTAAATGTAACAATGGTATTGTCATTGCAGCTGATTCCAGAGAAACAATAAGTAATGTCGATGGCACAATTCAACATAATGATAATTTTCAAAAAGTATTTGAAAATGAAAAACGAATTTGGGGAGTTATTGGTTTTAATGGGTATAAGTTGGAACTGTACAACCAAGTGAACGATTATATAAAAGGCGCGGACAAAGTTAAGGAAGAAGCGTTAACGGAAATCATTGATTCTTATTGTCAAACCCACAATTATAAAAACAAGTTTGTTAATCTGTTTATTGGTGAAAAGATGGATGGATATCCAGTATTATTCATTTATGATTATGATGAGTCTTTAAAGCATAAAAGCAGGATGTTAATTATTTATGATGAAGGAAAGTTTTCTGCTGGAGCAAATTCATATATGAATATCATCGATAGTCTGGGAAATTATGGGAATAATTTTGAACAAATGAAAACTGATGCGATTAAAGTCGTTGAATTCGCAATAAAAGTTGACAAGGATATTCACAGTACCTTTAAAAACTATAAACAAACAATTGGCGGACACGCTGAAACGGTTTGTTTGAAATAAATAGAATACCAAGTTTAAATAAAAAAGGAACTTCCCTATCAATCTAGGGTAGTTCCTCAGTTTTAATAGATAACGAGTTTGCTGCTAAAAAGGGGAAAGCAAATGCGTACAGTTGCAGCGGTAAAGTATTTAGGGGAAAAGGGTGTATCATTATGGGGAAATATCTTGGTTCAGACGAAATCGATGAAAGAATTAAAAAATTGGGGTTAACATTATCCAATTCTTTTAAAGACTTAATGGTTGCCTGGTTGGCCGACCCACCAACTAGTTAAAAAAACCTCATTTCGAGGTCGAATGAGGTTGCGAAGGGTCATCAGGAACATACTCTGCGATATCCTCCAGCTTACAGTCCAGTATACTGCAGAGTCTATTAAGTATAATCGTTTTGACAATCATATTTTTCCGTAGTCTTTGAAGCTGAGCCTTGTCAATATCATAATCTTTAATTAATTGATACTGGCTGATTTTTTTCTTTTTCAATGTCGCCCAAAGTTTGTCATAAACTATCATATTGCTCCTCCCTTCCTCCTCTTGTATTTTAAAAGGTAAACAAATATAATGATATGGTGCGTGTATGTTCCCTACCTCATCAAGGGGGCCACGGATTGGGTAAAAAAAAGGAGTGGGTAAAGGATGAATTTAGATTATTTCAAAGATAAATTGTTTGACTTAATCAATGAACACAGTGAAGAACTCGAGGACATCATTTCACATGAAAATGAAAATATTTTTATCATTCAAGTAAATGATGGAAGTCAATTTGAGATTGAATGCCGGGAACATGATAAAAAAAGCTGAAGGGAGCAAGAAGAACGTTCAAAACGTTCATAAAAAAGTCGCTGACCGGCCTGGAGGACTAATCGTGTGGGAAACGGATGAATAGCACCTTTATCAAAGGGTGCTTTTTCTTTTGTATCCTAGTCCTATTGGGTCCAGAATTCGCTTCTGACGCACGATGTTTTAAAGCGGAACTCTTGTTCATAAATGAATGAAACGATGCGAGAACCCTATTTTTGTTGGTGCTGCAAGCATTCTCGCCTTTCTTCTTTCAATCATTATTCTGCATACTTTATTTAAGATTCATACCGATAGATTGATTACTGATTGATATTCCCGATGTCTGAAACTTGATAAGATATGAGTGATAATGAAAGAAAGTGAGGTTGTATAAAATGATTTATTATGTTGATGAAATTGTCGAAGATGAAGTGAAGTGCAGAACACCTAAAAAATCATTTCGTTCGATGGTTAAAAAGAGTGTCCTTCCCTTCCATGTCAAAAAAGGTGATTTTTTTGAATGTATTGATAATCAATATCGGAAAATTGCTGAACAAATGGAGCTTGACTTGAAGGGTGAAGGGAATGACCCATCAAAAATGAATTGAGGATGGAGTGACAACTGGATGATTGAAAGATAATTGTAAAAAGACTGCAGAATTTGCAGTCTTTATTTTTCGTATTTTATTTCTCTGGCATTTCTCTTGCATTTTCTGCGTTGCCCAATAGGTCTTGATATTCTTCCACTGAGAGTCCTTCTATTTTTTCACCTTTTTCATAGAATTGCTGTTCTTGTACGATTTCATTTGTTTTGGTTGCAGACAGCGATTTTAGCTCAAAGCGGTTAATCCCTTGGTCTAATGGGAAAAATTGAAAAGCGGAATAACTCCAGCTGTCATGACCGTACAGGTGGTCAATACTCGCTTCTGCCTCCCCCATGATTTCTTCGTCATGGTAAAGAGTGAACGTCAATTGAAGGTCGGTATAGGTGGTAGGTTCAAGATTGTTCACATGTCCGGTGATAGTTACCAATCCCCCATCGAGGGTCATGGCTGCATCATCCTGGAGCTGCAGTCCTTGGGGTTTTTCAGAGTTGGGCAACAGGAGGAAGAAGGCGGATGAAAACAGGACTAAAAGGAGGAGGATTCCCCCAAGGACCCGGATTCTATTTTTGTTCTTCATGCGCTTTACAATTTTTCTCCATAATGGTTTGGAGTAACTCTGATTCATAAAGACGTTCTACGCACAATGACTGAGCGAATTCGTCGAGAATCTTGAAGACTGCAGGGTTGTGATATGCTTTTTTATCAGATGTTGAAGCATCCAAAGTAATGGTGAGGATTAACAGTTTCTCATTGTTTAAATGCTCGGATTGATGCAGGGTACAATTCATGGTGATTCCAACTTCACTCAGCTGCTGATTCAAACTCTTTAATTTGTCCCGGATTTCTTCTGCAATTGTTCGAGCTTCTGACTCTGCAACCTGATAGGTCAATTCGTAAGTTTTCAAAACATCGTAGGGGTGGATATGAATGGTCTTAGCGTATGATGTCAGCAACTCCAGTTCGGGAACCTGTTTGGCATCATCTTCCGGTTTTACCGATGGCGTTTTGTTCCATGGGGTTTCAAGTACACCTTCTTCCATTGATTTGTAAAGGGCTGCCGCAAGTGCAGCCAACAGACTGGTAGCAAGAATTAATTTTTTCATTTATTTCTCCTAATAGGTCTTTGGACCTTGAGATTCAAAGGTGTCCTTTGAATCATTCATCATCAGACATGATTTCGTGAATTTCATAATGCTCAAGCACATAAAGTATTCCGTCCATCAAACCTTGATAATAGTTAAGCCGAATCTCGGATTGGTCCAGTTCGGCTTTTAACAGTTTCAGTTTGATTTCCTTAAGTATATTCTCAATGTTCTCCATAGGTGGCAAAATGTCCTCCCGACTCACGGACTGAGTTCTTGATTTTATTATAGAGATAGAACCTCTGAACGGGAATACATCACAAGTCAAGCTAACGTTGCAGAAGACCTTGCAGATAGCTAATTTGTTCGCTGAGCGGTCTGGCGGCGGGAGGTGTATAGTCCACGCTGCCATTCAAGGTCACAAAAGGAGTAAATTCTGACATGCGTGGGACATAATGGATAATGAGGTCCCTGAAACATTGGGCCTGAGCGGCAAGGAAGGACCCTTCAGGAAAATAATCTTGGGACTCATTGTTGAGAATCATTGCTGAGAAAAGTATGGATAGATATTCGTGGTTATCATGTGCATGATATTGAGTGAGGTGAGTAGCGGTCATAGGGTCCGCACCTTGTGATAGGAATTGTGGCGTGGAAGGCAGAGGGTCAAAAAGTTCCTGAAATTTTTCATACATTCCACTTGTATAGTTGGGGTCAATTCTGAATGCCAGCAGATGACCTAATTCGTGGTGAATGTTGGAGCGGAAATTGGGAGTATTAATTTTAAGGGACATATAGTATTCCGCCTGATGATTCCGGTAAGTGAGGTCTGGTTCTTTTTTCTGAGCGAGACCTTCGATTTCCTCCCCCTTGAGTGATTCCCCGAGGTCCTCATAACCAGCAACTAAGGAGATACTGATGTGAGTTAAATCGGTGTAAAAAATATCTCGGGGATATTTCGCTAATTCTTCATCGAGGATGGCAAGTGCATTGAAGAGTGAGGGGGACATAGATGAAGTGGGTTTTGCACTATCGAACCAATAGTTGAGGACATCCTGTCCGTAGTCAATTTCAACTCCATATTTTTCTTCAATTTCTCTTGCATAGTCAAAGATTTCATTTCCCGATGGGACGATGAAATCGGTTCGCTTAGGGAATGATTCATGAAGAAATTGATGAACTTGCTGTTGAAGCTGAGTCAGGGTCTCTTGGTCTTTCTTCACTTTTAATTCATCAAAGGTATGCTGGTTCACTTTTAAAAAGGAGTAGGGTTCACCTGCAGCTTGAACATATGTTCGAGATAAAGTTGAATAATGAGCCAGATGGGACATAAGAAGTTGGTCTAGTTCCCTATCTTGAGTTTCCTGTGCGTAGAACAAGTAGGGTTTTAAATTCAGGACTGCTGTGTCGAGGACAAAATTATAAGGCGCGGTCTTGGAAGTGAGGGCGGCTGCTTGGACCATGGAGCAGCTGCTGGGTAACATTAGGGTTAAGAAGAGTAACGGTAAGAACCATAAGGACTGGTATTTAAAAGTTGTTTTCATAGACCTCCATTTAATATATTTAAAAAAGACACTCGATGAAAGTGTCTTGAAAATGCTAGTCAAATTTTTGATTAATGCCATTTAAGGCCAATGTGTTTGTTATAGAGTTGTTTCGCTGTAGGTAAACCCACTCGGGTAACAGCGAAATTGAAATATTGATAATCCGCTGCGTCAAAGATAAATTGTTTGTATTGTTTATATAATTTGTAAGCAGCGAATGCTGGAATAACAAGCAGGAATAATTTGAGGGCCGTAGTCAGACTGTTGATAGGTAGATAACAAGTCATAAGGACTATAACTGCCAGTGAGGTTAAAACGAATAGGATTCCTAATGCAACCGATTCGACTTTCTCTGATTCTACAGCGTATAGGTATTTAGCGACTTCTTTTTTTTCTTTCCCCTCACTGCAACGGTAGTCGAAAACGTCCATCATTATTTTTAGTGATTTTTTTTCATCATTATTTAGTGCATGACCATAGGTCTCGTAGAATTTTTTGTTGTTCATATATCGTTCCTCTTAATCTGAATCGGTTCATCAATTTGTGATAGAATGTTATTCCTATTACATTTTTAATATATACCAAAGTCAATATAAAAACAATATATCAGAGGGCGATATATAAGAGAAAATGCCAGAAAGAATGTGGGAGAACTTATTCTAGGAATTTTTATTCATTTCTCTGGCATTGAACGGATAGGACCTTGATGTGGGAGGTGATTAGAAATTAAACAAATACTTTAACGCCTATCTAAAGAAAAAGTCAGCAAGCTGAGGTCATTCAATCTTTGATTTTTTGATGTTACTAAGTACAGGGTGGAGCACAAAAAGATATGGGAAAAAAGGAGGGGCAAAAGTAAGGTTAAACTGGAAGAAAAATGGTTGAAAAACAAGGAGGAAGAAAAGAAAAACAGACGACGTCAAAAACAGCAAAATCGGAAAAACTCAAAATATCTCAAAATAACAGGCAAAAGACTGAAAAAAAGAGGGAAAATAATGAATGATAAATTTTTAAGTAAAAACCTAAATTTTTAGGGAAAATATTAAATTTTCTAATTAGGTGCTAAGGATAGGTCTTAGAGGAACCCACTTAAATTCGCGGCTCTTTCCTTTTCTGCAAGAATTAGAAAATAACTCTGATTTTTTACTCGCAATTTATCAAAAAATACAGAGAAAAAAGCAGCAAAAAGTACGGCTGCTTTCTAATAATAGGTTAATTAATTATAAATCCAAGAGAAATTTTTGATGTATAATTTCTGCAATTGAACCGAATTATGGACGGTTGAATTCATAGGGATGAAACCATAAACTAAAGTATTTTCAGTTAAAGATTGGAGGTATAAATCATAAAGATGATTGCCGGTATTGCTCATGAATTCATTCTCATAATACTCCTCAGACCACTCATTATAAGGCGCATAGGTGTCTCGGTTTAGATTTTCATAATGGTAGGCAGCAAGGATATGACTCATTTCTGTCGGAATATAAAATGTAAAAAAGTGTGCGAAATCTCCCAGCTCCAATTTGTTCTCCATATTACTCATTAATTGTCCATTAATTTTATCTGTGATATTAATGCTCGTTTGGGACAGATTATCCGATAAGACAAAAAAATCATCGACTTGAGGGTCAGATAGTTCAGTGGAATTTTGATTGTCTATGATGTTAAAGCCCTCCCCTTTTTGGTTCCCTAACCCAATCCAAACAGCTGCGGTTAAGATACAAAAACTAACTAAAGCTACGATTGCTAAACCCATTTTTTTTGACATAGATTCCCTCCTATAGTGTTTCTTTGATTGCATTATAGCATGAGAAATCGCTGATGAAATCTATCAGGTATTGATATAAAAAAGAAGTGTCTGTGGGGTAATAAAAAAGCGCTGCTGCGCTTAAATTTTATTTTTCAATCGAATTTTTAAGAAGGAGTTCAATACTTGCCAGCGTGTCGAAAACTTCTTTTCGTGTTTCTAAAAGTCGAGTTCTTAATAAGAGTAGGTTTTCTTTTTCTTCATCCGAAGGGTTGCTGATTGGCAGATTGAATACCTTTAACTTAGTAATAGATTTATTAATATCTGTAATTGATTTTTCAACAGTTTGAGTTTTAACGGGATTATTTTTTTGCGTTCTTTTATATGAATTTAATTTATTCCCTATCGCATTTTTCTTTTTCTCAATTTTCAGTTCGTCTAAATAATGAGGATTCTGCTTACTATTTTGGAGAATTTCAAGTTGTTTTTCAGCATCAAAAGCAGCGATGAACCGAGCATTTTTCACACTTAATTCATTATTGAAAAAAGCTTGTTTCAATTCAGGAGTTCCCTGCAAATGGATAGTTACATAAGTTAATATCTGAGAACATTTCCATTCTTCAAACCCTAATTTTTGAAATTTGGTATAAACATATTCAGCAATGGATTTGAGCGTTGTGGTAGAAAGGTCAGGGTTTAAGTCTTGAATGAAATAGTCGATATGTTTCATTGCGTCTTCTAATTTTAGATGACGAGCATGAATATTAGCTTCATTCAGTATGTCATTAATTTCTAGCTCAGACATATTCTGAGGGAAAACAAGTGATGGAATACAGTTATAGCCAGCGAACCGTTTTGGATTTTTTTCAATACTAGCCAGTATTTTCTTATAGGAATTTTCTGCGTTATGTTCAGCAAATTGAAGCTCAATTTCTTCAAGCTTTAACTCATCCTTCGCCTTCCATGCCAAATAAAGATTATAAATTAGCTCATAAGCTTTTCTTCTTCGATGCCCTGATAATAACTCATAAGTTCCATCCCCTTTTTCTCGAATATTGATTGGGGACAAGAGGACGAATTTTGCAATCGACTCAGCTAATTCTTCAATGTTATTTAATGAATACTTGTTAGCGGGTGAATCATCAATGAGTTTCAATTTTATAAATTGTGTTTCATAAAAGGTATCTGAGTCTAATTCTTTCAGTGTCTGCGGCTTCTTTTCAGGAGTTGGTTGAGGAAACTCTTCAGTGAATAAATTCATACCGCTTTTTTTTACAGACGGTGTTCTTTTATTTGTTGCCATAGTCATCCTCCTCAAAAATATATTTAAGCATTTCAAGTGTTGCCAAGTAATAGGCGTTGCGAATAGGACCTTTTTCTAGAGTCAAAATACGTCCTTGTTTCACGACTTTTTTTGATAGATTTACGTTTTCAGGAATTGCTACTTCGAACATAGGTAATATAGGAGTTAAATTTGAACCCAGCGAACTTGTATCATTTCGTATTTCCATATCAATGAGTCGCTTAGGATTATAGAGGGTTGGAAGTACGCCAAGATTTTTGAAAGATTTTACATATTTTTTAATTTCGTCAACGCGGCGAACAACGGTTTGAACACCTGAGGTGCAAATATAATCCATTGGTGTAGGAATGATAAGATACTCTGAAGCAGTGAGTGCGTTCACTGACCAGATACCTAAATTTGGATTGGTGTCTAAAATAATAAAATCATAATCCATTCGATTTTGTATCATATCTACAACATATTTGAATAAGGCACGACCCGTATTAGGTTGGCGATGGATGAACGTTTTGTCTGAACAAAACGCCATCTCACAAGTGGACAACCAAATACCAGCACTAGGCAGTAAATCGAAGCCATAATTGATGGCCTCTTCTTTCCATCCGATGGTATCTTTACGCCGAATGTTTTTGTAATAATGCGGAGTTAAAATGGCATCTTGAATATCTGAAAATTTAATCTCGGAACCATGAAAAACATAGTTATAGAGAATCGAACCAAGGCATGGAATGTCATCATCATCAATATCAACGTTGAGCATATAAGAAGCTGAACCTTGGCCATCTGTATCCAGCAACAGAACTTTGTAGCCTAAGTTCGCAAGACAGTTACAGATATTAACGGTGGATGTTGTTTTTGCCACACCTCCTTTTTGATTATAAATACAAATCACTTTTGTTTCTTTTGTTTGAGGCGGATTAGCAAGAATATCATTCAGTTCTTTTGCAGTATTTTCTGACAATGAACTTGTATCAACAAAGTCAAGCATAGGTAATACTCCTTTCTTTTTTTTATATCATAAACACGTATTTATAATACCATTTTAAAGCTAAATCAGCAACTCAATAGGAAAATTTGCCGGCAAATTTTCCCATGGAGAACGATAAAAACATGGAAAAGATTTTACTGATTATACTGATGGAACTTTCGGTTTGTATAGGGTTGAGGAGAATAAAGTAAAGCGCAAAAAACGGAACCCCAGACAAAGAATGAAAAAAAATTATTGTTCAGTCATCATTTTGCATCAGTCCTCTATCAGCTTTGCAATGGGAAAATTTGCCGGCAAATTTTCCCATCGCTCATAGGGAATTCGTGAAACATTAAAATGTTTCACATGGAACAAATTCTTAGTTAGGTATGTTTAACCTACTTAAAAAGGTTGTTTTTTTCTTCGTTTTCATCAATATTATGCTATAATCATATCAATAGGAGGATAAAAAAAGTGTCAAAGTTTAAGGGAACTGCACTAGCGTATCGCATTATGTCTAAAGACTGTCATAGGGATGATAAAGGTTGTACTGAGTCAAGCTACTCAAGAAGATAAGAAAGAATAAAAGAATGGAGTACAGAATTAAAAGACAGGCAATGGGAAAATTTGCCGGCAAATTTTCCCATGAAGAGCGATAAAAACATGGAAAATGATTTCACTAATTATACTGATGGAGCTTTTGGTTTGAATAAGGTTGAGAAAAATAAAGCAAAGAGAAAAAGCGAAACCCCGGGCAAAAAATGAGAAAAAATTATTGTTCAGTCATCATTTTGCATCAGTCCCCTATCAGCTTTGCAATGGGAAAATTTGCCGGCAAATTTTCCCATGGAGAACGATAAAAATATGGAAAAAGATTTTACTGATTATACCGATGGAGCTTTCGGTTTGTATAGGGTTGAGAAGAATAAAGTAAAGCGCAAAAAACGGAACCCCGGACAAAAAATGAAAAAAATATTATTGTTCAATCATCATTTTGCATCAGTTCCCTATCAGCTTTATGAAGATTTTAAGGAGAGTGTAATACTTAGAAGCACTTTCTCAGAATGGATAAAAAAGGAGTTAGAAAAAGAGTTTGATTATCCGGTATTTGATGAAACAGATTTTGGGTATCTGGAATTAAAAATGCATGATTTATATTACACGGATAAAAGTGATTGGCTGCGAAGCCACATGCGTCAGGAGCTGCAAAAGTATCAAGATGTTAAAAATATTATGAGATACTTTTATATTAGCAGGAAGACAGAAACAGGACATGAAGTGTATCTTTGCGAGGATGAAAAATTGATGAATCGATATCATGAACGTTTTGTTTATTGGAGTGAAAGTAAGGAACATGTCATAATGTTTTCTACACCTGCAGCGGCAAGAATCTATGCTCAAAAAGAATGCTCAGCGAGTTGTCCCATTGCAATTAACTCTGAGTATTATTAAAAATGAATACACAAAAAAGACACTGTCTATTATGAGCAGTGTCTTTTTATAGAGATAAAGAAGGGAGTACTTCTTCTATCACTCTGAATAGTTAGCTAGTGCCTTCATTTTATGTTTTTCTTTTCGAGTATATTTAGTTCGGTCACGATAAATCGAACCGCCTTTTATACATGCTTGCAAGTGCATTTCATTAGGGACATGAAGCCGTAATTGATTCATGTCAATCTTTGTCACTTTAACTTTCTTCGTCATAAGGTTCACCTCAAAGATATACTATCATAAGATGAATAAAAGAAGATATCTCAGAAGTTGACCTATTGCACGCAGAAAATGCAGGGTGCTATAATGGCAATGTAATTGAATCAACGAAATATTTGGAATATGAATACGAAAGGAAAAAATATGTTTAAGAAAATCAGTCAAGAAGATAGATTAAAAATGAGAACTCAGAATGTTGAGGACTTATATAGAAAAAGAATAGCAGAATGCGAAAAAAATGGAGATAGCAATCCAGATATAAATAAAGAACAGCTCGCAGAATTAGTCGATATGGAATTAACATTGCATGAATGTGTCATTCCTGGCACGAATATAGATTACAGGAATTATTTAGAAGATATCTGCGATTTAAAAAAAGAAATTGCGTTATTATTGTTATTGGATGAAAAAAGAGAAATCATCGATGTGGTCTGCGTTTCCGTAGGAGATGAAGAACATTTTCAGCTAGATTTAAAGAAAGTAGCTCAGGCTCTTGTTAAAAATCCAAAAGTAAAATACTTTATTTTTGCACACAATCATCCAAAATATTATGGACAGGATTTTAGTTTGCCGGACTTATGCGTAACATTTAGAATGGCAAGGCTGGGAGAACAACTGAAAATATTTATGCTGGATTCGGTTGTTGTTTCAGAATTCGATTTTGTTAGCTTAATCCAAAAAGGGGATAACTACCAAGGAATGCCTATTATTAATTTTAATTGGAATAACCGAGTCGATTATGAGTGGGTGACAAGAATGCCTGTAACCGTGAAGCAATTTCTTATGCAATTTGAAGTATACAGGGAGAATGAATTGAATCTTCGAAGAGACTATACTGTGTGGGAAGGTGATAACTTCACAAAATGGAAGGGAATTACGGACATCTTGTTAAGAGAAAAGAATGATAGAGAAAAAATAGTGGAATATTTGAAAAACAAAAAGCTGTGATAATTTTATCACAGCTTACTTCATATATGAAAAATAGAAGGGTGCGCGCTACCCTTCTAATCTTTCTGTATATCTCTCAACTAATGACCGTAGATGAGAGATTTTATTCTCAACATTTGTTACAGCTGCTTCTTGTAGAAGTGCGCCCATTTCCGCTAAATAGCGGTTAAGTTCGCAAATCTCTAATTCATAATTATGCCTTTTTTCTAATAAAATTTCTCTTTCTTCCATTGTTAACATATGTTCACCATTAACCCTTTCTTTCGCCAGTGCGGTAGTAAGGATTTGAAAAATGAGTCTTCAAACTTTACAATGGGGCCAGGTAGTCTCTTAGGCATAGTCCAAAGTAAAGAAATGAAGCATTCTTCAAATCCAACAAGACAATCTAAGAGAAACCCAACTAAGCTTCTCAATTTTATTGTCAAAACAAAACATAATTCGCTGTTTTGTCGTATATAAATACTAATTATAATTTACATCAATTTTGCAGTTTTACTATCCCTTATAGAACGTTATAACAGCATATTTTGTATTGTGTGAAATGGGATTTAAACTTTAATGGAACCTTGTTAAACTACACTTGTAATTGATAAATTACACGATAATAAAATTTGCGGTATTTGATGTTCACCACAACGATTCCGCCACCCTCCTAAAACTAGAAAGTTTGCCATGTAACTTTCTAATCTTCTCCAACCTTGACATGAATGGAGAAACGAAGTTAAAGCTGCCGATTCCCTTTCAGGCAGCTTTTTTTGTATCGATTTATGAGGGATGTGAAAATGTATATAGTTTGCTAAAATAAAAATATCATCCGAAGAAGGATAGGAGGGAATAATGATTAAGAAAGCAGTGAATTTATCACCAGAATTTAAAAAATTGTATATGAATGAAATTGAACTTTACCTTAAATATTTTAAAGATAAAGTCAAAGATGACGCGTGTATTAATCAAGAAGAAATTGATGAAGCAGTTGAAATGATACGTAACAACCTGAGTAAAATTATGCAGTTAGGCGGTGTTGATGAATAAAATTAACCGGTAGTTCTAGAGCCTTGGAACTGCCTTTTTTTTATTGTATATTATATCGAGAAGTGATGACTTATCACATTCATAGGGAACAGATATAATTTGTTTGTATAAATATACGAAAGAAAGGATGAGAAGATGGTTTTAAAAGACTATTTGGAAAAATCCCATGCTGAAAATCATGGCTATTATTTCATCGTGACTTGTCCTATTTGTCATAAAAAAGAAGCGTATTTATATATGGCAGATATAGAACGTCAAAAAAAGAATCCGAAACATAAGATACCCATCCGTTGCAACCGATTAAACAAATGCGGCAAAACGACTTATCTAGAAGAAGAAATTGAAATAGATGAATCAGCACTGTGCCAGTCAAAAGAAGCTCAAAAGATAGGTATCACTGAAGAGGGTGTTGACCTATTACAGACATTGTGCAAAATGTCAAAATTATTACCTGATTTCAACTTTAATCTTAGGGGAATTAGTAATAAAATATTAAAAGATTATGGATTATTATATTTGAAAGATGGTTGGGCATCGTTTGTAAAAGGGAAGGGAAGCAAGTTCGATAAAAAATATTGGTCAAAAAATTATCAGAATAGAGACATTTTGATACCCATTTATGATTTAAAAGGAAACTTGGACCGCTTGTTGCTCCGCAGTGCATTCAGTCAGTGTCCGAAAAAAGAAATACAGGTGAAATTGCGGAAAAATGCTTCCGAAATTTGGAACTGTGCAGATTTAATAAATAAAGACAAGCCCTATGTAACGATTACTGAAGGTGTTTATGATGCATTATCCATCATTGAAGTAGCGGGGAAGTATAAAAATGAAATTGGTATAGTGTCCTTGCCCGGTGTAAAAAAATACAAAAAAATAGTGAACCTTATAAAGGATAATTTTGATGCTTGCAAAGATAAAGTTATCATTATCGCTTTCGACACAGATAAGGGTGGACAGGATAATTACCAAAAATTAAAAAACGAATTAGAGAAGATGAATATAAGAACTGCAGCTCTTGACTTAAAAGGACATAAAGACGCGAATGAATTTTTAACAGTTAGTCGTCTGGCATTTTGCTTAACAGTACGAAATCTTATCAAGAACCTTAAAGGAGAGTGCTAGCAGTATACGTCTTAGAAAATCATAAAATAAAAGAACAAAAAGAAGCCACGCTCAAGGATAAAACCTTAAGTGTGGCTTTTTAGTTTAACTTTCTTCTTATCAACAGTTTATTGATAAGAAAGATATTCAACATTTTCGTTTGTTAATCTATCAATTACTGATTGATTAAAATCTATTTTATAGGGAGTTTTAGTAATTGTTAACGTTTTAGAATCCACCAGATAAACACTAGCAATCCCATTTTCTTGAGTTATTGATGTTAAACAATCAGGGGTAATCGTATTTTTATGAATATAAATTTTAAATGATTTAACAGCGGGTTCAATTGATTCAACAATGAAAGTATATTTTACAAAACCCTCTTTGATTTCAAAGGTTATATTACCTGTAATCAGCAACGGTTGATTAATTTCAAGAAGCGGTTGGAATTTAATATATGTCTTTGGAAACATCAAGCCTTCCATTGAATAGAATTCATCCGATAAGGTCATGAAAGCCATAGGAGAACCTGCTTTAGTCGTAATCACTTTAACTGAATCAATCGTACATAAAACAGTCACTTTTTCTTGAGGCTCACTTGATGCCTCAGTGTCCATGATAATATCAATTAAAGTATTTTTGTATTGAGGAAACATATTTCTAACAGCTTCAACAGGATGGCCAGACAAAATAATGGATAATGCATTGCGTTCATAATCCATTTTTTCAATTTTCGAATATTCGGGCCCATCGTATTTAGGCTTGAAGTCAATGGCATCTAAAAAGGTTGGAAGATGTTTTTCGATAGCTTTTTTTGTTTTTGTATATTCAATGAGTTCAGGCAGTGCTTGAACCATCGCTTTTCGTGACCCAAAATCATCAAAAGTCCCAGCTTGTATTAAGTGGGTAATTTGACCAGTATTTAAGGTACAAGGCAACTGATTGATAAAATCACCAAGGGATACCGCACTACGGACAGTTGTCAACTTTTCAGCGACACCTTCACCAATGCTTTTAATGGCAGCATAAGAGTAGCGGATGGCTAATCGGTTATTCTCAATCTGTTCAAGCGTGAATTCTTTATCAGAATGGCTATAATGAGGTGGCAGAACGGGGATGTCATTTTTTTTGCAAACGGCTAATGTATAGGCTAAATCATCAGAGTCTTGAGAAGCAATCGTCAAATTTGCAGCTAAAAAGCATTCTGGGTAATGCGCTTTACAATAGGCAGTATCATAAGAGAGGATACCATACGCTGCTGAATGAGAACGGTTGAATCCATAATTTGCAAAAGGTTCAATTTGTTCAAAAATAAAACAGGCATCTTCTTCAGAAATGTTGTTGACGTCCTTACAGCCCTTAATGAATAGCTTTTTTTCTTCAGCAATCATATCTTTTTGTTTTTTACTAATTGCTTTGCGTAATATATCTGCATGTCCCAACGTAAAACCAGCTAACTTTTGTACAACCTCCATGATTTGTTCCTGATAAATCAAAATCCCGTAAGTAGTGGCTGTTACATCTTTGAAGAGCGGATGCGGATAGACAATTTCAGTTGGGTTTTGACGGTTTTTCAGATAGTCGGGGATAAAGGCCATAGGACCCGGTCGATAAAGAGCAATGGCTGCATTAATATCCTCGAAGGTTTTAGGCTGCATTTTAATAAATAAATCAGTCATTCCCTCAGATTCAATTTGGAAGACTTTTCCCGTGTTCCCGCTTTTCAGCAAATTATAAGTGGCAGCATCTTCTTGTGGAATATCATAGAGGGATATTTTCTTACCTGTTTGTTGTTCAACAAGTTCTAAGGTTTTTTGTAAGATGTCTAAAGTCTTTAGTCCTAGAAAATCCATTTTAAGCAAGCCAATCTCTTCACAGCTGCCTTTTTCAAATTGGGTAACCATAACACCATCCACTTCCATTAAAGGCAGATAGTTGCTAAGTGCCTTACGGCCAATAATGACACCAGCGGCGTGTTTGCTCGTAGCGGATGGCAGACCTTCCAGAATAATTCCAATTTCAAAAAGTTTTTGAACATCTTCATTTGCAGCGAGCTGATGTTTAAAATAATCAAGATTGCGAAGTTGATTTAAGCTTGTGATTGGAATTTCTTCATTTCCATTTTTTAAGCAGAAGGGAACATTTGCAGTCATCTCATTGGTAAATGAAAAGGGAAGACCTAAGGTTTTACCAACAGATTTAATAATTTTTTTTACTTGCATCGTTTGAAAAGTAACAATTTGTGAGACATGGCTATAACCATATTTGACTTGAACATATTGCACGACCACTTGTCGATGTGCATTCGAGAAGTCAATATCAATATCTGGCATACTGACACGTTCTACATTTAGAAAACGTTCAAACAACAAGCGGTTTTTGATTGGGTCTAATCCTTCTGTAATTGACAAACAGTAGGCAAGTAAACTGCCGGCCGCTGAGCCGCGGCCAGGACCTACGAAAATTTCATAATTTTTATTCCATAATTCATCAGGAATCTCTTCACGCTTGTAATGATTTTTAGGAAAGTAGACTTCAGGATGTTTATAGACTTCCTTATCCTTTGCAAAATTAATAAAGTCTTGAACAATAATAAAATAATCTACAAAACCCATCGTTTTAATGGTTTCAAATTCATATTCAAGTCTGTCGATATAGTCCTGACGCTTAAATCCTTCGGCAAATGAATGCTGAGTGGGAAACCGCTTATTAAATCCCTTCCAAATGAGTTCTTCCAAATAAGTTTCACTGGTATAACCATCTGGCAGCGGGTATTGAGGTAATGCTCGCTCCTTTGGCACCTTTACTTTACACAATGCAGCAATTTTTATCGTATTTGAAAAGGCTGTTGGATATTTAGGTAAATAATCTTTAAAGGCTTCTGCCATTTCTTGCTGTGATTTAAAATAGAATTCATCATTATAATTAACATACTTAGTATAAATTTCTGTGTTGTTGGGATTTGAATTCATTTCTAAAGCAATTGCTCGATGAAAGGAATGTGATTTTTCTTTATAAAAAACATGATTTGTAGCAACGACATCAATACCAAACTCATTACAGAATTTTGGGATTAAATCACTTTCTAAAAAGATTTTTTCATCAGGAAGAAAGTGGTGAGTCAATTCAATGTAGATATTGTTTTTAAAAATAGTTTTTAGCGTTTGCAGATAAGCACGAGCTTCTGATTCTTGATGGTGAATAACATATTGAAATAATTCACCTGCGCAGCCACCCGTTAAACAAATACAATTTGATGTGCATACTTGCGCTAAATCTTCCATTGTTATGCAAGATAATGGTTTATTACCCGTATTGGCTCGTGTACTTAATTCAACTAATTCACGGTATCCGTCTGTATTTTGAGCATATAAGGTAAGACAGTAATAGGATTGAGGGTTTTGTACAGCGAAAGTAACACCAATCAAATTGTTTATTTTGAAATCATGATTTTTACTATATTTACTGCACATTTTTTCAAAGCTATAACAACCAAACATATTATTTATATCTGCAATTCCAATAAAGGGCATTTCAACTTGTACAGCTTTATTCAATATGTCATCAAGTTTTAATATCGAATTCAAAATTGTATATTCAGAACGTATCCCTAAATGTACAAATTCTTGAAGTTGTTTCATATTTATTAGACCTCGCTTTCGTATATTTATACACTAGTATTATAGCAATGACGGCGAATCAGCTAAATACAGTGACTCTCTTTGCATGTTAGAGCAAAATACATCGAGAACTAAGATATTAAACAGCAAATAACATCATGATAAGATGCCTGTGTATAGATATACACGAAAATAAAAGTCTATGAATAAAGACAGAAAGGAACATAAATAACATGATGTTTTCCATGAAAAGTTTATATGGGATTGCAGGAGCTAATTCTCGCATGATACCCAATACTGCGTTTTTAAACAAAAGCGTTGATACAAAATATTTCTCTCGTAAAAATACGATTCCGAGCCGTGTAACGCAAGTGGTTCAATCCATTTTATATGAACCTTTTGCAACAGCTATTGTAACAAGTCAAAGCAATGACTATAACGTTTTTGCCGGCGAAAAAGAGGGTAAAAAATTCTTTTTAGGCTGTTATAAAAATGGAGCCAATACAGATTATTGCATGTTTGATGAAGATGGTAATAACTTTATCGTAAGCAGCGATAAATCAAAGGTGATTCCAGAAATGATGATTGCCGTGCAGCGGTATCTGGAACCAAAAGGTGAAATTGATGAAACTTTTAGACTGATTGATTTTAGCAATAGTTTTATTGATACGAATCAGGAAAAGCAATTCAGAATTTGTGCAGATAGTCTGGTTTTTACGATTCAAGAACTATTTAATCACAAAGAAGTAGAAGTATTGAGAACAGCTGGGAGCAAGGCACAGAATTTAGAAAAAATTAAAGCTGCACTTCCTTATTTAAAAGAAGATATTACTGCATTTTCCCAGAATAGCTATGACGAAGAAATCAAAGAAGCAGGTCAATATCTGAAAATTGAAAAATTACCTGTTAAAAGACCAATAGAAATTATTAAGCCTAAAACAGAGAAGGAGTTAATTGAAGAATATAAAAACAAGGACTTTTCTTTGTTATCAGAAAAAGATATTCGGGAAATGCCTGAACAACTTCAGGATGGTTATTATTTAGCGCGTTCTGCCTTCAATGAAAACAAAGCCTTTTTCACTTTGCATGATTGGATGTTAATTGAACAGCTTTATACGGGTGACGTTCAATCGGTGAATTTTATTGGACCTGCCGGTGTAGGTAAGACAACGACTATTCGTGCCATTGCGGGTGCTTTAGGTCTTCCATTCATTCTTGTAGGTGGTTCAGCTGGCATCGAAGAATCGGACTTATTTGGTTATCAAGCTCTTAATGCAGAAGATGGTGTAACCATTATGCGCTGGGTAGATGGACCTATCACTCAAGCAATTCGTTATGGAGCCTTTTTACTCTTTGATGAAATCAATGCAGCGGACCCGGGGGTTGTAATGAAATTGAATACCATTTTGGATGGTTCTAAAATTATCACTTTGTCTAATGCAGAGACTGTAAAAGTCCATTCGCATTTTAGATTTGCTGAAGCAATGAATATTGGCAGCGGCTACAATGGCACAGATAAACTAAATTTGTCACATTTTGACCGCATGGACCAAATTTATAAAATGTCAGCAAAAAGTATTAAAGAGGAAGCAAATATCATAAAGGCTATCACAGGTTATAAAAACTTGGAAAACTTAAAGAAAATGTGTACCGTAAAACAAGAAATTTGCAATCTCATTGCAGAGGAAGGCGGCGAATCAGATATGATTATTTCGCCACGAAGATTGATTCAATGGATTAAACGCGCAGCTATAACGCAAGAATTTGTTGATTCTTCATTGAATACGGTTATTTCACATTTAGCGATTTATGATGATACAATTACCACTTTGTCAAAAGAAGAAGTGCTGAATTCTTCATCTTTAGCAAGCACAGCATTAGCTCTGATTGAGAAGACATTTAATAATATTGATTATTAAAAGGGAATGATGAATTCCCTTTTTCAGAAAGGAATGAAACTATGGAATTAATCGATTTTTTAATAAATTCGGGCAGTAAGGATTTAGAACAGGATATGAAAATACTGCGAAAATTAAAAAGCGAACAAACAAGGATGAGAATATCACGGTATATCCGTAATTTGGTGGGACAAAAAATATTGGTTGTTTTGTCTTATAGTGGTGGAACAGCAGCTAGATATGAAAAGGGTATAGTATCTATTATTTTGAATGTTACAATGGCATATGAACCTGAATCTAATTATGAGAAAATGCTGTTAAAACTGCAAGGGTTGGCTGCACACGAAGCCGGTCATTTACTTTATACTGACTTCGAAGCTTATGGCCGCATTCAAACACAGGCGATGGAAGCTCAGCAGAAAGTCCCTCTCATTGCAGCAACGATTGATAAATCAAATCCGGTTTTCAATCAAGAGCTATATGATACAATTTATAAATACATTTACAGCACAAAAATGGTAACGATGGCAAATAGCTTGGAAGATGGCGCTATTGAAAATGCAATGGGCAGAGATTTTCCATTTACTTATGGAGCATTAGTTTCAATGCGTGATTTTATGTATAATCTCGAAGCAGAAGGGCTTAAACATGCATCGTTTACTGCTACAACGGTTGAGGATATCGACATTTTGATTACTGAAATTAGAATGTTGTGTGTTATTGCATATCGTAAAGAAGTAAGTATTCCTCATCTTGAATCATTCATTAAAAAGGAAGATTTAGAGATGATAAAGTGGTATACACTTTATGCAAGGTTAGGCGCCAAGGATACTCTAGAAAGAATAGCGATGGCTGCTGCTTGCCTTGATTACTTAAAACCTATCTTCAAAATGAAAGCACAAGAATACTATGAAAAGTATATGCAAAGCTTGACGATGAGTCCTGAAGACTTACTAAGCAGTATGAATAACATGAGTCCTGATAAATCTGAGCTAGCGATTCAAGGCAATTTGGACCCTTCATTAGCATCCATGCTGCCTCCAACACCACCTCCAGCGTCTGATTTCACTTTAGATTTGCCTGAGGAAGTAGAAAAGAAAATAAACGATAAAATCAAAGAACAAAAAGAGGCCAGTGAGAATAAGAATAGTGGTCAATCAAAAGGCAGTAGTGAGCAAAGTGAAGGTGGTAATGGACAAAACAAAGGGTCAGACACTGAAGGAACTAATGAAAAAAATTCAGCTGAAACTTCTCAAGAGTCACAAGACAACGCTGAAAGTAATGGACAAAGCGAAGGGTCAGACGAAACGGGGCAAGAATCTCAGGAGAATGCTGAAGAAGGTGCTGGTAACCTAAATGATAATGATGATGGTGAATCAATGACTGATTCTAATGGCAACAAACCTGTTGAAAGGCAATCAGCTTTGAATCAAACAGATGTCGCTGCCGCTGCCGCTGAGGCCGCCGCTGCTGTCAATCAATCAATCAGCAAATTGAACTCTGAGCTGCAGAAAGAAATCAATGGAGAATTACAGAAGCTAATTAAAGGTAAATCAAACGGAAAAGCTCCTAAAAATACAAAGAAGCTGGAAAGTCCGTCAGTATTGTCAGACCTCCATCATAATGTTAAAACAGCGTATTATCCACCAGAAGCAATGAATGGGATTAGCCGTGAAGGAAGTTGTGTTAAAAAAGAAGAAAGTCAGCTTAACGCACTGGCTAATAACTTTGCAAGACCGCTGAAACAAATACTAATGTATATGAGTAAGAATCGAATAAAGACGGGGCAACGAAAAGGAAAGATACACCAATCTGGACTTTATCGAGCTAAAACAGATGCGCGCGTCTTTGCAAATAAAACTCAAGGTAAGGAAACAAAGGCCCGTCTGTGTGTACTGATTGACCAATCAGGTTCTATGAGTGGCAAAAAAATGGTTGATGCTATAAAAGGCGCATATCTGCTTGCATCAGCCTGTCAAAAAATCAAAGTGCCTATCTCAGTGTATGGTCATAATTTTTCAAGCGAATGTAAGCTTTATCATTATATTGATTTTGAACATTCGTTTGATAAATCTTATCTAAAAAAGCTATATACCGCTGATTCAGGCGGATGTAATCGAGATGGTTTGGCTATCTTCCATGCATGTTGTGATTTAGTTAAAAATCGCAAGAGAAATGAAAAACTTGTATTTCTGGTTCTTAGTGACGGTGCGCCATCCGCGAACAACTATTATGGAGAAGAAGCTGAAGCGGATATACAGGCTATTGTTGAAAAATTTGAGAAGGAATATCAAGTTGAAACAATTGGTATTGGTATTGGTTATGATACTGAGCATGTACCTGCAATTTATAAAAATTATGTTTTAGTACCCGATGTTGAGGTTCTGCCCGATGAATTATTGAAAATTCTGAAGGATATAATGACAAAGTCTTGAGCAGAGTATTCTCTGCTCTTTTTAATGAGGTGAAATGATGATACAAGTGAATATTGAGAAATCGAAAATGATAAATCAACCATATAGTGCTTTTTTAACGTTTAAATATGATGAACAGATATTGCAGACAGTAAAAAGTTTGTCCGTAAGAAAATATCATCCACAAGATAAGAGGTGGGAGATAGAAGTCGAAGCACTTGATAAATTGAAAAAAATGCTGCCACATGAAAAATTTATCATACAGAACAACCATACCAATCGCTTATCAATTTCGGAGTCAGAGTTAACATATTTTAAGTCATCGCCTATGCAGCATCAGATTGAGTGTATTAACTTTGGTTTGAATAATCCTAAAATGATAATTGGTGACGAACAAGGTCTTGGGAAAACAGCAGAATCATTATATATAGCCGTGTTAAATAAGCACTATTTCCATCATCGTCATACATTGATTCTAAGCTGCGTCAATAAATTAAAATGGAATTGGCAAAAAGAAGCAGAGCAACACACGTTCGAAAAGGCGCATGTCTTAGGGGCTCGTTATACGCAGAAAGGTGTAGCAAAAGCGATTCGTAATGAAGATAAACTTGCTGACCTTAAGAATATTCATGCATTTGATGATTGTTATTTCTTAATCACAAATATTGAATCGTTACGTAATGAGGAAATCGCTAATCGTTTGGTTTATTTATGTTCTATAGGGTTAATAAATACGATTATTGTTGACGAAATCCATAAATGTAAAAATGCTAGGTCTGCAGTAGGTCAAAACTTACTGCGTCTGAGCGCTCCGTCTTGCATAGCTTTAAGTGGTACACTTTTGATTAATAATCCTCTAGATTTATATATACCCTTGCGCTTCATTGGTGTCGAAACGATGCCAGAATGGCAATTTAGAAGAAGATATCAGACCTATACGGTTATCAAACGTTTTGGTGAGATAAGGAAAATTCCAAATGGATATCAGAATTTAGATGAGTTACAGAGAAAATATCAGAACTATAAAATCAGAAGAAAAAAAGAAGATGTTTTGAACTTGCCTGATAAAATAGTGACGACCGAAGTTTTAGAAATGTCAGAATCACAAAAGAGAATCTATGAAGAAGTAAGGACATCGTTGTTGAAGGATGTAGATAAAATTAAAACATGCAGCAACCCTTTGGAAAAACTAACTCGTTTGAGACAAGTAACCAGTATGCCTTCATTAATAACGTCTTCAGCAGTTGATAATTGTAAAATGGAGAGGATGGAGGAAATCGTGGAAGAAATTGTTTTAAATGGAGGTAAAGCCATCATTTACTCGAATTGGGCAAAAGTTGTTGTTGAATGTGTAAAAAGATTGAAAAAATATAGCCCGGCATCAATCACTGGAAAAACGGTGGATACTGAATCAGAAAAAGAAAAATTCATGCAAAGTGAAAAATGTAAAGTCATAGTAGGAACCATTGGAGCAATGGGAACTGGATATACGCTTACAGCAGCTACGGCCGTTCTGTTTATAGACAGCCCGTGGACTGATGCGGCAAGAATGCAGGCGGAAGATAGGGCACATCGTATTGGCACCTCCCATTCTGTTAATGTTATTTATCTAATTTGTAAAGATACTGTTGATGAAAGAGTTCAAAAATTAGTGGAATCAAAAAAAAGATTGTCAGATATATTGTTGGATTCAGAAAATAAACAAGACATACTTGATTATTTGCTAAATGGATAAAACATATATCGACCTACTATCTATATAAAAACAAGAGTTCTAGACATATAATCATTTTGTAAAAATACACGAAAGTGAGGAACCCCTATCTATGTTCGAAAATTTTTATTGGAGTGAAAAATGCTTATCGCCGCTATATTATGATGTTACAAAAGATGACGTACAAGTAGTTGCAAAAGACACAGAAGGTCATGTAAAAATGCTGCAAGCAAAAATTGATGTTACTTATCAAGAGTGCTTTGAAAAATCGCCTTATATAAAAGTGCGTGGGAAAAAGCGATTGATGAAGTTGGTGTCAATCTTAATCAACAAAGACTCTTGCCCTCAAGCGTGTGTACGGAATTACACGAGTGGAAGAATTGATTTCGTACCTTTTTCAAAAATTCAATGGGTGTAAAATAAAATGACGGTGTTTTCCGTCATTTTTATTTTATTATGAATATATCGAATACTTACCTATATACTTCTTTGTAAGGTTCCATTACAATTTCTCAATGTAATATATTTGAAATTACAAGGAGAAAGTAATGAGTAAAAATAAGAAATTTCAGCAGGCTATAATGGTCGGCTTATCATTAGCGGCAGTTTTAACAACAATGCCAGCAAATACAAAAGCAGCAGAAACTGACCTTCAGGCAGTTTGTGTGAATGTGAGTTATAATGCCAATTGTGGTTTAGCGGTTTTTGATATTCTCACTAAACAAATTGATGATTTGGGTGGCTTCAGTAGCGTATTGTTTACAGATGGTAATATTAATGTAGGGGATAAAACATTAACAATAGTTCAAGCGATTGACACTTACAGAGATGCATTAAAAGCATATAGTCTAATGGATAAAGAAAATCGCAAACTGGTTGATGAGTATTTAGAAACAGTCGATTTAATCAAAGAGATGTTTAATTCTATTTTTGATGAGCATGATGGAGATTGGAGTCTGGATGACATTGCCAGCATGAACGGCTTAGTAAAAACAGTAAATGATAAAGATTATACGCATAAACCAACAGCGATTGAGTTAAGAAACGCTAAAAATGATTATAATAAAATGACGGAATATTATGATTTGGACTTGAATGAACGTTTATTGGAAGGATTTAATGAAGCATTCAATAACGCTTATGAAAAACTAAGCGAATTCATTGATGAATATGTCGATGAGGAAAAAGATTATGCCGAGTTCGTATCTTCTTTTGAAAAAATCCTTGAAGGAGATATGGACCAGAAAGATATACGCTTATCAGCCAATGAAGCTGTAATTACGGGTTACGGTACTCAGGCAATGACGGTTAAGACTGTAGATTTAGCAAGTAAAACAGCATTAAAGGCACGAATTAATAAAATTAAAAATGCCGCTGATTATAAGATTTTCCAGGATGAAACAGAGGTTTTAGACTTGATAGAGGCTTATGAAGATTTAATCGATGACGTTTCTTCTCTCTCGGATTTAACAAAGGAAAAAGCATATCAGACTTATACAAAAACTAAAACCTCGGATGAGAACGCCACAGTCAAAGATTTTATTTTCAAGGAGTTAAAAATTAAAAGTTTATTAACCGACGAAGCCAGCAGAAACACCTTGCTTAAAGAAACAGAATTACTGCGTGATAATTTAGATTTAGAACAATACACTGTATTAAAAGACTTGATGGAAGATGTTGTAGATGAAGCGTGGAACTATGAAGTAAAAACTCTGAAAAATTATTCAACCGATAAGTCCGATTGGGTAAAAGGAATAACAGCATCGCAGAAATCAACATTAACCAAAAATATTCCAGCAATTCTATATTCGATGGTAGACTCTGAAACAGGAAATAGTGGATGGGATATCCTTGAAGAACATATGGGAAAATTCAAAACGGCATGGGCAGCAGTTACAACTGACATTGAAAATATCAATCGGTTCAATTTTAAAACATCTGATGCGAAATTAATTGCTGCTGCTGAAGATGCTTTGTTTGATTTGACTGAAGATGGAATTTTTGAAAATAACTTAACAACGAAGCAGAAGAAAGAATTACGAAGAATTGAAAGCGAAATTAAAAGTTTAAAAACGGCTTTCATGTTATCCGGAATTTCTACACAAAGCGGCTGGATTAATAAAGGAAACGGAAACTGGGATTACATTGCGGAAGATGGGGCTAGGCCATCAAAATGGGTGGCTTCTGGTCCTAATTGGTACTATGTTAAAAATGGTGTTATGCTTCGTAACAGTTGGATAGCACAAAACAGCGAAGGAAGAATTTGGTATTATGTTGATAATGATGGAAAAATGGTGAAAAATACTTGGATAAATGGATATTTCATTGACAATAATGGTCAATGGCGTAAATAGAAAGAGCGAAAGCTCTTTTTTTAGCTATATTGATTAGCATTATAATGAGAAAACAGTGATAGTGATAAAAAAGAATCTCAGATAAAATCTAAATGTACAAACTACGAGAAAGGAAGAAATAAATATGAAGTTTTATGACTGTGACTCCACAGAATTATATACACAAGCTCGATATGGAAACGGAATTATATTGACCAGTGAACAAGGACAAGGAAAACTTATCAAGAGCAAGAATATTTGCTCCTTAAGATTTACCTTTAATTCATTTTGCATTGAGTTTATTGCAAAAATAAAAACAGAATGGAGTGCTAAAACAGAAGAAATTAAAGTGAAGTATCCCTTAGAGATAGCTTTAGAAATCATAAAGAATTGTCCAATGAAAGACGATTATGTTGACGATTCAGAGTTTTACTTTATATCTCATGAGATGGGTTGTAGAAACTATCTTTATATAGTTCCAAAATCGTTTGCAGCTGTTAAGACTGGTAAAATTATGGATTATCAAAAATTAGATAAAAAAGAACCTTTAAAAATGGAAGACTTAAAAGAAAATGATTTGCTGCTCTACAAAGATGAACTATATTTTGTATTGAAAAAATATAAAGCATTGAAAATTAGGACAAAACGGCATGTCGATGAGGACTACTTAAATGTTAAATTAACAAGTGAACCAGCAATTATTTTGTATAGTATAAATAATTATAAGCAAAAGCATGGAGGAGACAATCATATCCTTTTGACACCAAAAACGTTTGTTAAAGAAGAGAATGAATTTTTTAAATGTGACCATCCACAATACGACTGCTCATTTTTTGAATCATCGGATTGGAAAAAAAGAAAAGAAACTATTTTAAAAGCCATATCAAAGAAAGAGGAAATTCAAGATTATTTAGATTTACAAATACAAATAAATAGAGAAGAAGAACTTGTTGATGATAAGGGCTATATGACTGTGTTAATACAAATAAATAGAGATGAAAAGTTTGTTGATGAACAGGGTAATATGATTGTGTTGAAAAGTAAACAAAAAAATAGTTTTATTAATTTTTATGCATATTTCAATGTATTTAAAAAGAATGCTGCTTATGTAGCAGTAACGAAAGATAATACAAAAGATATACTAAAAGAATTAGTTAAGGTTGATGAGCTAAAAAAGAATCACTGGATGAAGCCAGAAGAACTAAAAATAGGAAGTCATTATTTCAATATTTATGGAGAATTGCTTACTTATTTAGGTCATTATTACAGATTGAAACCCGTGGTGAACGTTCACGTTAAAAATGAGGTATATAGTTTTTCATATGAAAATATAGATACTGTCTATATGTTTGAGGACAGGAGGAGAGGATTGATAACTGTGAATGATGTTCATAATTATGTAAAGAAATCTAAGGGCTTTCTCAATGATTCATGTGAAAATTACCAAGATGAGACCTTGTCCAGCGTTGAGACAATAGATACAAATGAAAATTTCTTCCGTGTGGTAAATCAAATAAAAGAAGGGTTAAAAACGGGCAAATGGGAGGTTATAAAAAATCAAAAAGAACTGCGTTTTATACCTAGTGTAAATTCGGCTTTATACAATGATTTCTCTTTATTTCATTATTTAAACGAATTAGCTTATTACAGTAAAAGCGAAGAAGATTTACTTAATGATACAGCGGTTCTTATGGATAACGATAGCTTTATACGATTTTTAACCAAGGAGTAGCATTACTCCTTCTTTTTTTTGTATCGTGATGTATTGTATCAGTCTTTGAAGAATATAAATTCTGCCGGCGGATTGATAAAATTTTCATGAGTAAATACACGAGAAAGGAAGAAATAAATATGAAGTTTTATGACTATAAATCACCTGCTGCATTATTTACACAAGGTAGGTATAAAAAAAACGAGTACCAATCAGACAGAAGAGAAGCAGGAGGCATCATAAAAAAAGAAGAATTAAAACAAGGTGAACTTATCAAGTCTGAAAATATCATTTCAATGAGTTTAACCAATGATACGTATAATGCCTATTTATATTTTAATATTCAAGTTAAAACGAATGAAAATAATAAAATAGAAGAATTTAAGCTAAGATATCCGTTAAATATTGCTTTAGAAATTATTCGAAATTGTCCAATGAAAGGAGAATTTGTTGATGATACAGTGTTCTATTTTATAGAACAGATGGAAGAAAGAACTTTACAGGATTATCTATATATTGTTCCAAAGTCGTTTGAAGCTGTTAAAACGGGTAAAATTATGGATTTGCAAAAATTAGATAAAAAAGAACCTTTAAAGCTGGAAGACTTAAAAGAAAATGATTTGCTTCTCTACAAAGATGAACTATATTTTGTATTGAAAAAATATAATGCATTAAAAATCAGGACAAAACGACATATTGATAATGAATATATAAATGTTAAACTAACGAGTGAGCCCGCGATTATCATTTATAAACAGGATGGTTTTAATAAGGCTCATATAAATTATCAGTATTTAGAAAATCATGTTCTCTTAACTGAAAAGAACTTCCGTAAAGAAGAGTATGGAATAACTCAATGTGTTTCTCCACAATACGGCCGCACATTTTTTGAAACATTAGAAGTGAAAAAATTAAAAGAGGATATCTTAAAGGTTATTTCAACAGAAAAAGTCATTCAACAATATTTAGAGTTACAAATACAAATCAATAGAAATGAAGAACTTGTTGATGATAAGGGCTATATGGCGATGTTAAAAAGCAAAAAACTAAACAGTTTTTTAACTTTTAATAGTTTTAAAAAAGATGCTGCATATGTAGCAGTAGCAAAAGATAATACAATAGATATACTGAAAGAATTAGTTGAGGTTGATGAGCTAAAAAAGAAACCATGGGCGAAAAAGGAAGAATTGAAAGTAGGAAATTATTATTCTGATATCTATAAGGATAATCTTTATTATTTAGGCCATTATTACAGATTGAAACCTAAGGTGAACGTTCACGTAAATAATGAAGATTATGGTATTGCTTTTGAAAGTATCGACGAAGTCTATATTTTTGAGGATAGAAATAGAAGACGGAAATATGTGAATGATGTTCAGAATTATGTGAAAGAATCAAAGGATTGCTCAAATCTATCCGCAAAAAAGAATCGATATAATTCCAAATATGAGTACCAGTCGAGTGTTTTTGCATTAAATAGAAATGAAAATTTTTTTAATGAAATTAAGCAAATAAGGGAATTAGTTAAAAGAGGGGTATGCAAAATTATAAAAAATCAGCATGAGCTGAGAATTATACTTAGTGGGTATCTGACTTTTTTTTGACTATAAAGTTATTTCAGATTTAGAAGACTTAGCTTATTACAGTAAAAGCGAAGAAGATTTACTTAATGATACAGCGGTTCTCATAGATAATGATAGCTTTATGCGATTTTTAACCAAGGAGTAGAATTACTCCTTCTTTTTTTGTATCGTGACACACTGTATCAGTCTTTGAAGAATACAACTTTTTGCGACTGATTGTTAAACTTTTCATGTATAGATACACGAGAAAGGAATTAAGAAAAATGAAATGGACATGTATTGAAAAAACAAACGTAGATTTAGGCATTGGGAACGATGCCATGAATAAATATTTGAATCATTTAGGAGTAACACCAGCATTATTACAGCTATTGCAAAATCCTCCCAAGGAGCATGACGGAAATAAAATGCATGATTTACCAGCCTTTATTTCGTCAATTACTCAGGATGTTGAGGATGGGTTAAAACTCTCGATTGTAGGTGATTATGACTGTGATGGAGTAACTTCTACTTCAATCATTTATCTTACATTAAAACTATTAGGAGCAGATATTAATTATGTTGTTCCGCACCGTGTTAAAGATGGATATGGATTGAATCCATCCATTGTTCAAAAATTAATTCAAGAGGGAACACAGTGTATTATCACGGTTGATAATGGTATTGCAGCGCACGAAGCTGTCGATGTGGCTAAACAAAATGGGTGTAAAGTCTATATCACAGACCACCACAAACCATCTGAGGTATTGCCTAATGCAGATTTGATTGTTCACCCGGCTTTACCTGGTTATCCGTTCGCAGAGATTTCAGGAGCCACTATAGCTTATAAAATCGGGAAAGAAATCCTGAAAGAATGCCGGAAAAGAAAAGTGGCAGAAGAAAAAATACACGAATTAGAGGATTACATTTTACAAATGGCGGCTATATCAATCGTTTCCGACGTAATGCCGGTAGCCTCTTTAGAGTCTGAAGAAGCTATGAGTCGAAATGAAAATCGAGGATTATTGCTGAAGGGACTCGATTCTATGCGGACAAATCCCAATTGGCATTTAAAAATCCTTTTTGACATGATGAATGTTAATTATGAAACGATGGACGAAACAACGATTGGTTTTTCAGTGGCACCCGTTATCAATGCTGTAGGTAGATTGGATGATGCAAAAGAAGCGATTCAATTCATGACCGCAGAGACTGAGTCAGAATGTATTTTAAAATGTTCAATTATGACATACTTAAATGAAGAACGAAAAACGCTGAAAAAACAGTATCTAACTGAAATAGAAAAGCTGGTCGATGACTCAAAACCAGCAATTATTATTCGACATGAAGTGCATGAAGGTCTAATTGGCATCATTGCTGGAAATCTCGCAGACCAATACCAAAAACCGACCATTATTTTCGCACCCACTACTGTAAAATTAGATGATGGAACGGAAGAAAAAGCATGGAAAGCCTCTTCACGAAGCAATACCATCTCACTCTATGAAACATTAGCTGAAATCAATACACAAAACCCTGAATTAATTTATCGTTTTGGGGGACATGCGGGTGCAGCGGGACTGACCGTATTAGATAAAAATTATACAGATTTTGAAACAGCTTTTATGAATCTAGTCATGGAAAAGAATAAAAATGATACTTCAGAAAAATTCTATCAGTATTTGCTGGCACAAGACATGGTACCATTTGGGGAATGTGTAGCCACGTTGAAACCATTTGGGAATGGATTTCCTAAACCGATAATAAAAACTACAATGCTCGTGACTCAAATTGATGTTTTTAACGCGTCAAAGCATGTTCTTTTATCCAATCCATTTGGAAACCAATTGTGGTTATATGGTGTTTTAGAAATGTTCAAAAATGCAGGATTGTTGGATGGTTTCGAAGAAATTATGAACAATGAGCAAAAGCTTATCGTTGAAAGAGGTTATACCCCTGACTTTGCGGCAAAAGCGAAGTGGCAGCGGTTTAAAGCTCCCAACAGAGACAAGAATCTAAAACTTGAAATGCTTTTGGAAATTGACTATGGTGAGTTGAATGGGAAAATTCAGGTTCAGCCTAGAGTTCTCGAATATGAAAGAAAAAAATAGAAAGATGCTTTTTGCATCTTCCTTATTTTTCAGTTTTTATTTTTGCAAAATATGAATAAAATGATATTATATAGGTGTCAGGTAACACTGCGGATTGAAAAAATGTTTGTTGTATATTCAATTAAAGAAAAAGACTCATTCTTAATTAGAGTGAGTTTTTTCTTATCCTTACATAAATAATGTAAGTCTACTTGGTAAACTAGCAATAAAAGATATGAGGAGAAATTATATGAAAAAACAAAGAATTATTTTTCACATTGATTTAGATTGCTTTTATGCATCCGTTGAAATGAATGAAAATCCACAGCTAAAAAAGAAATGTGTGGCGGTGTGCGGTGATGTTGAGAAGCGTCACGGGATAATTTTATCAAAATCTTATGCAGCGAAAGCGGCTGGAGTAAAAACCGGGGAAGCTGTTTGGCAGGCAAAATCGAAATGTCCTGATTTAATATTGGTTCAAGCTAAGTTTGATAGTTATTTAAGATATTCTGAAATGGTAAGAAGAATTTACGACAGATATACGGATAAGATTGAACCCTTTGGATTAGATGAATGTTGGCTGGATGTCACAGGTTCTTGTTTTTATTTGCAATTGTCACCCTTAGCCATGGCATATAAGATACAAGCCGAAATCAAGAGCGAAACAGGCTTGGATGCTTCCATTGGTATTGGTTGGAATAAAATCATCGCTAAATTTGGTTCTGACAAGGGTAAACCTTTTGGTATTACTTATATTCATGAAGATAATTATAAGGACCTATTTTGGCAGGCGCCTGTTGAAGAATTATTATATGTAGGACGGGCAACGAAGAAAAAATTTAACAACTTTGGAATTTTTACGATTGGTGAATTAGCGGAAGACAGATATCAGCAAGTTGAAAAATATGGAGGTAAAATAGGAAGAATGCTTGTGGAATGGGCGAGAGGGAATGATGATACTCCTGTAAGTTCTCCTTATGAGACACAAGAGCCCTGCAAAAGTGTGGGGAATTCGATTACAACACCTCAAGATATCAGAAATAGTGAAGAACTCATTTCTGTTCTTCTGGTACTGTCAGAAAGCGTCGCTACACGATTGAAACGATTAGGGATGAATGGAAGTGTCATCAGTGTTTATTTGCGTGACAGCAAGCTGCAGTGTGCTCAGCAGCAGCGAAAGATTAAGCAAACTAATATAGCGAGAGAAGTTTGTGCCGTTGCTTCCGAATTAGCACTAAATTTATGGGACCAGCAGATACCGCTGCGCTCAGTGGGGGTATCAGTGTCGGACTTAGAAGAAGAAAAATCAGCCATTCAACTGGATTTGTTCGATGATTATTCCATTCGTGAAGAAGAAAAAGAGCTGGATAAAACGATTGATAAAATCAGGGAGAAATATGGTTTTGATAAGATTGGACGGCTGATTGTATATAAAAATAGAGGATTGACAAATTTCAACCCTCTATCGCATACAATACATCCGGTGAGCTATTTTAAATAATTACTTATATAAATAAACAATTCTGCCAATAGCAAATTCACCATTCATTTTTCTAATTTTTACCTTAATTCCACGAGGATGGTCGTGACGGGTTAATTTCTGCACGACGATACCATATGTTAAATCATCCATTTTTTCTGCAGTTCTTTGCATATGTTTTTCACATATGATAGCTTCATCACCAATATGCACGGATTCCCAGATACAGGCATCAGGAGTTCTATCCTTAAAGTGGTCTTTTTCCATGCGCAGATAAAGTATTTTCTAAGTCGTCAATTTGTTTTTGATTTTCTTTAAATACATTCTTCGTGTACAGAGATACCGCAGTAAGAATTGATATTGCTGGAGTATTGGGGAAGACTAGAGTTGCAGAAAGTAAAAACAAGAGATTTAACTTAAAAATAAAATCTTCAAATTGATAGTGTAGAATCAATTTTGATTTTATAGCAGCTTCATCCTGTTCAGTAAGGGGTGTTTTATCAGTTTTATTTTCGTTCATATAAATCCTCCGATTTGATTGTAGCATAGAGGTAAACTTGGGGGTATCTATCGCGAATCGATATATAGAGATGGATGTATGTGTATGTTAAAATAGAAAAGAGATAGGAGGGTTATGATGAACATTTATATAACAGGTGATACACACAGAGTGTTTAAAGAAGTCAGTCAATTTTGTGAGAAAAATAAAACAACAATCGATGATTTATTGATTCTATTAGGAGATGCTGGAATTAATTATGTCGTCAGAAAAGGGGAGAATGGGACTTACAAATCAGGCAAGAGTGACATTGAGTTGAAGCAATATTTAAGTTCGTTCCCAATCACGTTCTTTTGTGTACATGGAAATCATGAAGCACGTCCCAACTCTATCCAAACTTATAAAGAGAAAGATTATCATGGGGGAAAAGTTTATTACGAAGAAGCATATCCGAATATTCTTTTCGCAAAAGATGGAGAAATTTATGAATTAAATGGTAATAAATATTTTGTACTTGGTGGAGCATATTCGGTTGATAAGTTTTATCGTTTAATTAACGGGTTAAGATGGTTTTCAGATGAACAACCATCTGCAGACACAAAGACAAGAGCTTTAGACCAATTATCAAAACAAGATTATAAGGTAGATGTTATACTTACCCATACATGTCCTCTTAAATACATTCCATATGAAGCCTTTTTATCAGGAATTGACCAATCAACTGTAGATAATTCAACAGAAAAATTTTTAGATGGGATTGAAGAAAAAGTAAAATATGATAAATGGTACTGCGGCCATTATCACATTGATAAAAAAATTGATAAGCTTGAATTCATGTTTCATTCATTTCAACTTTTAGACGATGACAGGATTCATCATTCACATAAGCAAACATGCTTTTAAATCCACTTTTAAGGGCTGCTGTTTTAAATTAAACTATCTTTCTGAAGGTAGAAAGTAAATAGTGAATAGGTTATAATAGAAGCAGTTAATCATAAGGAAGGACTAAGGGTATGCTTAATTTAGACACTCAGATTTTTGGACAGATGCCAGAGAAAGAGTTGAAATGGTTTCAAACAATCAGGGGTGAAGGCAGCAAGCTGCCGACAAGAACCAATCGCAATCGTAAAATACATAATGTAATAAATATCCTAAGACAAAATCAAGTCAGGGTCAGTGTTGCTTTGACTCCAGCAACACCTTATCAAATCGTTTGCTATAATGGACAATTTTATTGTGAAGAAGATGAAGAAACGTGTAATTTAATTGTGTCAGAGTTTTATCGGTCCAATGAAATGCTGGTAATAAGTAAGCGGGCCATGAGTTCAAACCCAATGGATGATGAATTTTTGGATGAATATAATGAACAATCAGAGACTGGTCAGGATTTAGCTGTGGATGATATGTCTTTAGCTGATGAGGACCTCTATGCAGAAACGTTTGCGCAACGTTTGTCTGAATTGATGAAAAATGGGGGATACAAGAAAAGTTGGTTGGCTCAGGCATGTGGCGTTACGCCGCTGACGGTTGATAACTGGCTGCATAATAAATATCCGCGTTGTGAAGCTGTTATCCGTTTATCAGAAATTTTTCATGTGAGTATAGATTATTTACTGTTAGGCAAGTAATTATATCCAATGTCGACAAATAACAGGTAAAGAATATTTAAAATCATACAGTAACAAAAAAAGTCCAGTTTTATGGACTTTTTATTATTCAAAAAAATGTCGACAATTTTCATCGATTATTCCGATTTATTTGCTCTTTTTGTATCAAAAAAGCATTTTTATAATCATTATTCATTACATGTAATTCGATTAATATGTCTTCATAAAAAGAAATTAGTTCCAAATCCTGAGTCTTTTTCAATGATTCTATAACATTTTCACAATCACTGATGATTCGTTTTAGATTAGCTGTAGTATTTTTACTTTTGTAGATGCTTTTGATTAAATGATATTCTGGCATATAATCTTTGATTAATTTATCCCCTTTTTTCACCCATTTATCTGTCATTTTTGTATTGCCAAGCATGTAATAGCACCATACGTTATACAAAATGGTCAATTGGTTGTTTGGTTTTAGCTGTTCAGCTATTTTCAATTCCTCAATGGCTTCAGAATAATTTTTATTTTTAATATATATCCATGCAATGTTTCGATGAGCCATAGCTTTAAGACTATAGGAAATGTTCAAGCTGGACATCATTTTTACACATGTATGATAAACAGCTAAGGCTTCTTCTGTAGCTCCTAAGCGAGCATATACAGTTGCCATGTTCATATCGCAGTAGATAACTCTTCGGTAAGACATATTTTCCAAGAAGAATTGTTTTGCCAGAGTTAATGACTTATACATTTCGATTAATTGATTTTTACTCTTGTAGGCAAGGGCTAAATGATAGTAAAGCATACCATGTATTTGCGGTTGATAACCCATGGTTAAGGCTTTATGATAAATTTCGATTGCTGCATCTATATTTCCTAGAGTAAATTGACGATACCCTGTATATTGGCAGTAAATCTGTGCACTTATCTTGTCCAAAATCAACTGATTCAACATTTTTTCTAAATCATCACAAGCCTTATTTAAACCCTGATTTACGGCTAAGATGTACTCACAGATAAGTATCTTATAAAAATCGTTCGATTTCATCAATTGGTTTTGCGGAACCATGTTATTCGCATAAACATAAGCATAGTCGTCATCATCAAACAAACGCTGTAAAAAATCATAATAGATTTCATTTATTACAGGGATTGATTCGCCGAATCGTTCGATTTTAACGGATAAACCGGCTTCGATTTTTTGTAATGTTTCTTCTGTAACAGATTCGATTTCACGTTCAATTTTGCTGATTCTTGACTGAGTAATTCCAGTCTTAGCTGATAATTCAGTCAACGTTATATTTTTGTGCAGCCGATTCACTTTGATAGCATTTGCAATTTTATATTTTTTTGAGTTAGGCATAATAGTTAGTTATTAAAAAGAGAAAGCCAATCAAAGATTGGCTACTACATTGGCGTGTTTTCGTCGCGGAGTGGAACGATGAGACATTTGTGTGTGCAGTTAATCCCATTCTCACCACACTCTTCCGTATGTACATGACCACAAACGCATCCTAGAGAGCTTACTCCAATCATTAGAGCAACCACAAGTACTGACCATAGTTTTTTCATCTCTTAATTCCTCCTTCTTTAATTCATTATATTGAGTAAATAAATAACTGTCTATTAAAAATTGTCGACAAATTTTAGATATATAGTACCATTTTACTCAATATTACTGAGTTGAATCTGTAAATAGAGTAATTTTAATATGAGGGAATAGGGGAATCTTATCGATGGATGATGCATTTAATGAATATTATAATCAATTTATAATAGAGACAGTTGAAAAAAATTAAAGGGTGAGTAAATGGATAGCAATTGTAATATTCGTTATGAAGGAACTTCTGTGTTATACTTAAAAGACGATAATAGTAGTATGGAAAGGATGAATGGGATGTCATTTTGCTGTGTGCTGCTTAATAAAAATGGCGCCGTGTTATGCAGTGATAGCCGGGAGACCTACGAAGATGGGACCTTTAACGAATTTAGACAGAAAGTATTTATTGCTAAAGACTCAAGTTGTATCTATGGTTGCACTGGCTGCATTCTATGTTTAGGTATTGACCTGATTAAAAGTGTGAACGAATGGATGGATAAACCATCACTTTCAATTGTTCAGCGTCTTCAGCAGGTTGCTTTAGCTTTAGGACCCATCATTGAACAGAAATTTTTAAAGACAGGGAAAAATCAGAGGTTTGATATGTTCTGCATTAACACGGCTGAGAAAACATTCTATTGCTTAAGCATTGAAAATGGAGAGCTGGTCGACAGCAGCTATCATACTGATTTTCCAGCTATTTATACAATGGGAGTACAGGTTGATTTATTCAGGTATTTCTCAAAAGAAGAAATTGCTGAAGATACGGTTGATGAACTGATTAGGAAAGGAACTGTTTTGGTAAAGAAAGCAGCTGAATATGAATTAATAAAAAAAATACCTACTGTTAATGAGAATGTGAACTGGATTGCCATCAATGAACATGGGCAGATACAAACCAATATGTTAAAATAAAGGGGAATGGAGGAAGAAAGATGGTATCAAATAAACAAATGGATAGATATCCAACCCCTGAAGAAATCTCGGTCAATTGTTTAAAAGAGTATGAGGATTTATGTAAAACATTTGAGTGTACGTATGTTTATAGAGGAGAATCTGATAATTATGATGAAATTCAATCAAATGCTTTTCGTAAAGGAAAAGCTCCTTTTTTAAATATGGAAAGTGAATATAGGAAAAAGTTTAATGAGAAAGTAAATACCCTAGATTTAGCTATGGTATTTGAATTTAGCAGAGCACTTGAAAATAAAGGATTGCAAAACCATTTCTTAGCATTTTCTCAACATTATGGATTGCCTACAAATTTAGTGGATTTTACTTGGGACCCTTTAATTGCTCTTTATTTTGCATGTGAAAAGTATGAAGACAAAATAGGATATGTCTATCTTGTGGAAAGTGATTGTATTGATGTCACTTCATTATTATCTAATAAAGCAGAAAACAATTTAGCTTATATGTTCATGAATGAAAAGGATATTATAGATAAATTATATCCTTTGTTTGATGAGTATGAAAAGAAATTTCCTGAAAAGTTTTATATGTATTATAAACGATTAGATGATGAATATAAGTTTAGGGATACTATTATTCCAGACACACGGTTTCCAAATTACAATGAGGGTGAATATAAAGAAGAGCTTGGAGAAATATCAAAAGAGTTTCAAAAACTAAAAATAAATAATTTTGAAAATAAAGTGGTAATATCTTATTTTAATGAACTTTGGTGTTACCTGGATGATATTTTAAATGAAGAAATAGTTTCAGAATGGACAAATGGAATACCACCATTACTATATAAGCCTCAGTTAGACTTGAAAAGAGCAAAAGCTCAAAGTAGCTTATTTATATATCAGGTATATCTTTCTTATGAAGAAAAAAATGGAGCAAGATTTACTACAAAACAGAGAATCTGGCCGGATAAAGTTATAAGTATTAAAAATAAAAAAACGATATTAAAGGAACTTAATGAGCTTGAAGAAACTAGAAAAATTAACGCTGAAAAAATTTATGTTAAAAATTCAGCAAATGATGATTTAGATAATATTGCTAAAATAATTAAAAAGAACTACAGAACTAAAACATGTGTACCAGGATTAGAATATCCTATTTAATTTTTAAAGTTAAGAGCGACAAGAATATACACTCTAAATTTAAAATCTTAACAAGTTCTCATTTATATTGTATGATATAAATATCGAAAGAAAGAGGTGGATAATGTGTATCCTTCACATAATGACCAACAAAGTAAAGAGATAGAAACGATACGTAAAAGAACGATTGAGCTTGAACTTTCAGATGCCGATGTAAAACGATTGACTGAATTGGCAGGGTCGCATGGATTGACCGTGGGGAAGCTGCTGGAAAATTTTATAGGAGATTTAGTGTGCGGAACTTATTCCAATGGTTCTGACGAACGTGACTTAGCCGAACAGTGGTTTGAGCGTTGCTGGTTTGGTATGTTCCCTGATATGACTTTCCTTCACTATTTGATTGAGTTGGGTAGGCTTGATGAAGTCATAGAAGCCTATGACGATATGATTGACAGTGAGGAGAGTATAAAAAACACACAGAAAGAACTTGCAAGTGGTGTTATAGTAGACAGGGGCGGGGAAACTTACACTTGGCAGGATATTGTAAAAAGAGATAACAGCCCGTATTATGCCAGCCTCGAGGAATGGGAAGCAAAGCAAAGGAGCTATATTGAACTGGAGCAAGATATAATTTGTAATTGCCGGGAAACCCTGTCTGATTACTGGAACGAATATACGGCGCAGGAAAAGGAGTATAAAAGCGGCACTTTTGATGAGGAAATGAAAAAGGTGTTGGAGTGGCGGCAGGAATATGAACGGCTTTTAGCAAGTGGGGGACCAGAGCAGACCAAGGAGAGCGGTCAGCATGAAGATGACAAAACAGGAGTATGAAGAGTTGATAGCACACTTTTCCTTCCTTGAAGATAAGGCAGACCCGGGGTATAAGCGGGAGACGGAAAAGATGTTGGAAAATCTGAAAGAGGAATATAAAAAGTATATCGTAAAATATGGTGAATAAAAAAAGCAGGGCGCATTGCCTTGCCTAATTGCGATAATAAATTTAAAAGTTCGACAATTCAAACTGATTCTTTTTCATAATAAGGTAGAAAGCATTATCAAAAATAACTATGAGCTGCAGAAATGCAGCTCATTTATAGTTTAGAAAATTAAAAACAGTAGCAAACGATGTCAGAGACTTCTAATGATTGTATATCTTTAACTGTATATATGTGCGTGCCACTACGGCCTTGGTTAAAAAATCGACTATAAGCTTTGGGTAAGGAATTATAATCAAGAGTCATTATAAGTATGCTGGCATCGTTGCTAACCCTTTACTAATCAGTAAAGGTATAGATATTATAGCAATAAAATTTATTTCAGGTCTGATTTTATGTCGACAGTTGAGAATTTTTTGTAAAAATAAATAAGAAAATTAGTAAAGTTTGAATGTAAACCTTATTTTTTTATCATTTTGGAAGAACATATTCAATCAAATCATCTAAATCACAGTCCAAAACATGACACATGCGCGCGAGTATGTGTTTATCCAGCTTTTTTCTTTTATTTTTCGAGTAGGCTGCTACTTGATTCAAAGTTAAATCTGCCATGGTACAGAATTGCAATTTACTTATATTTTTCTTCGCAAGCAGCTCATCTAAGTGTAATACTACATGACCTTTTTCAGTTTCCATAATTTTCCCCCTTATAGATACGAATTTATCTGTATTAATTTACATCTATTAATGTTAGTATAACAAGATTAATATAAGTATACAAGTATGAAATTACACATATATTAGGATTAGGTAAGGTGATGGTTAAATGAATGCTGAAAACGGAAAAGTAGTAATGCACCTGAATGAATTGATTCAAGCAAAAGGAATTAGTAAAACTCAACTATCATACATAGCTAAGCTGCAAAGAACTCAATTGAACAACTATTGCAGCGGTAAAATAGTAAGAGTTGATTTCGACATATTGGCAAGGTTGTGCATGGCTTTAGACTGCAATATATCGGATTTATTGGAGTATATTCCACCTGAAAAACAATGATACTTCATCCATATCTTAAATAAATTAAATGAGAAGCAGCTTCAAGTAGAAGTTGTTTTTATTTGCAGAATCAAAACTATATCAGGTCTATAGTTATTGAATCTTATAGATAGAGGAATAAAATAGAGTTAATAATAGAAATATTACCCGTGTGGAGACACGTTAAAACCGTACTGACTATGGAGCAGGCAAATTCCATAACGTTTAGATATTCTTTGGAATATCGGGCTTGGCATCTAAGAAATAGATGTAGTCTTTACAAGGGACTTAAAATATTGGTACTGTATTTAGATATCCTGTGGGATATCGGGGCTGACGGTCAGCAGAAAACACTCTTAATCATAAGAATAGGGGGTAACTGATGCAATGAAAGTAAAATTTGACCCCGTTAAAGGGAAGGCAGCAATGAATGCTGATAAAAAAGTAACAAGTTCTGAACAGCAAGTAGGTTTTACAAAAGAAGAAGCTGAGATATATGAAGCATCCTTGAAAAAAATATATAAACCAACCGGATTAAATATTTATGATATGTTGGAAAGAATTGAAGACTTACAACAAACTTCAAGTAAATGAGTTTCTCAATTGCTTTAGATGTTCATATGCCTTGCAGTTCTGTGGGAGTCCCCCTATGAGGCTTTTTAGATTTAGATATTAATTTTAAGGTATATAATTAAAAAAATAATATAGTAAAGGCACAAAACTTTTTAATAATTTTTTGTAAGGAGCATAATTATAATGAATAATAGAATAAGTCATTCATATGATGACCCTGTTAAAGATTTTAGTTTTGGTGTATCATATAGGTTAGACAGAACAATAGACGAATGTGAGTTGGAACCGATGTCATTCATGATAGGTATAAAATACAAAAATGGAATTGTAATAGCAACAGATTCCCGAGAAACAATAAAAAATGAACAACAACCTAATGAATATAACGATGATTTTCAAAAAGTTTTTGAGTCAGAAAATAGAATATGGGGAGTTATAGGCTATTATGGCCGAAATAATAATTTATTAAAACGAATCAATGATTATATTAGAACGGCAGACTTAATTAATGAAATAGATTTAACTAATCTAATTAAAGAATACTGTTTTAACAAAAAAATAGCAAATAACACAATCAATATTTTCATTGGTGAAGAAGCCAATAATCAATTATTAATGTATATTTATGATTTTGGTAATTCAGTAGTTAAAGAATATAATAAAATTAGTAATATGTCTGTTTTTGAATGTGAGTGCAAGTATGCTGCTGGCTCCAATGAAATGATTGTTGGAAATAGTATTCGTGATATAGAATTGTGTTCAAGAAATTATGAAGAAATAGTTAGCGATACAATAAAAGTTGTACAGTATGCGATTGATGCCGATTATGCTATATATAAATTAAACCATAAGTATGAACAAAACATTGGTGGACATGTTCAATACAAAGTACTTACAATCTAAGAAAATTTAACAATACAGTTTTTAATTAAAATAGTCTATATGAATTCAAAAATATCTGCCTCATAATCATGAACATCTACATCATTTAGGCTTAAAATGACGCACATAAACCGTCCATACTTCTGTGTTTGGCGGTTTTTTACTTCCTTGTTTGGCAATTAAAAACAACTATATTCCTTATCGCTGCATCAACACACTAGTCTACATTGGAAAACTTAGAACTGGTAAAATAATTGTGTATTGATAAACGAGAGGAAGTGCGAAATTGACGGATAAAGTAAGAGGATATGTAGATTATATTTTCTATCCCAAAACAGGTTTAGACAAAAAGAAAAACTTGCAGATTGCAGGATTTAATATTAAAACTCAAAACCCAACGAAAGTTATTAAGTGTTTTGGCAAAGTCCCTCTATTAAAGCCGGGTGATTATTTTGAGTTTGAGGGAACATTTACTGACCAAAAGTCATTTTCAGTTGACTCGGCATTACGTGTTGATGATGATACATTGGGTGCTACATCAATGCTGATATATATTTTTGGTCCTAAAACTGCCCAGAAAGTTTTAAAAAGCTTTAATGATGATGCATTAACTTGTCTGGATACGTTTAAAAACCACGAAAGTGCATTTGCCGATAAAATGAAAAGTGTACGCGGGTTAGGTCCTAAGACCATTGAGAATGCTTATATAAAATATGAAAAGCATATTGCCGTTGATATCCTTTTTAATAAATTTTCTAGATTTGGCTTGATATTGAACAAAGCTTTAAAGGTTTATAATTTATGGGGTGACCAATCATTAAAAAAGATTGAGGAAAACCCATACCAACTGCAAAAAGTTGGGGGTATATCCTTTAGTGTTATGGATTGCATTGCCATTGATTACTATCATTATTCAACATACGATGAACGGCGGATAGAGGCCGCTGCTATGCATGTTATGTCATTAATTCAAACGATGGGGCATGTGTTTATTCGTATAAGTCCAGCTAAAAATACAAATTATGATGATTTATCTCTTGTGGGTGAATTAAAAAAAATGCTGAATCTATCTGAATCAATAATCAGGGAAGCAATCGTTCGCTTAATCAATCAAGGAAAATTAATTAAGGAAAGACAAGGATTCTTTGAAATAGTCTATACTCCTGATATTTATCATGCAGAAAAAAGTGTGGCCAAATATCTGAAAGAAAGGATAGGGAAAACCACCTGTGATGAATCCTATGTCAGAGATTTTATTCATCAATATGAAAAACAAAATTTCCAACTAGCAGAAAAACAAAAAGAAGCCATATTAATGGCGACAACCAATCGATTTGGTATTATTAGTGGCCCTCCGGGGTCAGGGAAAACAACGATTATTGACGTTATCTGTAAAATCATGGAAAGTAAACAGAAGAACTGCCGAATTAAATTGGCTGCTCCGACGGGGAAAGCAAGCAAGCGTATCTCTGAATCAACAGGGAGAAAAGCAGAAACAGTTCATCGATTACTCAAATATAATCCAGTGGACGAGCAGTTTGAATACAACGATAAAAATCCTTTGCCGGCCGATGTGTTAATTGTTGATGAAGTCTCAATGATGCCTTTGACATTGACTTATCAGTTGCTTCAAGCGGTTCCTCAAAACGCTATCTTACTTTTTGTAGGAGATAAAGACCAGCTGCCTTCCGTTCAAGAAGGTAAAATCCTTGAGGACTTGCTGGCTGTACCTTTTATTCCAAAAACGGTTTTGAATGAAATCTACCGGCAGAAAAAAGGGTCAACACTTTTAGACAAGGCTTTAGAGGTCTCAAAGGGTCATGTTCCAAATCTTGAAAATGAAGTAGATTTCACTTTTGTTGAAGAGAGTAACTTATTGGAATTACAGAAAAAAATCCAGGAGAAATTTTTTGAGAAATTGAAGAAATATGCTCTTGAGGATATTTTATTATTGTCACCGCAAAATAAAGGAGAAATCGGAGTTGAAAGCCTGAATGAATGTATTCAGGAAAGGTATAATCCCATGGCTGAAGGAAAGCCTGAAATGAAGTCTGGAAAACGTGTTTTCCGTGTTGGCGACCGTGTCATACAATTAGTTAATGAAGATGAATTCAGCGTTTATAATGGTATGGTTGGAACGATTGTGGACATCGTAAATGAGGATTCAACACTTGGGGTTAAAGATGCTATTTATGTAGATTATGGTGAGGATGAAATCTCTGAATATACAAGGGACCGATTTGATAATCTTAAACTTGCTTATGCCTTAACGATACATAAAAGTCAAGGCAGTGAAGCTAAATGCGTGTTAATGGTTGTACATGAAGCACATAAAAATATGCTGCGAAAAAAAATACTTTATACTGGCATGACCCGAGCCAAAGATGAGTTAATTTTTCTAGGTCAAAAGAATATGATTGAGAATGCAGTCCTTAGGAACAAGGAGCCGAATAGAAATACAAAATTAAAGTACTGGTTAAGTAAATAATAAGACACTGATTTTTTTCAGTGTCTTTTTTAGAATCAGAAAGGCTTAGCGAGCGGATACTGCTAGTTGATTATAAAAGTCAGAATAATTGTCATCATAAAAGAATAATTCTCTTAATACTCGATTAGCTTGAAAAAAATTTTCTGGCCTTACCATTAAAACAAGCCTATCATCATAGATTTCACTAACAGTACAGATAGACAATAATTGCTCAGCAAATTCGTAGGCTGTTGTACAATGTATATCTGTCAGTGCCTTAGAATAATAATCTTCAATAAAAAGGAATTGCCGGCAAAGGCTGAATTTGATAGTATTTGTTTGTTCTAATCGTTTATTTTGGGTAGTTAAAATTAATTTTTTAGTTGCAAATAAGATATCCTGACTCAATTCAGGAATTTTAGGTATAACAATTTCTCCCGTATTCATGAGAATAGGCGTGATTTTGTAAGAATAAATATCTTTATAATAAGTATAATACTCACCTAAACAAGAGAAAACAAGATGACGATGATGCTTTGCATAGGAAAGAGTCATCATATTGAAATTGATAGACTTCTGTAAAAAGGAAAACCAATTATCAAGGGTTGTTTCACTGGGAACAGGCATATAAGAGAGGAGACTTAGTATATCATCACAGCTGCAGTTTAACTCTTCAACCATGGCGGGTAGGATTATTTCATTTTCTTCAATCGAAAAGAGTTCAACCTTGTCTTTGATATAATAGAAGTAACTGCTGAGCAGCAACCCTTTATTGTTTATGTATTCAATATAATTTTTAGCGATAATTTCTCTTTCGGGAGTTAATTCAGCAGTATTGTCGGCTTCTACATCTTGTATTTGAGCATAAACTATCTTATCTTGGTAGTTTTCCATCCCTAAGTAGATGTCTTCACCATCTACATAGAAAGTATTCAGCAGCTTATCACTGACCGTCTGTTTACCCATAAATTTGTAAAATTGCAGGCCATTATAAACCTTAATTTTTTTTGTAGGTTTGAGAGAAACCATGTCATTCATTAGTAATGTTTTATCATAAGCAAAGGTTTCATGTTCATTAAATATATAATATTTATGTCGGCTATTAAATTTATAAAACCCGTTTGATTTCAGAATATCCATAGTTTATCCTCTCTTTTTATCGTTATAATTGAATATTATTATATCATTAATTCAATTTTGAGTTAATAGGTTTCACATTTTATTCACAGACCCTGTATTATCGGTACTCTATCTATTCAAATTTTTCATCAATTCATTATAATGTTGTTGAGCAGCACTTAATGGTTGCATAATTTCTGGAATTTATTAAGTGCTGAGATTTTAATGAGTCTGTCTTTTAGCTGCAGCTTTTACAGGGATGTAAAAAAACTTAGACTCATAGTTTGGCGGATTAAAACAGTCACAAGAACTATCGAGAGGTTTTTATCAAATAGTGTTAAGCTCGATACAGTAACTTTAACTTTACACATTCACTATTTACGATTTTATGTTGCATTTTGATGATGTTTGTTCCGCAAAGGTGATTTAAAAAAAGTGAGAGACTTTCTCGGTCTCTCATTTTTTTGCTCATTTAATAAAATAGTATCTCCAAACGATTTGTATAACGGTTGTATCTCACTCTTGCTTTGTATAATTTCCCACTTTTTGATGTCAGATAAAAAGGAACACATTGAAGTTCAAAGAGTGCTGCAGCATCTGCAGCTTCCAATGTTTCGATACCTTGTTTCTGCAAGGCATTTTTCCAAATACTACAATTGCAAGCTGGATAATTCTCGCAAGAATAGCGATTATCCTTTTCAATAATGCGCCCACCGCATTTAGGACAACCTGTAATAAAATTTTCTTTTCCCATACATTCTCCTAAAATTTTACCTTAATTTTATTTTCACTTTGGTCATAATAGGCATCTTTTTCATAAGGAATACCTTTAGAACTTACTAATTTAACGCGAAGCGTCTGACCATCTAAGAGTTTTTTCGCTTCTCCCTTATTGATTGTCTTTTTCCCAAGACCGGCTAAGGCATTTTTCCATATTGCGGTTTTACACCCGCAGCTATAACCGCTGCAGGCATAACTCTTCGATGTTTCAATCATTTGTTTTCCACAATTAGGACAAGTCCCAAAATAAGTGGTACTGATGGATTTCATAGGTGTATTTTCATACTCGCGAATGAGAACATGATTTTCATCGAGAACTAACCGAGCCTTGTACTCCTTACCGTTTGGCAGTTTAAAGGTTAGCAGGGAAGAGCGACCCTTCAGGATGTCGGTGAGTATTTTCGGTGTTATTTTTTTATTATACGACTCCTTCCATATTGTGAATTTACAACCTTGTTTCCAATGACTGCAATAATAAGCCTTAGAGTTCTCAGCTAAGGGTGCGTTGCAAATGGGACATTGACCTAAAGATTGAGCATTACTTACAGTATAAACCTCGGCTTGCTTAATCTTCTCAATCAGGTCATTGACCAATGTGTGTATTTTCCTCATATATTCTTCACGCGTCATGCTTCCTTGAACAATCAATTCAAGGTCTTTTTCCATACGTGCGGTCTGAATGGGGGATGATAATGTGCATTCCGGTAAAACTTCAAATAGACCAAACGCTTTCTCTGTGGGGATTACTTGCTTTTTATCCAAGGTTATATAATTCTGTTTTTTCAATTTTTCAAGAATATTAGCTCGTGTTGCTCCCGTACCTAAACCTTCAACTTTGTTTAAAATTGATGTATCCTCGCTTTCCTCAACGTAACGGCCAGCATGCTCCATAGCTTCAAGCAACGTTGCTTCACTGTAACGAGGGGGTGGAGTCGTGAATTTATCTTCTTTCTGAACATCTAGAATATCATAATTTTTACCATCAAGTATCATTGGCAGCAGCTTATCTTTTTTTATTCCAGTTACCCGCATCCAACCTGGCTCGACTAAGGTTCTGCCCTTTGCTTCAAATAGTTCATGAACCGATGAATGGTTGATTTCGGTACTTACATTCACTTCATCAAAGACTGCATCAGGAAAGAATGCTTGAAGAAATCGTTGAACAATCGCGGTATAAACATTGAGTTCTTTTGTGTTTAGCTTCTTGATTTCATTAACGTTAATTGAACCATAAACAGGAGTAATGGCTTCATGGGGAAGATTCTCAGAGGTTGTTACTGTTTTTGAGATTGAGTAGCCATTTTTCAGGCATTCTTCAATCAGCGAATCAAACAAGCCGCAGCTCTGCAGATTTTTAAGTGCAGAAACAGCGGTTTTTGAAGCATCAATAGAAATTACATTTTTTTCAGTACGGGGATAGGTGGTTAAGCCATGAGTCTGATACAGCGCTTGAAGGATATCCAAAGTTTCACTTGGTGTATAACCATATTTTTTATTCATGTCCACTTGAATATCAATCGTGTTATAGAGTTTAAGACAATGCTGTTTTACTTTCTTACTTTCTTTCTTTAATTGAACTTGCCGCAATCCTTTTATTATTTTTTGCAAATTCTCAGCCTGTGTTTTTGATAAACGGTCTTTTGTTTTATGAGTAAGAATTAGTGGTTGGGTCTCTTCTGTAGCAGTGCTAAGCGTTAGGATTGAATAAGGTTCTGGTTTGAAAGTTTTGATTTGATTTTCTCTATCTACAACAATTTTCAGAGTTGCAGTTTGTACGCGTCCTACAGTCAATAAATTATTAAAACCACCGAACTTTGCTGTCATAGCCGCTGTGCCTTCCATACCGATTATCCAATCACTTTCTTCACGGCATTGAGCAGCGAGACTCAGTGTTTTATAATCACTATTTGGCTTACGGTTTTTGTAAGCATCACGTAGACCCTCAGGCGTCCATTCATTTATCCAGAGCCGAGTTTCTTTTGCTTTAATTCCCGGTAAGTTGGTTCTGATTTTTCGATAGATATTTTGTCCTTCTTTATCTGGGTCAGTAGCAATAATAATTTCGTCGACATCCTTTTGTGTCGTGAGTTTTTTTATAATACTAAAATATTGTTTAACATCCGGACATAGTTCCAAAGGCAGTTCATCCGGAAGACAATAAGGAAGTAAATCCAAATTAAAATGGGCATAAGCAGGATTAATACTTCCGGGTTTTACAATATCAAACAAATGGCCAAGCGCTGAACAAAAAAGAGTATCTTTTCCCTGATAATAACCGCAGCGGTCACTTACTTTTACATACGTTGCAGCAGGGTCAAGCGCATTTTTTAGTTGTTTTTGTACATTTGGCTTTTCAGCAATAATTACTGTCATACCACACCTCCAATAGTTATACCATCATTTTAAATCATTGTATTGATTATAATATCACTCAGTTATCGATACAGTTTTTAGCTTTACTATATCGAGGAATGATGAATTTTAAGTGTGGACTCTGCTTGGTATAATACGCCTGTAAGAAGATAAAACGAAGTGGACAACCCTTCAGAAGGAGAAAAAATGAAGCTTGAGAAAATTAAAAAAACTGATGAACCTATTGAAGATAAAGGAATGATGATTGAAAAAAAGACTGAACTTCCAGTTCAGGAAAAAGTCCAGAAAGAGTTTGAAGAAGTACCAAAAAAAAGGTTGAACAAAGAAGAGTCTCTCGGTGAGCGGCTGCGCAAGATTACGGCTGCTAAAGTAGAGAAATTAAAGAATCAATTGATGGATGAAGCCGTAAAGCAAGCAGAGGAACAGTACCTAAAAGCTGAAATTCAATTGAAAGACAATGAAATCGAATTGTTCTGTGAACGCGTAAAAGAAGAAATTGAAAAAGAAAATGTAGAGGTTTCTTTCAAAGACGGGGTCGTTACAATTTCTTGGTAAGTTAAAGACGAGGTTCATCCTCGTCTTCAATATACATCGAGCGATGATGTATTTCAAACTCATTAAAGTTAGGTTAAAATACACATAGACGAAAGGTCAGGAGGTAATTGAGGATGAAAAAAACGAATCAAGTTCAGATAAATGAAGTCTCAATGGATTCAACAATTGTTGAATTAACTTGCTCTGGCCTATTTGTGTTTAGTGGGTTTAATTTGATAGGTTTCTCATAAAATAACTTTCAGATTTAATGAATCAGGAATATTTATGAGAAATGCCAATTCAAATATTTTATGAATTGGCTTTATTTATGCTAGCTTGGCGCAAATGGTAGCGCAGCTGCCTTGTAAGCAGAGGGTTGGGGGTTCGATTCCTCTAGCTAGCACCATGGGTGAATGGCGGAATGGCAGACGCTTTAGTCTTAGAAACTAATGTCCTCGCTGACGTGAGGGTTCAAGTCCCTCTTCATCCACCAAATTTGGCTATGTAGCTCAATCGGTAGAGCGATGGTCTGAAGAACCATGCGTAGGCAGTTCGAATCTGCCCGTAGCCACCAATTGGCCATGTTGTCTAATGGTATGACACCGCTCTGTCACAGCGGAATAGAAGCGGGTTCAATTCCCGTCTTGGCCGCCATATGTCGTCATCTTCTAAAGGTTAGGAAACCGGGCTTTCACCTCGGCAATGCCGGTTCAATTCCGGCTGACGATACCAATTTATGCCGTGTTGGACAGCATGGAGAGTTAAGCGGTCTTGAAAACCGTCGGTCTGAAAGGACTTGTAGGTTCGAATCCTACACACGGCGCCATATGTTATCTTCAAGTCATGTTTCAGGTTTTTCCTCTAAGTAGGAGTTAAAGTCCAACCCCGTACAAAAACGACCATGATGGAAAGCATGAGCCCATCACAAGTTTGTCCGTATCGTATAATGGTAATACTTCTGCCTTCCAAGCAGATACTGAGGGTTCAATTCCCTCTACGGACTCCATATTATGCGTCGGTATGTCTAGTGGCGATGACAGTGGTCTGTAAAACCATGACGTAAGATACAGCGATGGTTCGACTCCATCTCGGCGCACCAAATTTATACTCGCTTAGTTCAGTTGGGAGAACACTATCCTTACAAGTTAGGGGTCGCAGGTTCAAATCCTGCAGCGAGTACCAATTATTTTCCGTTAGCCAAATCGGTAAGGCACAGGGCTTTGGACCCTGGATTCTAGGTTCGAACCCTAGACGGAAAGCCACTGGGGACAGGGACTGCTAGGTGTGGTCATTTGATTTGCAATCAAACTGTCAGTCGGGTTCGAATCCTGATGTCTCCACCATATATACTGGGGTAGAGAAGTCTGGTATCTCACGAGTCTCATAAGCTCGAGTCCGCGGGTTCAAATCCCGCCCCCAGAACCAAAAAGAAATCTATATGTAATATAACGGCCAGCCTTCATGGCCATGATGTAGTTTTCGCAAGAGAACTACGGATAAGGATAAACCAGTAATGGGATAAAAGAGACCCTTTGGTAAAGTCTCTGAATCTTGTTTTTCTCTTGAAACGGACCCTCGGGGTAGTTGTCAAAGAAACAGGATTTTCATGGAAAGGTCTACTGTACTACCGAATAATCTTTATTCAATGGCAAATGCAGAGAAGAAGGAGGATTTGAAAGGTGTTGTTGAAAGACGATGCGTAGCTGGAAACAGTGAAAGTGTACAGAGAAGTCTCAACAGTTCGATTTTGCAAGAGAAAGAGCGGAGAAATTTTAGAAGAAACACTGCTGGAGAATATTCCGTGGGAGCTGCTAAAAAGTGAGTACGATGCAAAGGAAAGCATATAGGTGTAGGTTGGGTTGCTTTCAAAAGAAGTGAAGACCAAACATACGCCACATCTATCAACCAAAATAAATTTTGTAAAAAATACAAATAAAGCAAAAGTGCGTATGCCTATCAGCCAGAAAGCTGACTTATCCTTCTGTAATATGAAGGTAATCTGACTTGCAAGAGAAAGATTGAACGCAGTAAAAGTAAAGTGTCGATAAGTGCAGGGATGTACTGAACTGTTCCAACAGGTCACATTTGAAATGAAAAGTTATAAAGGCAGGTAGGAAATTTTGGCTGGTTTTTAAAAAATCAGTGTCAGCTCATACCTACATTAGAGAAATCTATTGTGTGAACACTCATTCTCCAACGGTGATTAATGGTATGAATTTAAGCTCAATGTTCTCAAGCTTAAGATGTCTGCATGGTATCACAACCTCCTCGTGGTTGCAGACGGGTCATGCTAAAAGTGATACAGAAACGTATGGATATGGCTGAACATCCTTTCAACGGGATAAGGCACAGGTGCTACCTGGTGGGTGGAATTCCCTTTATAGAAACTCGATGGAGATATAACAGAACCTGGTTTCAAGATTAATCTAGCCGTCTTTAACTTGGTTGTACGAACAAGGCTGCTGACATCAAAAGGTGTACGTTGTGGCCTCGTGGCATGAAAAGGTTGAAGTGCAAGCACTACTGTTCGAGAAGTCCACGAAATAGATGCAAATGCAAGAAAGTGCATTTTTCTGTAGTTGAAACAGTAGCTGTGGGTTACAGAGTCCCACTTGATGCAAGGAATGAAGACGAGGAGCAGCAGATTGAGATAGTTACGCATACGTTTTTCTGGGGGTATAGCTCAGCAGGTCAGAGCAGCAGGCTGTTAACCTGAAGGCGAGAATACCGTTCACCAAAGTTCGAATCTTTGTGCCCCCGCCAAATTGCCATATAGTTTAATGGTAGAACGCACGACTGATAACCGTGAAATGGGTGTTCAATTCACTCTATGGCAACCAAAATTATCGGTATAGTATCAATCGGCAGAACGCTAGTCTCCAAAACTAGATGTCAAGGTTCGAATCCTTGTACCGGTGCCAGAGAAAAATGAATGGATAGAAGCTCGTCAACGTGGCAAAACAGTTTTAGACTCAAAAAATGCTGACATGACGTTGATAATCATCGGCCGGTGATTATTGATTGCAGCTTCAGAATACAGGCGGCGGATGGGGCTATGTATTCATACTGTTCGTATAGCTCAGATGGAAGCAGCATTTGACTTTTAATCAAAGGGTCCTGGGTTCAAGTCCCAGTGCGAACACCAAATGAATTGAATATCTGCGGGCCGTCTCACGCAGGGCTAAGTCAGCACACTTGCCAGATAGACCAGACCGTTTAGTCATTTTTGGGCGTAAGAGAAAAATGACTGCCACGATGGTAATAGAGTTCGAGGTTCTTAGCGTCTTGTTAACCACAACTGAAGAAGACGTAAAGTGCAACTCAGGGTATAGCTTAATTTGGTAAAGCGCTCGGCTTGGGACCGAGAGAGTACAGGTTCAATTCCTGTTACCTTGACCATATCAGAGTCAATCTAAAGGTAAGTTACCCGTCTCATAAACGGTTTAATATTGGTTCGATTCCAATCTCTGATACCAATTACCCATTTAGTTCAATGGATAGAATGCGAGGCTTCGAACCTTGAGATGTGAGTTCGATTCTTACAATGGGTGCCATGATACATTAACCATAATTTCTTGAAGTTCCTCTATCGGTTAGAGGGATGTGAGAGAAATTATTTTTCCTGAGAGTCCCCAGTACCGCAAATGAGCGGGGTCGATGCTGAAACTGGGACAAAAAGCTCGGTGTGGTCCGTCTAACGATGAGTGGGTTCGACCCATGGCCACTCATTCTACCATACCGGTTCTGCAAGCATAAGTCATAGTACAAACAGGTTCCAGCAGAAATTTCAGGGCGTGATGCAACTGGTAGACATGCTAGATTCAAAATCTGGATTTTGAGGGTTCGATTCCCTCCGCTCTGACCAATTTAAAAGGAAAGTAGCTGCCTGTTTTCCTGTCCAAGGAACCTAACCTTTCGGGTTCTAGTGAGTGGTAGCGTTTGGCACGAAGTTGGGTATTGAAAAGGGCCCAAGCCAAATGGTTTAGCAAGGTTGAACCAAAAAAACAATCACCTTGTTCCAATGCCGTTATGGGTGAGTGGTTAAAACCAGCAATTTGCTAAATTGCCGAACAAAAAGTTCCTAAATTACCGAACGATAAGTTCCGAAGGTTCAAATCCTTCTAACGGCGCCATTTGAATTGATAGGAGGTAGGTTGTGTGGATAAATTCAGGGTTGAAATTTACCGTATAATTCTTAATGATGAATGTTCGAATCCTTGCTCATCTGTTGAAATTCTGTGTTTTGAAAAATTACAGGATTTGCTGCAAGGGTTAAAAGCTGCACACGTACCTTTTAAAAATATTAATATTTATCATCGACTCTCTATTGATGAAACTTTAAAAAAAGCTGAAATATGTTATTTAAATTGCTTTGGACAAGCAATATTTGTCTTAGCTAATGTAACACTTCATGGAAAACCATTACCCTTTGTTTTACTAAATCGGCATCAAATTTCAGCGAAAACTCGGAGTTTTCCAAACTATACAGCATGCGGTTATAAACTCCATTATAGAAATAAGAAAAAAAGACGGATTAAGACTAATTATCGAAACGTGAAACATCCAATGAATAGCAATAAAGATGCAAATCATCGTGTTGTGGAACTTTCTGAATTAATGAAGGATGATTTGGATATAAACCCATCTCAAATCCCTAAATTATTTAAAAAAGTTGAAACTGAAAACGTTTGGGACCTTTGTGAATCAGTGAGAAGTCATCGAGCTGGAAGCTGGAAGCTGCAGAAAAAAAGACATCAATATGATGTTTACTCTTCGTAGCTTATCAAATGGAAGGTGTAGCCTAATGGTTAAGGCACTTGGTTGTGACCCAAGGTATAGGGGTTCGATTCCCCTCATTTTCCCCATAAATTATTCAAAAAAGACCGACCGGCTCATAAACGCAGGTATGAGAGGAAGCGAAAACAAAAGGACATTTAGCTCAATGCAGAGCGACCGGCTCATAACCGGCAGGTTGCAGGTTCGAAACCCGCAATGTCCACCAAAACGGGTGTGTGATGGAAAGGTAGACAGAACGGACTTAAAATCCGTTGGGAGTAATCCCGTGGGGGTTCAAATCCCTTCGCACCCACCATTAAAAAAGATAAGAGGTGTATCGACTGATGATAGATTTAATTCATCAGTAATACCCTCTATAATATTTTTATAGAATATGTAAAACCATTTGCTTCAGTGAGTAAGTATCAAGAAATTTTATAATGGCAGGGAGATTACGAACGATAATTATGGAAAATAAAGAGAAATACAACATTGATGAATATTATCGCCGACTAAAAAAAGCAAAAGATGATGTCACAACGATTAAGGTTTATTGTGACGCGTCACAAAAAGGGGATGTAATCGTATCTGGAATTAAAGTGTTCAGAGATGGGCAAGTATTTGCTTCTGCAAAAGAAGTAAAGGTAAAGACAATCCTTGAAGCAGAAAATTATGCAATTGAAATGGCCATTGACTATATCTGTCAAAATCACATTAAAAAATCAATCATTTACACAGAAATGAACGAAATGATTCAGGCATATTCCTACTTTGCCGTCTTGAATAAAATTGGAGAAGATATTGGAAATAAAAAGATGCGCCATAATTACAGAAAAAATTACAGATTGTGGCAGAAAATTAAAGGGGCCTACGCACAATATCCCCATTTATTTTTATGCAAAGTGAACAGTGAGGAAAACCCAGCTCATGAAACTGTATGTAATCAACGGCAGCAAATACTTCGGGAACAAGCTGGTTTACTTAACAGGACAGAAAAAAATATTGAAGCAAAACAAGACAAACATTATAAATTCAGTAAGAAAAAAGCAGTGTTGAGTGTACTTCATCAAATGATAGATATCGTCGAAAAATGGTCAGACTAAATTATGTGGAGCAATAAGACTAAACGGTTATTATACGCACTCTTATGAATCAGTTAATTTGTTATTATACGCACTGTAAAATTTACAGTTTTCATTTTTGACTCAAAAGCCAAACGGTTCGGCAGCAGACTGCAACTCTGTGATAGTGAGTTCGACTCTCACTTGAGTCTCCATAGCACTCCCGATAGCATAACTGGATAATGCATGTGATTTCTAATCACACGATTTCGGGTTCGAATCCCGCTCGGGAGACCATTTAATAGAAGGTGATTTGCATAAATAGAACCATTGTTTTTAGACGTTTTCAGGCTCAACGTCATATCAATCGAAGAAAAAAGATTGTTAAAAATGTTTGGCATAGTAATCCTGAAGAGAACAAAAAATTTAAGGACAGTCGGTTAAGCAAGAATACGCTTGTTTGCTCATGCCCAATGTGCAGTATTAAGACAAATAGGAATGGTTGGAAGCACTCAGATATTGTAAAAATGGTTAAAACAGGGAGGGATGAACATGAAAAAAATACCAAGTTTATTTATTAGAAATTTTACAGAAAATTCCCATCTGGCTACTGAGGAAGTAACACCGGGCTGTGAATGGGTAATAAATGGAGAAGGTCTTGCAACTGTAAAGTTCGATGGGACCTGCTGCCTTGTCATGAACGGAAACTTGTATGCGCGTTTTGATTTGAAACCGGGCCGAATTTTACCGTTAAATGCTATCCCATGTCAGGACGCTGCAGACCCTGTTACAGGCCATTTTCCTCATTGGGTAGCTACAGAGGGCAATCCCAATTATAAGTGGCACAATATCGCTTATGCAGCTCAGGGACCGCTTCCTGATGGTACATATGAACTGTGTGGACCTCATTTTAATGGGAATCCAGAAAAACTCAAACAGGATACATTTATCAGGCACGGCTCGCTCATTTTAGAGAATGTTCCTCGTGATTATGATGGATTGAAATCTTATTTAGAAAGAGTTAATATAGAAGGTATCGTCTTTCATCGTGGAAATGGTGAAATGTGTAAAATCAAACGGTCTGATTTCGGGTTTGAATGGAATCATTCAACAGGTAAAGAAAGTGAGAGGAATTTATGATTTATTTTACTTCAGATGAACATTTTGGACACAAGAATGTGCTCACATTATGTAACCGACCTTTTGACAGTTTAGAAGAAATGGAAGAGGCTTATATCGCTAGGTGGAATGAGCGAGTAAAGCCGGAAGATACCGTTTATATCTTGGGAGATTTTGCATTTAGAGCCTCTCTTGATAGATGCTATCAACTATTATCCACCTTGAACGGTAAAAAACATCTGATAAGAGGAAATCATGATAAACGTTATGACCCTCAATTTTTTGAGTCAATTCATGATTTATATGAGCTGAAGGTGAATAATAAATCGGTTGTTCTCTGTCACTATCCGTTAGAAGAATGGCCGGGTTATTTCAGAGGGGCTTACCATCTTCACGGGCACCAACACAATCAGCCAGAGTATAACCAACTCATGCGGGATAAGGGGCTGCGTCGATATGATGTTGGGGTAGACGCCAACAAAGGAACACCAGTATCTTTAGATGAAATCATATCCTTTTTTGAGTGATTGAAGAAGGATTGAAAAAAGCAGGTTTCCCTGCTTTTTTTTACGTTACAGCGAAGCTAGACAGATAGTATCAATGACTACCTAATGCTATGATGGTTGAGTAAAAATACACGAGAAAGGACGAGTAGCATGCTAAAGAAAAAGAATGAAGGGCTGGTTAATTTATCTGAATTAGAACCCTATACTGAATATGTAGTTGATGGTAAAGATTCAATATTTATTAAAAAAATAGAATCACCAAAAGTATCTGCTGAATTTGGTGAAAATACGTGTACGCTGCAGCTTGTGGGACAAAAAGTAAGGTATTTATTTAGTGGAGGTTCAAATTTTCTGTTTTGTATCGATGAATCACGGCATGTGATTTATAAAAAACACGATTATGAATTAGCTAATAAGTATAAAAAAACGATAAAAGACGATTTTACATTGAAAAGCAATTATTATAAAGCTAAATATAACTGTATGACACTGAATGATTTAGGCGCATACTGCGGGATGCATGATGTCATTTGCGGACTGCATGATGCAATGAATGAAGGATTCAGGAGGGTTGATATTTATGATATGTATGAGAGATGGTACAAACGGATTGTTGAAGCAATAAGTCTTGCTGCTAAGCCAGTAAAAGCCAGTTGTTTTAAAAAATTCTTTAAAAAGGACAATGGGGCCCAGCATCAGTTAACCCTTACTTTTAATCCCAATAATGCTGAAGAATTAGCGGATTTGTACTTGTTGCTGGAAAGTTTTAACACTATGGAATTACCAGGAAGTTCAACAATGACAATCGAAGAACTAGTGTTAACTGCTGCTAAAAAATGTCGTAGAAAATTTCAGTTTAATTTGAATAAACTGACAGATGCGGATATTGGAAGCACTTTTATGTCCGTAGATGAAACGTCAAAGGAAAAAAAGTTCTATCTCTATTTAGGACAATATTATAGTTATGATGTTAAAGTTGAAGATTGCACAGACAGCTGTAATTGTATTTTATGCAAAGGCAGCACGCGACTTATAAAGAAAAATATATTTTGGCAATACGATGGTGTTGTTAATTTTAATGAGCCGTATAAGCAGTATCTGTTTATCGCCGAAAAGGAATCTGAAAAGTGCGAATACATTGATGAGAAAACGCTTGAAAAGAAACGACTGCTTAATTGTGGCTACAACATCTCTGATTATTTGTCTATTTGTTCATCAAAATCAAACATTCAGAAAGACATAAAAGCAAGTACGATGAAGCGCTTTTTCTTAGAGAAGGCAGCTCTTTATCAAAAAATGAAGTTAAAAACAAGGTTTGATTATACTAAACAGTATTTAATCATCGAGAATAGAGCAAAGGATAAAGCCTTTAAAACAGACATCCTTCATTATTTATCCATTCCTTATTCAAGCACTGAATCACTGCTTGACTATGATGCTTATTTTGCAGATGGCGAAAGTTTGGCGAGTATATTAAATCATCCTGAATTCAATTTTATGGAGAACTTAGAGGAATCTGAACAGACCGTTGAATAAAGGCTGAAATTATAGAAGCTGTAAATTTTCTTTTTACAGCTTTTTACATCGGATTGTGGTAGATAGAACGTTTTCTTGTCTATTGATAAAATAATAATGGTTTCATATACGAAAAGAAAGGATAACTATATGATAAATATAAGAATGAATTGTTTAGGTGAGACATTAAATGCAGAACTCATGCTTAAACAGATTGAAAATTATGAATATTTTATTTGCAGGGATGAAAATCATGGGGCTTATGCTTGTGTAAGAACGCCTTTAGAAATAGGTTCGTTAACGCTTGTTCTAAGGATTAATGAAGAAGAATTGGACTTTTTGACCCATCAAAAGGGAGATATTGAAAACTTTATGTTAACGGGTGGCAGTCAGGCTGCAATCGTCAATAGTAATGGTATTCCATCTATGGATTTTTCATATCCAATACAGCGTCAATACCTAACGGATTCAATTTTTCCAATTTAGGTGTAAAGAAAGGAGAAATGAAAGATGGAAAGATATAATATACAAATAGAAAAGATTAAGGAATCAGCTAATTATGATGATTCTGTTAAATTTAAAGCACTTACCTTTAAACAAAAGAACATGAAGGCATTGAATCATGATGATATAAAAAGTGTTCATGTTCCCGGCGGTGCAAAGTTTTGGATAGAAGAAGTTTTACTCGATGGCAAGAGTGAAATGACAGTTGTCGATGTGATACTTACACTTAAAGACGACAAAATTATCCATGCTGAAATGCCATTAGTTTTATATTTGATACTTTTACAAGAAGGTCTAGTCAATGAACAATATGAAATTGTCTCAAAAAAATTTTTATTCATTAAAATTCGTCGCTATTCTTCAATCACCATTTTTCCAGGAGAAATCAACGATTTATATAAAAAACTGGATGAAAAGAATATTATTGACCCTAAAACATTATCGACAGATAAGGCATATAGGGATAAATTTGGGAATCCTTACTATTTTCTAGCATCTTATAAAGCGCCCATCCTAAAACTATCAGGCAAACCTTTTGAAAAAGATGGTATTACTTATCATAAAATCAAAGCCGAAATGGGAACAATGTATGCAGTGGCTAACGTTAAAAGTTGGAATATTGAATATATACCTGAAAAAGGAGTAGCTTTTTATGAAGAAGAAGAAAGAAATAAGAATGAAAAAGACTATGATTGGTTTGTTGAAAAGTTAAATGATTATAAAAATATAACTAAGTATAACATGGTACTAAGTGAACTAAAAAATAATACGATGACAATTACAACGAATAACAAATCATTCGATAATCTTCTCTATTTTAAAAATTTTATTAAAAATTTTACAAAAGTATGTCGAGTTATAAAAGGAAATACATTGGTCGATTACTTGAAAGTCTTCTTTCCCTATAATTTTAATGGTGATGAGTTGGTCGTTCCGCCCATTACACTGGCCACTTATCCTTTAAATACAAATGAAATTGGACGCTGTTTTGTTGATAATTGTGGAAGAAAGATTGTTTATGTAGGAACTTATTATCGATTTGATACTGAATTTGATAAAACCCTGCAAGAGTTCAAATTCAATAACAAACCAGTTGATAGTGATATATTTATCTATTTAAAAAAAGATTCCTATGCACCTTTATTTAATCAATACAACGACATTAATGAATTCTTTTATAATGAATCTAATGATGAATACGTAGCAGGATATAGATTAAATAAAGAATGTTTCTTGCTTGCTGACAAAATAGTGCTAAGTGAGGACTTCCTCTCAAATGAATCCATGAAAGATACAACCGAATATTTAAAGAATAGAGCTATGAACATCTTTTATACCATTCATCAAGATAAAGAAGTAATCAAAGCAGTTAATGATGTTTTATTTTCAATAATCAAAAAATACACAGGAATACCTAATGCGATTTCTGATGAAAGGCGTTGGCAGATAAATTCATACTTGGATGCCCCTATATCATCGACAAAAGAAGGTTTAGAGAATTTTTCATTTATGATTCCAGATTTTCAAACATATATGAATGTTTTATCGAATCCTGATATTATCGACCTTGATAAAGTTGAAGATGATTTTAATTAAACCTTAGGAGATGCTGTTTCAGCACTCCTTTTTTTTATCAATAAATGATACGAATTTCGATGTATCGCACTATTTACTCCTGCATGCTATACTAAGTTTATATGATATATACCTTCAAAAAATGAAGGGAAGGAGATGAGTTTTTGATAATCATTGAGAACAGCGGAACTGTCTGTTTTAACTGCCTAAAACACACAAATGTAGAAGTTACTAAAATCCATGAACTTGGACCCGGTAGCTTTTTTGATGGATTCAACACCGAAATCCATTTATGTAAACATTGTCTTAACGAGGAAATAAAGAAATGGCTTGAATTAGAAGTATTAAAAAACGAAACGAAGAGTCAGTATCTCCATGAAAAGGAGATTCTTGATTATGTAAGTAAAATGCCGGCAGCTGGAAGAGAACTGTTTTTTAATCGTTTTGCGTTTGGCCTTAATGTTCCTTATGTCACAACAATCGATTGGCTTGAACAGCATGAGGATGATGATAAAGCATCTAAATTAGAATACACAGGAGATTCTTTCAAAGAATGTGAAGAAGTATATCACGTAAAACTACCTGACGGAAAGACATACAAAAAATGCCCTTTTGGTGAAATTGAAACAACCCATGAAAGTGAACATCTCTCCTGTAATACTTGTGCACATTATAAGCAGCGAGAATTGCCGATACGATGCATTTTATTAGAAAATGAACATCAATATTGTGAACTGCGCTTGAAAGAATTAATGCTGGCTGCAAGCAAGCAAAAGAAAGTAGCAGATTATCGGAAAATTTCTGAACCTACTTATTTGGATTTTGAAGTTAAAACGTATAATCATACTTCTGAGGAGGGGCGGAAATGAGCCTTATTTATGCTGAAAAAGAAGTTTTAGAAAAGAATAAAGTTCAAAGAATCAAAATTGAAAAGAATCCTGACAACATATTAGTACGTCGCGTCTACACAACGGTTGGTGCAAAGCGCCGAATCACTAAGTTGAAAGAGGGATGTCTCATCGAGCTTCCGGAAGACACAGGGGTCCTTATTATGATTAATGGAATTATCACTGATTATTGTGATGCAAAAGGAACCTTCGTTTATCATGCTACACAAGGAACACCCAACCTTTTAGACCATCGGTTTAAGCAGGCTTGGACGGCTTCATGCACAGAATTTTATGACTCAATTCAAAAAGCAAAATGCAAAAATGATGTTCGCATTTATGTCATTCATACCGGGTTATTAAGTCATATCAAATTTCAGATAAATAATCCAATAGCGTTTCAAAATACTCGTTATGGTATCTTATTTGTTAGAGTTTATGGATTCTTATCTATAAAAATTTTGAATCCTCTAAAGCTGCTTTGTTTACTGTTGAATCAAAAGGATTGTGAAACATTCACTTTAGATAGAATTACGGAGTCTGTAAAGGACAGATTTACTGCAGAAATTAGTCAGGGGTTAACAAGACTATCATTAGAAACACAATGTATGTTTCAGGATATGTCAAAGATGCATGGGCGAATACTTGAAGAATTAAAGCCAACGTTTGGAGAATGGTTGGAAAATAAATGGGGTATTGAGTTACTGAACGTTGATGTCAGTACGATTTTGCCAACCGCAGAATCAAGGGAAGTGATGCTAGGCATCGACCAAAAAGATATTCGTTAATGTCAATCCACAATTAGGAGTATAAACAATATCTATATATGTTAAAATATGTTTTGCTATCCGATATATTGATTTACATACTATAAAATGTTATACTTAGCATATACAAAGAGGGGAGCAAAACAAGGTTCAATCTGTTGAAAATTACGATGGGAGGTAAGAAAAATGATTGATGAAAATGATTATATGAAGGAATTACGGCCATTGCCAATGAGTGAAACGACTTTTTATATTTTATATGCACTTTTAAACGGCCCAAAACATGGGTATGGAATTATGAAGCATGTGAAGAATGTCAGCAACTCTGAGATTGTTATTGGTCCTGGTACACTATATGGTGCTCTGGAGAACCTGAAACGTCAAGGTTTAATCGAACGCGTTAATGGTATCTCACAGGAGCCACGTAGAAAGTATTATAAACTAACACCTGAAGGCAGAGCTGCTGTCAATTGGGAATTCGGAAGATTAACGCAATTAGTTGCGAATACACAATCAGGATTCGAACAGAAAAAGGCTTGAGCAGGACGGTCATAGTATAGGACCGTCTTTTTATAAGGAGGTGCCATGAGCAAAAACTATTATAATGATGACCAAGTTATCACAGTAATCCATAAAGAAGAAGACCCACATCCAGTTTTAACTTTCTTAGTGCGATTGCTTATTTTGTTTTGTCTTCTTTTATTTCTATTAATTGTATTTAACTTAGGGGAATTTTTGAGATTATTCGCCAATTTAGGCCATATGACCTTTCCAGAATTTTGCCGTAAGCTGTGGTTATTTATCGTAGATTGTATCCCGTTTATACGCGGGCACGCTTGACCATCTTAAGATGGTCTTTTTATTTGGGGTCTTATATCGATAGATAAGGGATAGGATGCAAGGATAGTGCATGATAAACTGCTATTTGTCTAAAAAACGAGAGACGGTTTTATAAAAAGATGGTTGGGGACCCCTGATTAGGACTGGCCATTCAAATTGCGGAATTTAGAGGTTCAAGCCTTAATGCTTCCGCGGAAATTGGAGGTAACTTTTGCAAATTAAAATTAAATCAGAAGGACTGAGATACTGGGCAACCATTCACTGGATACTGATAGGTGTTGTACTGCTTGTCTCAGTGATTAATACCATGAATTTAATGGCTGCGGAGCTGTTGTATACAGGACAACTTAAGCCTTATGAGGTCTATAAGGAAACTGAAATAAAGAAAGCAAGAAACAAGTTAGAGGAATCTCAGAAGGATGAAGTTCTTGACTCATCGATGACGCTTATACCAGTCTGCAGCATGAGCAGCAGTAAATCCTATATGGATTATCGTGTTATCAATGAAGAGAGTCAGCAACGACAGATAATTGATGAGCTGACGCTTAATGAAAATGGCTTGCTTTATAGTGATGATGGGTATATGGCTGTGGCCTTAGGCAGTTATTTTGGTGAGCTAGGCAGTAAGTATGTGCTTACTTTAGAAACAGGGAATCAATTAAAAGTAATAAAAGTTGAGGCAAAAGCGGATGAAGATACGATTAATGGCTGCGTTCATAAAAGTGATGATTCAGTTATTGAATTTGTATTGCATGGTGATTTAGCTGAACAGTATTGGGGTGTGGCCCCCAACGGTTTTATCAATTCAGGTAATTTTAATAATGTTGATGAATTTAAAGGAAATATCGTGAAAATTGAAAAACTAAATGAATCTGAATAAGTCTGTTTAAAACAGGCTTTTTTATTATATCGGCAACTGAGCAATAGGTGGAAATCTTCATCAACGATATAATAACCTTGTATCAATATACGAAAGGAGATTTATGGATAAAGAGCTAATTACGGAATTAAGTAAATTAGTATTTTTAACACAAAGCCTCAAGGAAAATCAGCCGATGACGGGGACTCTTTTGAAAAAATATGAGAACATACAAGATACTATTCAAAATATTGTATTAGATAATACATATTCTCGTCATGATGTTTTTGAGGTGGCTGAAACAATTGAAAATTATGAATGCATTATTGACACTCTGAAAGATTTAATAACAATCGATGATGAATAAAAAGGGGGTATGACAATGAATTATTTTGCTAAAACAGCTAATGATAAGATATTGATTTATTATGACACGATGCCCGTACTAGTGGCAGAAATAGACTGTAAGACGCATAGCTACTGGTTACAGCCAGGAGCGGAGAATAAGCAGTTAACTGCATTTATTCAAGGCCAACTGAATCTATTAAAAAACACATGCAATAAACAATTTCTAGAACATTTGAACCGCATTCAAACCAGAAGTGTTTGTAAAGTACGTCCAATTGCCGCTGGTGGGATTTATTTCGACATTATGTATGTCTATGGGGATTTCAAGCTAATTCCTAGTGTGCTGTCCACCTATTGTGACCCAAAGCCAGTCTTTGGAAAATTGTATACTTATGATGAATATAGAAAGGCTCTTAATGACCCTGACTCAGAGTTTTACAAACAAGCAGTGGATATTCATAAAATCACCGATGTGTTAATTAATGACTATGAAGCAGTAAAAATTGACAAAACTGCGTTTAGTCATGAAGAAATAAAAAAATTATACAGTCAATACAAAAATAGATTATCCATTTTTGTACAAATTGAAAAAAGGAAGTGAAAACAAAATGAAACCAGTATGTCATCAGGTTAAGGTTACAACTGATGAATTTGACTGCATTATCCATGGAGAACAAACCTTTAAAATTTTTACTAAAGTAGAAGCTGGACATTTACAAAACGGTGATGTTTTGAAATTCGTCGAAGTTACAGAAGATGGTTTGTACACAGGTCACTATTGCTATGCTGAAATCATCTGTGTTTGTGTTAAACATAAACATCTTGATGCAAATGCATCTATACTCAATTATGTATTAGGAGGTGATATGGGCTACAGAATACAAAGAAATGGTATTAGAGCCTAAGAATCAAAGAAAAGTCTTTTTGACTTTTCTTTTACTTTATATCGCCTTCTGATGAATATTAAGGCTTGAAGAACCCTTTTATAATAAATATGTAGTTTATACGAAAGAGAGGAAAAAGTCGTGGATAAGACAGTTTTGAAACTAATTACTTATGTTTTTGCTAATCCTGCTTATATTTATGGACCTGGATGGGCAGATAAAGATACTAAAAATACATTTGAAAAACAGGTGAAGGAAGCCATGAACCAGTGTCAGTTTGACCAAATCGTTCATGAGGATGATGATAAACTGCTATTTTGTCGTGGAGAAGAATTTATCAAATGTGCGCCTATACGTTGCAGTGCTTATGTATCAGAAATGAGCGATGTTGAAATACAAAATGCTTTTAAACAAGCAGGAATTGACATCATAAATGTTCAAGTCAGCAATGATGAATTTTATTATTATAATAAAGCTGAATTCGTTGAATTGATTGAGAGTCATCAAGATGAAATCATTGAACAGATACTGGAAGAATATATGCCTAAAGATGACAATCTTTGTTATACAAAAGATGGTTTACAGAATGTTTATTTGGGTTTCAATTATATTTGTCAAGGTACGAATTTATCGAATTGGTTTAAAAAGATTGAAAGAGAAATGAAAGAAGAATTATTCAATGATTTAATTTGCGAAGGTCGAATCGTTGAAGTTGTAGAAAACTCAGTGACGATGTATAAAACAAAGGAGTAATGGGTGATGCATGCATTGTTTTTTGGAACAAAACACATGATTGACCTTGCTCATAAATATGAATTAGCGTTGAAAGTCATTAAATACTGAAAGGAGTCCTACTAAATGGATATTATTAATATCTTGCTTTTCGTTCTGCTTCTAATGATGATGGGGTTACTTTTTTATCAAAATAGCAAAGCAAGAAAAGAACAGCAGGAAAGACAAAAAGAAACACAAGCCTTACTATCACAGCTTCAAAATTCTTCACAAAAGGAAATGGTGAAGGATATTCAAGAGGCAGCCTCCATTGAAAAAGTGCAGCAGGACCTCCAAACAACATTGGATAATTTGCTTGAAATGCAAGTGACCAATACTGTAAATAAAGAAGCATTAACGGAAATCAAGGGGAATTTAAAAGAAATTAACTCGATTATGTTAAACAAAAAAAGCCGTGGCAATTTTGGAGAATATCAGCTGAATAATTTGCTTAGCATTTATACAGGGGATAATCAGGAGATTTTTGAAATACAATATCCCCTGAAAAATGGAACAATTGCTGATGTTGCTTTACATTTACCCGATTCAGAAAAAGTGCTTTGCATTGATTCAAAATTCCCAATGGAAAACTTTAGTAAATTGCTGGATGAACCAACAGACAGAATTAAGCAGCAATTCAATTCAGATATCAAAAAACATATCAATGATATTGCTAAGAAATATATTACGTCTGAGACCTCAGAATATGCAGTCATGTTTATTCCTTCTGAAGCTGTTTATTTTAGTGTTTGTTCTGAAAATTCACAACTTATTGATTACGCGCATAAGAACAGAGTTTTAATTGTATGTCCGACTACACTTTTGGGTGTCGTTTTTACATTGGTAAATCTAACGAAGGACTTTAAACGCTCGAAAAATATGAGTAAAATTGAGGAAGCGATTGTATCACTAAAAGAAAATACAGACCGTTTGGTTGATAGACATACTAAATTAAAGTCTGCTTTATCAACGGTATTAAAATATACGGATGAGTCAGAAAAATCAATGATGAAATTGAAGAATAAAGTGGATAAAATTTTTGATGGATATGAAGAAAATACGGATGTAAAAGAAGACTGTAACAAATAGTTACAGTCTTTTCTTAGATATGATTGATTTGATTAACATAATGATTGATAAATGCAGGTGAAATAGGGATTCCATATTCATTATGTTGCAGTATTTCTTGCAGAGCTTGATTTAAGTCCATAATTTTTTTCGTATTAACTTTACCCGCTAACTCTAAACCAGTCATAATATCCTGCATATTTCGTAATGTGATTTTATCTAAAGGTTTTTTATATGGATTTTTATAACTGACTAAATAAGGGTAACGACTTAGTAATACCACTTCTTTTAACAAGGATGATTCCTTCTCACATTCATCATGGATTGCTTTTACGTCTTTAGGATTTACTCGCCCATTTTTATACTGGATGTGAATTTCACATGATTTTTTAGCAATGCATGAATCAATAAAAGGGGTATTTTTGTTTTTGCAAATTGTGATATATTGAATCGGGTCTGAATCATTATATGATAGCAGGGTAGCGTAAGACAAAGTTACGGCAGTTTCCAGATTATAATTAATTGTACTAAAATTTGCTCGGTCATTTTTACGGACATTATCTGTATTCGTAAACAGTTGATTGAGCAGGGTTCTTGTTGATAACATCGATTTGTTTTGCACTCCTTTCTTATTATCTTATCGTGTACAATTTAATTCCAGAAACGGCAGGGCTAATAAGGCAAACCGTTCTTGTTCAGCTTGTGGCAATTTAAAAAGTAGTTCTGCCAATTTATTGGTATCCTCTTGAAGCCAATTTGCGTTTTCAACGTAATTGAATAATTGCTGAAAACACTCATTTTTAGTTCTGACGCATCCTGTATTTGCTTTAAATAATATGCTTTCCGTCGTGAAATCAATTAATTCTTTTTCCCATTTTTTGATTTCACTAAAAAATAAGGTATAGTCCATTTCTGATTTTCCAGATAGATAGCTTTTAATATTTTGGATAAAACGGTTATATTCCGACTTTTTCCCTTCTTTATCACTAAAATATTTCTTTGTAGCACCGACTCGTGTAGACCCACGGTCTTCAAGGCCCAGTTCAGCTTTGGTTTTCCCTGTTTCTTTTACAATTTCCGAAACTTTCAGTAACGGAACCTGCTGCACATTTTTTATCGTTTGCATGTAAGTGTACATTAAATGCAGAGCATCCTGTTGTCGGGAAGTGGATGCTGATTTTAAAAGTTCGCAAATGAAAGTTTGCACATAACGAGTCTGGACATATCCTTTACAGATTTTTGTTGCTGAAGAAATCTGCTGCGGTAGCTGCATAGGACTGCAGTTATCAATTAAGCCATAAGCTATCGCATTTAACAAGCAGCTGTTGTCAGTGTTTTCTTTATTTTCCAACAAATAGTTATAGGTCATCAATGTTTTATCAAAAATCTCAATGAGTGGAGAATCACAGAGAGAAGCATTGACATGGAAACAGAGTGCACAGAAATAGATTTCGAATCGCATTTTGGATTGATTCTGCCAAGAAGCTTTATTATGGTTATATTGTAAAGCAATCGTATGCAGTACAGCCATATAAAAGCGGTCAAGGCTCTTTTTTCTTTTGCATTCTTTTCTTAAATTTTGCAGCCATTCACCAGTGATTACTTGGCATGTAATAATTGGTTTATCATACGCATCCAGTAACTTACTATCAATGGTTTGCTTATCCTGTTCTGATAGAGCTGCTTGATGAAGTAAAGTTATAGTAGCAGCCATTGAGTATCCATCTATCATATAAAATTCAGAGTTTGAGGTTTTAAGTAAAAGGTCGAAATATTTCTGTATTAATAGCTTACATTTTGGGTTTTTCACACACAGTTTCTTTAATGCTTTTTTAATTTCTGCAATTGCACTCTTTTCAATTACAATTACAGGACGTTCATAGCTCAAATAACCGTTATTAATCAGTGATTTCAGCTTTTTTGTATTTTCTTTTAAGATATCATTGCATAAATCCTTGGTTGATTTTGTTACTTCTGCCAACCTTAGATTCTGATTCGTAACGATGTCAATTTCTTTGATAGGTATTTTTTTTAATACTAAATGTTCTCCTACGGGTCCATCAACATTTTTAGCATAATTCATATATGCGCTCAGGTTTTTGTATTCCTTAATTTCACGCATTGCCTGATTGTTTTTCATTTTGTTTAACTCTCGCTTTCTTTATAACAAAAAAGACCATGGTTGAGGTTTTAAAAAATGTCTCAATATGGTCCTAATTTAATCGTGTATTTATACAGGCTTACCTTATCATAGATTCGTAATGATACCAATCGCTAGTCCTTCGATATAAAAAAGACACCTAGTAAGGTGTCTTTCAAGGAATTATTCGGATGTTGCTTGAACGAGTCGTTCGTAAGTTTTAGTTAATAATTCTTTTAATTCATTTGTTTCTTTCTCCAGGCTGACTAGTTTTTGTTTCACCTCATCTAATTCTTTATCTTGTGCCTTTTCCGAACCGTTAATAACTTGGGCGTTATAATAGGCTTGAATTTGAATATGAGTCATCTCAAATAAAGCGTCAACTTGTTCATGCATAAGGGGAACACGAATTGTAGTTATTGGTTTGCCTTTAGGGATTGGCAGGCCAGTCTTAGAAAGCTCCCCGAGTGCATATTCACAGGAGATTACTAGAGGTTGTACCTCTTCGGGCATTAATTTTCCGATGAGGCTTTTATCATTCGTATCTTTATCTGTGTACCGTTTATTGCCGGGTGTGATTTTAATTTGCCGCGAATATAAGACACCATTTTCATGTCCACCGCCTAAGCTAATTCGGATAGGATTACAATAAGGGTAATTACCGGCGGCTTGTTTTTTTCTAGCAGCTTCAATATCCTTATTCCAATCACCTGTTTTCCACTGTTTTTCCCATGCTAACCATTTATCTATATCCATATAACAACGCAGCAGATTTTTTTGAGCATAGGTTGTTCTATCATATTCAACAAAGTTGAAATGGACTTTTCCAATACAATTATTTTTTTGTAAATGGAAACCTCCTTTCAGCACTTCGAAGAAACAGCCTAGCCCATCGAATCGCGTAATTTGATTGGCATTAGTGTCTGTGTTTTTGGAGTTATCGGATTCAACCTTTTTTTGGGGGACAATTTTATGCGGTTCAATTTCAGCTTTATGAGTTTCTGGTTTCGGTTTAGAAGACTTTCTTTGTGGTAGTTTCATTTGAATCATTTCCTTTCGTATATTTATCAAACAAAGTATAACAAACTGAAAGCAAAGTGACATTAGATTAGAAATCGATGTAATTATGATTCAGCTACACTAATATATCGATTGATGATGGATTGTATAAAGGAGTAAATGACTATATAATTAGATTAAGAAATGAGGGAAGAAAAGTATGAAGAAAATCATAAAATTATTGCTTAGTGGAATTTGTGTCTTAAATCTATTATCTGTACAAACAATCAACGCTAAAAAGACTCCAAGCGAAGAGGATTTTTTATGGTCTGAATGCAGTGAAGAAGGAAAACCTTATCAAATTACCGACAAACATCATAGAGTTCCGGAGAACACGCTGATAGAAACAAAAAAAGGGACAATGCTCTGTAAAAATGGTGCTATTGTTACCGGCTGGCAGTGGTTTGATGACGGCTGGTATTATTTCAATTCTGAGGGGATTATGCAAACCGGTTGGAAAAAAGAAGGAGATAAGAAATACTATTTAGCTGAAGATGGAAAAATGGTGACAGGTACGGTTGAGCTTGAAGGATATAGCCACACATTTGGACAATCGGGGAATTTAATTGCAGAAGCGCAGTTGTTAAAGGTTGATGGGAATGTAAATCCTGAAATAGTTGCATTGTATGATAAAGAAATCAAAAAAGTTCCTTATGATATCAGAAAATATGTAAAGGAATTTATCATAATTGATGAATTATTAGCACAGCGTTTTCATGTTTACACGCCAACTTTGATTGCTGGTACCTTTAAACAAGGGAATGTTTATTTTGCTAGTGATAAATTTCGTGATTATGTACCATTGCATGAGTGTCTGCATGCCTTTGATTATGGCAAGCTAAATAATGACACTGCTTTATCAGATACACCTGAATTTATGGCAGCCTATAATGCTGATTTCAATTCTATCCCTTTCAATGGAACGATTAATGTACGTGAAGCTTTTTCAGAGTGCGGAGTTTTGTACCTGCGAAATCCAGAAGAATTATTGAAGACATGTCCTAATATCTATACTTATTTGAAAGATATAGCTTTTGCTGATATTGATTTAACCAATTAAAACAATTCTTTCTAAAGGGCTATTGTCTTTTCCCTATCGAGTTATGAGCCATAGGTTCGTCAAGCAATTTGTTCTATAATTTTAAGTGTATTCATATACGAAAGAAAGGAACAAATGAACTATTTATTTTTAGATGTGGACGGCGTATTAAATTGCTTGTGGTCTTTTAAACTGGATAGAAAGAGGAATTTGGACAGTAGTTCTAGACACTCTGAGTTGCATCCGCGTAACTTATTCTGTCTCAAATATTTTATCAAGCATACTCCTAATTTATCCATCGTCTTAACGTCAACATGGCGTAATTATGAATTCTTGGAAAATAAATTACGAGAAAACTTTGAAGAATTTGGGGTATCTTTGTATATTTCAAAGACACCTCGCATACCACAAAGGAAGAATCGAGGGGAAGAAATTGAAAAATGGATGAGCGAGCATGACGTTCATAAGTCACAAATTGTAATTTTTGATGATGAATTAATCCGTGGTCCATTAGAAGACCGACATGTTCAAACATCTTTCCGTTTCGGTGGCCTATGTTTGAAACATTTGAAGAAAGCATGGGAAATATTAGAGGATTCAGACACTAGATGGTCTTAATCCAAACTTTTTATCAGACTACTTCTGTTTAAGCATTCGTTGAAAGATAAATGAATGAAGAATTAGCGAAACATTGGTTTCGCTTTTTCTTATTTTAATTGTATCGGCATCTGATGAATATCGCAGCTTGAGTGCAGATTTTATAATGAAACTGTATATTTATACGAAAGGAAGTAACTTGATGAAAATAAAATATAAGAACAAGAAAGAGGCACTTGAAGCTGTAAAAGAAAATGGATTGGAATTGGAGTTTGCAAGCAAAAGATTTCGGTCTGACAAAGAAGTTGTATTAGAAGCCGTAAAACAAAATAGTTGGGCATTAGCATATGCCAACCCTGAACTACTAGCCGACAAAGATGTAGTATTGGCAGCTATAAAACAAAATAGTTATATATTGGCGTATGCTAAACCTGAATTGAAAGCCGACAAAGTAGTCTTTCTTGAGGCTGTAAAACAAAGTGGTTGGACTTTAGAATACGCCAGTTTAGAATTACGAGCTGATAAGGAAGTCGTTTTAAAAGCAGTTAAAAATCATGGCTTTGCATTACAATATGCTAGTCAAGAACTACGAGCGGACAAAGAAGTAGTATTAGCCGCAGTAAAAGAAAATGGTTTCGCATTACAATATGCAAATAGAGAACTACAAGCAGATAAAAAAGTTGTACTTCATGCAGTTCAAAATGACGGTCGGTCATTACAATATGCAAGTGAAGAACTACGAGCTGATAAAGAAATCGTACTCGAAGCAGTAAAAAAATTTGGAAGAATATTAGAATATGTAAGCAAAGAACTACAAGCAGATAAAGAAGTTGTGCTTCATGCAGTTCAAAATGATGGTTGGTCATTACAATATGTAAGTGAAGAACTGCGAGGTGACAAGGAAGTGGTTTTAGAAGCAATCAAAAATAACATAAGTGCATTGCAATTTGCTTGTCCTAAATTACAGGTATTTGAAGAAATACTTCAAGCTATCCATCATCGTTAAACCATAGGATGTAATTCAAATCAGAATTACATCTTTTATTATTCAGTAATATATATCGACTTTCGATGAATATCTAAAGGGATATTACCTCTTTATAATTTATATGTAAAAATACACGAAAGGAAAATAAACATGATGAAGACTAAGTATAAGAACAAGAAAGATGCACTAAGAGCTGTAACAGAAAATGGATTGGAATTGGAGTTTGCAAGCATAGAATTAAAGTCAGACAAAGAAGTAGTTCTTGCAGCCGTAAAACAAAATGGTTGGTCATTAGAATTTGCAAGCCATGAATTACAAGCAGACAAAGAAGTTGTGCTTCATGCAGTTCAAAATAATGGTCATACATTAGAGTTAGCAAGTCCTGAGTTTCGTGAAGATAAAGCAGTTGTATTAGCTGCTGTTTCCTCTGAGGGTTGGGCATTAAAATGTGCTAGTCAAAAACTACAAGCCGACAAAGATATTGTATTGGCAGCGGTTAAAAATGATAGTTGGGTTTTACAATATGTCAATCCTCAGTTACAAAACGATAAAGATATCGTTCTTGTGGCGATTAAGAAAGACGGTCAAGCATTAAAGTTTGCGAGTGAAGGCTTGAGGGCAGATAGAGAAGTAGTTCTTGCAGCAGTACGGAATAATGCCAGGGCACTCGATGATGCAAGTGTTGATTTAAAAGATGATAAAGAGGTCGTTCTTGAAGCAGTCAAACAAAATGGATTGGAATTACAAGTAGTTAGCAAACATTTGAAATCTGATAAAGAAGTCGTACTCGAAGCTGTAAAAGAAAATAGTATTGCATTATCTTATGCTTGTCCAGAATTACAGGCGGATAGAGAAGTGGTTCTAGCAGCAGTAAAACAAGATGGTCTTGCATTAGTGGATGCAAGTAAAGAACTACGAGCTGATAAAGAAATCGTACTTGAAGCAGTAAAAAAATATGGAAGAATATTAGAATATGTAAGCAAAGAACTACAAGCAGATAAAGAAATCGTTCTAGCAGCAGTTGAAAATGATGGTTGTGCATTAGAGTTTGCAAGTCCAGAATTACAGGCAAATAAAGCAGTGGTTTTATTGGCCGTGCATAATAATGGTTTCGCATTACAATACGCTAATCTAGAACTACGAGCGGACAAAGAAGTAGTCCTTGTCGCAGTACAATCAAATGGCTGGGCATTATCATATGCAAGTACAGAGCTACAAGATAATAAAGAAGTTGTTCTTGCAGCTGTCAAGCAAGCTGAATATGCAATAGAGTTCGCTAGTCCAAAATTAAAAAAAGATGAAGAAATATTAGAAATCTGTGAGAAAAAGAAGAGAAAGGTCAAATATGAAAATATTCAAATTAAATAACTTAAATCAGAGACACAAAAAACTAGAAAGTTTCTTATCTGAAGTTAAGCATGGAAGTTGTTCATATCAAATTGAAATGGATGAAGATGTATTGAAATTTACTTATACATATTTTGAATCAGTTTATGAGTTTTTTGAACGTGTAAAATTGATTTATCTAAATGATACCTTACTTTATTATGAAGATACGACACATCAAAAACCAAAGCGTCAGCAGGGAAAGTTTGAAACAATTGAAGAAGTTGAAGTTTATCTTAAAGAAAAGTACCTATGACTTGTAATTGATTCTATTTTGTAACTACACGAAAGGAAAAATAAAAATGATGAAAATAAATTATGATAACAAGGAAGATGCACTAAAAGCTGTAAAGCGAGACGGCTTAAAATTAGAATTTGTTAGTAAAAGATTGCGGGCTAATAAGGAAGTTGTATTGGCAGCCGTAAAAGAAAATGGCTTTGCTTTACAATATGCTAGTGAAGAACTAAAGACAGACAAAGATGTAGTTATAACAGCTGCTAAAAACGATAGCCGGGTTTTACAATATGTCAGTCCTCAGTTACAAAACGATAAAGAAGTAATACTAGCCGCTGTCCAATTAAATGGCTGGGCATTAAAATATGCAAGTGAAGAACTGCGAGCTGATAAGGAAGTTGTCCTTGAAGCTGTTAAATCTAATTATTTAGCAATGAGATATGCTAGTTTTAAACTCTGTAATGACAGAGAACTATATCTTGCAGCTGTGAAAGTAAATGGAAATGCTCTATGTTTTGCAAACAGAGACCTACAGGATGACAAGAATTTAGTTTTACTAGCTGTTCAAAAAGATGGTGAAGCATTAAAATATGCTAGCTATAATCTGCAAGCTGACAAGGAAGTGGTACTAGAAGCTGTAAAGTCTGAAGGCTTAGCATTATTGTATGCAAGTAAAGAACTACAAGCGGATAAGGAAGTGGTCCTAGAGGCAATTAAAAATAGTGAAGGAGTATTAGCATTTATTAGACCAATGTTACGGGAAAACGAAGAGTTACGTCAAGCTATACTTCATATGTAAAACGTTTTTATAATTTAGATGTAATTCAAATGAGAATTACATCTTTTATTATTTGTAACTTTATAGCGATTTCCGATGAATATCAAAAGGGATATTACCTCTTTATAATTTATATGTAAAAATACACGAAAGAAAGGAGTCATTATGAATACAATAGAATCTATTAATCTTGTAAATCTGAAAAACATTATTGGTGAGGTTGAAAAACAAGCATGGGATGGTAAACAAGCTGAGATTACATTAAACATTGGTGAAGATGTTTTGACATTTACTGGATATATTTTTGAACCTTATTATGAATGCTTTGAATCAACAGTACTTATCAAATTGAATGACGAGTGTTTATTTTATGAGGAAAGTCATTGCGTTGGCCCATATAAAATGGAGGTCATTCATAAAGGAAAATACTCACGGCTTGAAGACGCTTTATCGATGCTGACACAGCGCTATCAGCAAAGAATCAAAAAATTGAGTTAACTTTATATTTAATCTATAACTTGCTTGTAAAAAGGTATTACTAAAACATATAAATGGATATCGAGGAATCTGACGAATTAGATATAAATGAAGAAGGAGAAATATTCTGCTGCTTGTAGGAATAATGATATTAGATTCATTGTGAATGACCTTTATTGAAAACATAAAAATTAGAAAAAGGAGTGGAAAATGATTGATTTCTATCAATGTCCTCGCTGCGGAAGTTGGTTGACTTATAAACTGAGATATGGACAGGGAGGACTATTTAAAGAATGGAGATGCAGCTGTGGTTTTAACTGTGAGCCTCAGATTCAAATTACAAATAAAACCCAATTATATAATGAATTAAGTAAACCTAGGGCTACGAAAAAGTAGCTCTTTTTTATTCGTGGTTTTCACTATGATTGTATCGATATCTGATGAATATCATGACTCAGACACTCATTTTATAATAAATATGGAATTCTATACGAAAGGAAGAGATATTAATGTTTTTACTAAATAAAAGTCCAATTAAATTTAAAGATGATGAACTAAATTTTTTCGCTACTAGATATTATGATGGAACCCTAGCTATTGTCTGTGAAACCATTCAAGGAGAACCCTATGCAACTATATCCATTAATCTATCAGGATATGGATGTAGCTTAACGGATAATCAAATTGTCTTAAATCATGACTTATCAGAGAAATTAAGAGAATTGGTAATAAAGTTGTTTGGAGAAAGTACAAAACCAATTAAATATGGGTATGCGGAAAGTTTGATTCTTATGTTAAAACCAGAGATTATCGAACAAGTGAAGAAGATTGGTTAAAAAAAACAATTAGAAAGACAAACATATAGAGGATAAATAAAATGAAACAAATTGAGAAATACATTAATGATATTAGTGATGTAACCGAAAACACTCTATCTGAGGATGAATATATCATTCTCAAAAACATCAACAAAAAATGGAAATGGATTGTGAGGGATGGTTACTGTAACTTGACTTTATATAAAATAAAACCAACAAAAGGAATTAGTATATGGAATGTTAATCAAGAAGATTACACAAATTACATAAATATTTTATTTGATTTGTTTGATAATTTATTTCAATTTATAAAATGGAAAAATAATGAACCTTATAGCATAGAAAAATTAATTCAAGAGTATGAAGATAAGCATATAGATGAGAGATAAAAATGAAGGAATATAAGATTTGGCCAAGTGTTTAAAGATAAAAATGAGGAGAGAACATGAAAATTGAACATTTAATAGCAGACAACATTGCTTTTCGTTGCAAAACCAAAGAAAAAGCAACTGAATTTATTAAAAATGCTTATAGTTTAGGATATAAATGGAATCATGGAAATGAAAATAGTATTTATTATGATAAGAATGGAGAAAATACTTGCTATTCTTTGCGAGTTGCAAACAAAGATATAACTTATGGAGAGTTGAGTTATTTTAAAAAACATAATTATGCAATTATTAACTATGAGTTAGATAAAACAGAGGAGAAGAAAATGGAAAATAAAAAATTAACACCTATTGAATATATAATGCAGTATTTAGGCGTTCAGGAAGGTGAAGAATTCAATGTTTTAGAAATTAATGGGAGTGAATGGAAACGTAACTGTAATCCTTTCGTTTTTGATGATGGTGATTTATTTGATAATTATTGGGATATTAGAAATGATGTCTTAATAGAGCTGATAAATGGCACTTTAATCGTTGGAAAATTGCCATGGAAACCTAAAAATAAGGATACAGTTTGGTACATTGGTGAAGACGGATGTGTTTATGATGTGACATATACTGGGATTGCAGCTGACCTAGCAATGCTGAAAAATGGTTGGCTTTTTAGGACTAAAGAAGAAGCCGAAGCCAACAAAGGTCGCATTATGAAAGAATATGCGGAGGTGATTAGTTATGATTGATGAAGAATTAAAAAAATGCCCTTGCTGTGGTGGAAAAGCAGAAGTTTATGAAGATTATGATTATTTTAGTAATCCTATATATTATATTCGATGTGATGAATGTGGTTTACAAACACAAGTATCTTATTTTAAAAATGAACATGAGATGATAAACACATGGAATAAAAGAGTGGGTGATAATGATGATTGATGAAGAATTAAAAAAATGCCCTTGCTGTGGTTCAGAAGCTACGATAGTACAAGAAAATAATTATACTATTGATGATAGTGATGAATTGCGTTGGATTGAATGTGATAAATGTGGTTTACGAACAAAAGAATTTTATTCTGAAAAAAATGAACAAGAAATGATTGATACTTGGAATAAAAGAGTGGGTGATAATGATTGAACGAATTAAGGGAAAATGCGAAATGGTTTTAAATTAAGAAAAGAAGAGCTGCGTTTGCAGTTCTTTTTTCGTAAGGTCATTTATATCGTCTTCTGATGAATATTCTCTTTATCGTCCTTCTTCTATAATTTATATGTATATATACACGAAAGGAAGAGATAAAGAGTATGAATATAAAAAAAGCAATTCAACATGTAAGAAATAGACTTGAATATTCTGTTTTCGGTGGTAGCACTGCAATCAGTACCGAAGTCGTATACTTGTGTCTTCAAGCACTAGAAGAAAAAGCTATGCGTGAAAGCCCACAACCATTAACTATTGAAGAACTGGAAAATAGGATTGAGCAGCCAGTATACATTCAATGCCTTGATGTCAATGAGGGATTTTGGGTAATTAGAAACACATCGGCGGAAATGGTAACCAATACACCAAAAAAAGCAATCATGTTCCACATGAGATGGTACTATTATGATGATTATGGTAAAACATGGGCTGTTTATGATTACGAAAGGAAGAATGAAAACAATGGAAACTAATGAAAAAATTATTCTAACCTATATAGGAAAAGATTTCTGGAGTCGACCTACTTTTAAGATTAATGGTACAGGATATTATGTTAAAGACATAAACTTAGCCAACAACATAGATGGCTTGTTTCTTCATTGGAGTTGTCCTAAAGATAATCCCGATGGAGAGCCCGATTATCCTTTCAAACCAAAAGAAGGCATTCAAGTTGAAATCGTTGGTTTTAATCCAATAAGCGAAGAAGATGAATACAATTACATGCTGTTAGGTCGTTATCAATCAGACTGCGAAGCTCATTTAGGGGTTAGTAATCGAAAAATTAAAGACATCAAGAATCATATCCAAATGATGAAAGAATTATGGAACAGTTTAGAAGTGAAGCCACTGTGGTTATCAATGGAACAAATTTTAGAATATGAACGATTAATGAATACTACAGAATCTGTAAAAGAGAATTGAGGAGAACATAATATGATTACAATATATAAAATTAAAAATACGACGAACGAAATTGAACTTTATGAAGATTGTAGGGTTAATAGCTTTGCGGGTTCTTTTCTCTTTTGGCATCAAATGGAAGAAAAATATTTGACTGAAGAACGTTACTCAAGAGTCCTAGACTTGAAGAGAGCCCATGAAATTTGGGATTTAGTTGATGATGAAAGATTGGACATCATGGAGCGAATCATCATGGCTTGTACCTTCGATTTTTGCATCATTAAGAAAGAATACTTCGATTGTATCATTAATTGTTTTTTAAGTCCCTTCGCCACTGAAGCAATGATTCCAGTTGCTGATTGTCTTCGTAAATTAGAATCAGAGGATATGGATGATTGTCTTGGCATTTGCCTTAGTTGGAATTCTGTATCGGACCCTTATGGTGTCTACTACGATAATGACGACGAAGAACATTGTCCTAAAATTATCGACGATTTCCCAAGCATAAATAATGAAACAAAAAAAATGTGGTTTCTCTTTGAAGACGAAAATTTTGAAGAATTACTAAAAGAATATGAAAAATTAAAAAGCGATGATAAAAAAGCGACGATAAAAAAGCGATGAAAAAAGGTGACGAAAATTTGAAGAATTGCTGAAAGAATATAAAAATTAAAGTGAAAGGACAAAAGGTAAAGTAAAATGGAGTTCTTACTTGAAGCAGGTATGAGAATAGGGATTGTTTTTGCCATAATAGCAATAATACTACTACTATTGGCTGCGTATCTTTCGAACTTTTTTGAAGGCTTTCGAAAAAAATGTTGGATTTCGCATCAGGTTAAATCTAATTGCAGTTTAAATGATATTTTGGATTTAAACATGATTGATGGTTGCGTATTTGGTCTTAGTTTAAACACTCAAATTGAATTTTATAGAACCGTTGATTATGTTTTTCTACGTGACAAGGTTACTGGCAAAGATATATATAGATTAAATGACCTAAGGTTTGATTGCATAACTTATGACAATTTTGAACCTTGTGGAAAATATCAGAAACAATTTTGGGAACTATTTAAGAAAGCGTATTATGAAAAATTAAATAAAATTGAAATGAAAAAGAAACAAGAAGAAGAGGCTTTAGCTGCCAGGATTGAAGAAATTACTTCTGGTTTAATCTATGAAGCAGAGCAGCAAGAAATATGCAAAGCTGCTGAAGAATTGCTCAATGCTGGTTCTGCTGCAGCGCTCACTAAGGAATGTAAAAAAGCATTGAATGAAATTGTTCATTCAGCAAAAGAATTAAAAAATAAGAACTTGGCAAGAAAATGTCAGAATTTTTATTTTCCCGAATTACAAGAATTCATAAAAATAGCAACGAAAAATGAAGGAAATAAAGAAATTATGGATTGCTGCCAAAAAATAATTCTTGAATTTTCTCAGCATCTAAAAACCATAACAGTGAAAGATAAAGATGAACAAGAAATATTAGATGCACAATACCGACGCGATGCATTCCAAATGATGATGCAATTAGATGGATTAATTCCTGATATGTTGCAAGAAAGGAAAAAGAAGGAATAAAATGTCGAATAAATCAATGGTTTCAATCTATCAATTAAATGATGGATTTAGAGAATTGCGGTTTCTCCCATTCCGGTTTTTACAAGCTGCTGGCTTATTTATTGACCGAATGAATTATCATTGTGTCTATACTGAGCAGCTGATGCCAGAAATGACGCTTGAAGCTATTTATGAGAGATTCAATATTGATATTCCAGAAGACTTCCAAGGTCATAGTCTTTCTGTATCGGATATCATTGTTCTTCAACAGAATGGAGAGGATACAGCCTATTATGTAGACAGTTTTGGTTTTGTTAAGTTAAATAAGTTTTAGAAAGAAGAAGCAAACATGAAAAAGTATAAAAATGTGGATTTGATAGCTACACTTGAAGCTATTATGAAAACCAATACATACCATTATCAAAGTGATTTTGAGTATGACAAAGAAATTATAGAAAAAGCGCTGCAAAGTTCTCAACCAGAGGATAAAATTCTTTTATGGTTACCCCGGCCGTGCGGCACCTATTGTTTAAGAGAAAGGGATGTATTTCTCAAGGATTCTCTTGAACATCATATGTGGACATATTATGGAGAAAAACATAGAGCAGGCATCTTGGCCTATGCTTTAAAAATCACAGATTTCAAGGATAAAAAGATAATGGGTGACCTTTATGAACTTGATTATACGAAACATTATAAACTGGTACTGGATAAAGCATTGCCGGCAGATACGATAAATTTGTATTTTGATAAAGGCACTCAGTCGTGGCCAGCGAATAAACCCTATAAGGAACCATTCAATCCAAAATTAGGGAAGTTCATAAGTGCTGAAATACAGCCGAATGACCCCAATGCCTTACAATTTCTCTTGAGAGAAGAACGATTAAAACGAGAATCGATGAAAGAAGGGAATATTAAGGAATATCTTGCAGGTCTTCAAAAAAAGAAGAGCAAAAATCCAAGTGAAAAGTGAAAAAAAGACGGGCAATCCCGTCTTTTTTCTAGCAAAAATACACTTAATTAGCGTCTTTGAATTGGTCATAAGTATATACTTTTGTATAAGCTTCCGGAATGACAAGTCCCATTTCATCAAACAATTTTTTTAGATAAGCTGCGGTTTGCGGGAATGAAGCAGCGGCTCTTTCATAATGAGTCAGCACATCTTCGCCTGCGTAAGCAAATAATTCTTGCGCAGAAGATGAAAGAAACTTCCGTAATTCAGTTTTTTCTTGAGTAATACAGGAATTAAATTCAATATCATCAGAAAAAGCATTTAGGTTTTTAAAGTCAAGAGCATGAAGCAGTTCGTGTAAAGCAGTCGTTCTATCCCCAAATACGGAATTGAATTTTATATACTCTACCTCTGCCCAACTGCCAGAATTTCCATAATAAGATGTACTTGATGTTTCGCCAGTCTGTCTAATAAATGAACTTGATTCAAATTCATCAGTAAAAATATAAACTTTTGGTAAAGTTGTTAAACTCTCAGGTAATACCTTAATCTGATTGAGCACAGATTGCACCAATTCCTCATTATATTTGCCTGACATTTGCACAGGAACACCTTTAATTCTTATATCGTCCCGCTGCCATGTCCCGTCAGAGTTAAACCCATATAATTTACCATTAATAAATAATGGGCTATCCGCCATTTTTCCATCATTATCAACATAATACCACCGGCCGCCGGTAGATGCGAACCATGTATCAGTGACCATAGCACCATCTTCACCGACATAATTCCAATCAGTAGCATTAGCAGCAACCCATTTGTTGGTCAATACATATCCTTCACTATCTGTCTTATACCATTTTTCATCAATCTTTACCCATTTATTTTGCACGGCTTCACCATCATCAATGATTTGATTATTGTCTAATTCTGGTTTGGCCAAAATGGGTGTCACAGGCATCAATGCTAAAGACAAACAGCATAAACTAATTTTTTTGAATAAATTCATCATTATTTTCCCCTTTAGAATTGTTAGAATTTCGTTTGATTAGAATCACTGAAACAGCGTTCTTTACAATAAATATTATATCATAAAAAGCCCTAAATATCAATGTTTCCACCCTTTTTATAAGTGTATATATCGCCCTGTGATGAATACTCTTTCAGAGGTTTAGCAAGTATACTTTAGATGGTTAAATACACGAAAAAGGGGAGAGAAAGAAAGAGAAAATGAAACATGTTTTATTATTAAGCAGTTAAAAGTAATCCGATAAAATTAAAACTGAAAGTCGTTGCGATACTTTAAAAGCAATGATGGGTTTAGATGGATTGATGCCGGATATGATACAGGAAAAATTAAATAAGTAAAAAAACAAAATCACCACCGATTTTGTTTTTTGTATCGAGCCATGATGGATAGGGTTTAAGCAATGAAAATCTTATAATATGACTGTATTCATATACGAAAGGATGGAAAATAAAAAATGCCAATTGAAATATTCAATTATATTGTAGTGATATCGATTTTGCTGCTAGGATTCGTGGCGGCAGCAAAACCGTTTACTCAAAAAGCGTTTACTCAATCGAAGGATGAAACTACGTTACCGCAAGGATTTCTTGTTATAAATGAAGAAACCAGTACCGAAAATGAACAAATTGAAGCGTTGTTAAAAGAAATCGCAGAGTTGTGTGTACAAAGTAGTTTGATATCCTATGAAATAAAGAAAGCAATTTTAGATATTTATAATTCAATACTGATAATTCCAGATGAAAATGAGAAGCTAATTAATAATTTAATTCATTATTATATGCCCGAGATAAAAAAAATACTTGAGAAATACATGGAGAATCAAGGGAATCGAGAAATACTTGAACTATGTCAGAATACCATTTTGAAATTCTCGATAGCTTTAAAGAATAACGTAAGAGCCAGTAAGGACAGTAAAGAAATCATAGAAACTAAGACAATATGTCAAACCTTTGATTCGATGATGTCGTTAGATGGACTGATACCTGATGAATTACAGATAAAATTTAAAAACATTAGTCAGAAAGGAGACAAACAATGATGATATTTGCTATGTTAGGGTTTATATTTTTTAGTTGTTCGCTAGTATTTTTCATATTATCTGATGATATAAATACTGATTTATTAGGAACTTTCTTTTTCTTATTTTCAAAAAAATATGATTTGGTAAAGATTCTAAATGACGAAGAAAAATCAAGTGAAATTCTATATTTAAGTGAGCATTTTTCTCTTTCTATGGATTCGTCCGAAGTGTCCATTATTGATTGTGACACAAAACAAGTGGTCTATCCTCTTATAGAAAAACGACTGTCAGAAAAGGTGATACTTAATAAAAAAAGTTTTAAAAGTTGTGGAAAATTTCAGAATGAATTCTGGGATTTATTTAAAAAAGCATATACAAAAAAACTAGATTCATTGAACGCTGCTTTGCAACTAGAACAAAACAAAAAAGACGAGGAAATAAGAGCAAAACTCCATGTAGATGCAAAGGAATCAGAAACTAGTCCTGAATGTGAGCAGTTCAATAAACTGGTGAAAGAAATATTAAATATTTCGTATGATACACATCTGTCAAATGAATTGAGAAAAGCACTCGTGGATATTTATGAAACAGCCCGTGATATTAAAGATAAAAGTCTGGTCAGAAAATTGAATAACTTTTATTTTCCAGAATTAAAGCAATTGATGAGCAAATATTTAGAGAATAAGAATAATAAAGAAATAAAAGATAAATGTGAAAAGATTGTGTTCAAGTTTGCGAAATGTTTGAAAGAAATGAAAGAAAATTATAAAGATAAGAAAATGGTTATTGAGACTGTTGCCCTTTGCAGCTCATTCGAAAATATGATGGAAATAGATGGACTTATTCCTGATAAAACAAAAGAAAAATAAAGGGTGGAAAATAAAATGAAGAAGGAACAATTTATGGGGAATATTAATGAAGAAAGAATAAAAGCAAAAAAAGCACTTGATATTGCAAATCTTACGGTAGGAGGATTGCTTATTAATTATGTTTTATTGTACCTCGGACTATTTCTTATTGTTTGTAAGTTTCAGTAAACAAAAAAATGTTTAGAAATTCCAGTATAAAATATTTTAAAGGGATAGAATCAGCTGCGATTTTATCCTTTTTTACATCGAGCTTTGAGGGATAACATCAAAATAGCTTAAACTTTATAATTTAGCTGTATTCATATACGAAAGAAAGGAACAATCATGGAACAAAACATTAAAAGCAATTTCTTAGGGCTCTTGTATCGTCAAAAGAATTTAAAACGTTGGCAATTGAATTATGTCTCTCAAGAGGAGAATCTTTTGGAACATGCAGCAACAGTGGCTTATATAGCTCATTGTCTTTCTCTGATTGCCAATAAAAATGGTAAACATGTCAATACTGAAAAGATTGTGATTGCAGCGTTATATCATGATATTGAAGAAGTGATTACGGGCGATATACCGACACCAACCAAGTATCAATCAGAAGAAATGTCAGCAGCCTATCAAAGTATTGCTAAAAATGCTCAGAAAAAAATAGAAGGAATGATACCTGAAGAATATCAGGAAAATATAGTACCTTTCTTTGAGCATAATTTATCTGGCGATGATTTAATTATTTTAAAAGCTGCAGATAAATTAGCCGCCTATATTAAAGCGGTTATAGAAGTAGAAAGAGGGAACACAGATTTTAAGTCGGTAAAAGACAACTGCGAAGCTAATCTTAGAAACTTAAATCTACCTGAGGTCAATCAATTTATTAATATTTATTTGAGTGCTATTACAAAAAATTTAGATGAATTGATTGAAAGATAAAATAGAGAGGAGAAAACTATGAGCGATTATTGCAAGATTAAATGTATTCGTTGCAGAATTACAGATAAAAATTTTAGTGAATACGGAATTGATGATGAAGATACTTATGAATTAGTTTCAAGAATAATTGAAAAATATCCGAATGAAACTTATATTGAAAAAATAGGAGCGGCACCTACTGAAGGGGCTTATATTGATTTAGTTTTGGATACAAACTTTCCAGCTGATTCCGGTGATTACGGATATTGTAAACCTTTAACTCATGCTGAACTGGAATTATATTATCCACTTTTCAAAAAAATACTAAATGTCGAACCCTGGGAACTCTGTAACGTGGAATATTGCTGGTATAACTGTTGTGAAGCACCTGATTATTATGAAACTTGCGAAACAGAGTTTAAATTGAATGAATGCCAATTGACAGGTGAAGAAACTGATTTGTTACTTGAATATTTTAAAGGATATAAGGGTGATAGTGAAATAAAAAAATCTATTTTAAATAAATTAAAACTACAGAAAGAGCTTAGCAGCATTAAACCAAACTGAATAGGACTATATAATTTGTTCTAAGAAAGGATAAATGATGGAAAAAAGGATTGAATATACTTCTCTTTGTGGGGAAAAAAGTTTAATTACTCTGGCTGAGGCTAAAGAAATCATTCAGAGTATCAGTAAAAATTTTGACATTAGCCAGTTAGAAGAAAAGTTAACAGAAGGATGGTCTCTAAGCTATAATGACCACATTTTTGTGTTAAAAAAATAAAGGAAGGAGTAATTATGTTCGAAATTAAAGGGATATATAATACAGCCCAAGTATTTGCAGATAGTATTGAAAATGAAGCTTTGTCACAGATAATGAATTTATGTAATCAGTCATGGACAGAGGGTCTTAAGATAGCGATTATGCCTGATTGTCATGCTGGTAAAGGCTGTACAATTGGTACAACGATGACCATCAAGGATAAGGTATGTCCTAATTTAGTGGGGGTAGATATTGGCTGCGGGATGCTGACTGTCCAATTGCCCTTCACCTTGGAACAGTCTGATTTAAAATCTTTGGATGATTTTATCAATCAAAAAATACCCTCAGGTTTTAGTGTTAATAAAGAAAGACTCTATCAGCCTAAAGAGGAGGATTTATATCTTGAGAACCTGCGCTGCTTCAATAAACTTAAAAATTATGAATTATTAGAAAAAAGTGTTGGAAGTTTAGGAAGTGGTAACCATTTTATAGAAATTGACAAAGATGACGAAGGACAACAGTATTTAGTCATACACACAGGGTCAAGAAATCTTGGAAAACAGGTTGCTGAGATTTATCAAAAGCTGGCTGATGAACATTGTAACAATCAGAAAAAAGTGAGAAAGTTAGAAGAAGAACAACTCATTCTCTCTCTCATTAATTCTGGAAAAAAGAACTTGATTCAAAGTGAATTAGAAAAATTAAGAAAAACTTATCAGGCAGAAAAAGTCGATGACAAAGAACTATGCTATCTTGAAGGACAATCCTTAGACGATTATCTGCATGATATGGAAATTTGCCAACACTTTGCTGAAACAAATCGGAAAATGATTGCCTTAAGCATCCTTAACCATCTTTTTCAGCAAAAAGGTCTTCATTGCGATGTCAAAAAGCAATGGAAGGAAGGTACTTTTAATAAGTTTGAGACGGTTCATAATTATATCAATTTTAAGGATAAAATTTTGCGTAAAGGAGCAATTTCTGCACATACTGGTGAAAAGGTCCTTATTCCTATCAACATGAGAGATGGTGCTATTATCGGTATGGGTAAGGGGAATTCTGAATACAATTACTCAGGACCTCATGGTGCCGGCCGCTTGATGAGCCGCAGTAAGGCTAAGGCATCCATTAATATGAAAGAGTTTGAGGACAGTATGAAAGGTATCTATTCAACTTCTGTAACTTTATCAACTTTGGATGAATCGCCGATGTCTTATAAACCAATGGATGAACTGTTGAAAAATATTACCGATAGCATTGATGTTTGTACAAGTATCAAACCCATTTATAATTATAAAGCTCATTAGTAAAAAGGGGAGAGGTGTTCAACACCTCTTTTCCTTATATTCTTATATCGTCTATCATTCGATAGTCGGTTGATTCTTGAGACACAACTATGTAAACAGTATACTTTATCTATAAAAGACAGGGAGGAAATACTGATGATAAAAATGAAGAAAATTACAGTTAAATCATACATTCTATCCCTCATTCCTCTTCTTTTTCTTCTATTATGCATCCTTTATCCAAAAATAAAATTCCAGCAAGTAGAAAATCAAGCATTTTTCCCCTTTTTGCAGTCAATGAAAAATAGGACTCATGAACTATACACGATTGATGATGGAATGCTTGAAGAATATTTCGCTGCGGTTGAGTTTAAGCCCAGCACTGAGCCACTGGCTCTTGAGGTCACAAGCCGCTCCATCATTGATTGTATCTCTTTGGTTAATCACACAATGAATGAATCAATGGAAAAAGAGGGAATAAATAAAGAGAGTAACGAATATGAAAAATTCTATGCAGACCATTATTGGGACTATTTTTATCAATGTTTAGAGCAAATACCAGAGGTTACTCATACCGCTCATATTACTTTAATTGATTCAACCATTGATTTCGCAAATGGAAATAACTCAGAATTAATTGGAGCGATGCTTGGTTTAACAAAAGAGGACTATTTGGACTTTATTGATGATTTGCGTATCGGTGAAAGTTTGGCAATAAAAGAAGGAAGAATGAGTGAGGACGAGAGAACTCCAGGTCTTATTTGGTAAAGGAGAAAATCAATGAATAAAATAGAGAATGAATTAAGGGAACAATGGACCGCTCTGAGTGAAACCGAGAAATTTGACCCAGTAATAATTGAAAAAATGGCTGAACAATTGAATGATAAAATGGGTGAAATAACCTATCCTATTGATATTTGCCAAATTGCTGCGAGACTAGGTTTAAAGATACACTTTAATTTGCAGCAGAAAGATAAATATATAGGGGTATTAGACATGGAATCTAAAGAAATTAAGCTTCCATGTGTTCGACACAATCCAAATCAGAAAATAACGATAGCCTATGAACTAGCACACTATCTTTTTGATGTCTCAGAAACAAAACGATGTTTCGAAAGCTTAGATTCAGAGATTCTTACTGATGAAAATAGTTCACCTGAGAACCAAAGGGCTTGCCGATTTGCATCAGCTTGTACAATGCCTAAAACGATATATCAAATTCAATTTAAACGCATGAAAGAACAGAATTATACTTCTTATGAGATATTAAATAAGCTAGCAGACTTATTTCAAGTAAGTCCTTATTTTGTTAAACAACGATATTTTGAAATATTCAATAAAGAATGGGTTTTTCCTAAAGGATACAATTAAGAAGGCGTTTAAAAAATGGCAGCAATCGAAGTAGTTATAAAACCGATTACAGATAAAAAGACTGTGCAGAATCTAAAAAAAGCACTGTCAAAATCTAGTGTAGATGAAAAAGCTATTGAACAAGCTAAAATGAGATTAAAGACAGTTTATGGCTTCAATTATAAATAATTGAAGTCTTTTAAAACATTCACTTTTGATAAAGATAAAAGATAAGAGGAGAATCCATGAAAGCAATATTAATGCCAATTAAAGGGAAGGCTGCTATTGAGCTTGATAAAATACTTGCCGGTTCTAAGCGTTCAAAACCAGAACCTATAACAAAAGAACAACGGGAAGAGTTCATGCAATTTATGAAGAAAAAATGGGCACAAGAAAGGTAAAAATAGTTTCAATCTGCGACTATCAGTGACTTTATGAAGTAGAAATATATCGAACCCTGATAGTTGAGAATCACCATGATTATGCTATAATAAAGATGTAATTGAAGCGGGCGTGATGGTTACTTCGTTCAAGATAAAACGTTATTAGATAGGAAACCCCTTTCCTATCTAGCTCACACCATCAGCATTATTCTCAATTCACTCCTTAAAATAAATATGAAGAGCTGCTTGAATCCAATGAGTGGCTCTCCTACTTTTTATATTGTTTTGCTTTTAAGGTCTGAATTGGGTTTTCCTTTTCAGACCTTTTCTATTTAAGGAGGAACTAGCTATGAGTTCAATCAGTAAAAAAGTAAAAGAAAATTCTATGTTAACAACAGGAAGTGAAATCGAAAATTTTATGGGAGGAACTAATTATGTTTTATCTCCTTTGATGAAATTGAAGATGGTGGCCGCTTCCTCGATTTTTGGCGAACCTCAATATTACAATGATGGACTTGATAAAAAAGCAATAGTTCACGAAATAGTCTATCCTTATTTTTTATTTCCGGAAACGGTGGGTAAGAAATCGTCAGATATCATGACCGAGGCAATTGATGCTGCCTTAACTTTCGATTTCAAAGGGACTTTAGATTTGGCTGTTGAATTAAGAAATAAATATCTGATGCGGCTTAATCCTCAAATCATAATGGTGCGAGCGGCTATCCATAAGAACAGAGTAAAATTCAATCAGGAATTTCCTGGCTATTTCCGCCAGTGTGAAGCAGAAGTAATGAGCCGCTGCGATGAACCAAGCGCACAATTTGCTTATTATATGTATTTGTTCAAAAATAAAAAGGGAATTCCATCTGTCCTAAAAAGAGCATGGGCTGACCGTTACGAAAAAGCCTCTCGTTATGAGCTTTCTAAGTATAAAAACGCCGAACTGGGAATTATTGATACGGTTAGAATATGTCATGCGAGTTCGGATGACATTGATGAGCTCATGTCTACGGGGACACTAAGCGTAGAACAAGAGGAAAAAACATGGGAACAGCTGCGTTGTGCACGTAATTCCTGGAAGACAATCCTCTTGGATAAAAAAGTGTATATTCCGCATATGGCATTGCTGAGAAATCTGTGTAATATCTTTGAAGAACTGCATGAGAGTAAGAAAACAGACAGGGACCTTGCTGAAGCGATTTTAAAACAACTTTTAGATGGCGTAAAAGGTGGCAAGCAATTTCCTTTTCGTTATTATAATGCATATAAAATTGTTTCTCTCACATCCATCCCATTTAAAGAACATGTCATAAAAACACTGGAAAATTGTTTGATAAAAGCGAGAGAAAACATGCCAATCCTGAAAGGGAAAACGATGATTTTGACGGATAATTCCGGAAGTGCTCGTGGTGCTTTTAATTTTGGCGGCAGAACAACTATCGCTGAAATTAATAATCTTTCAGCAATTTTAACGGCACAGCAATCGGAAGATGGGGTCATTGGTGTTTTCGGTGACAAACTACAATGCTTTGCTGTAAGTAAAGAAGTATCTCCCTTTGTCTATATGGAAAAAATTAATAAAATCGCGAGGTCCATTGGCCAAGGTACGGAATGTGGGATTTGGTTGTTCTTTAAAGAAGCTTTAAAACAGAAGGAGAACTATGACAACATTTTTATTTATTCTGATATGCAAGCTGGACATGGAGGCCTTTATGTTACAGATAATGAAACAAATGAACTACAAAAAGGTGGATATGCCAAAAATCAGCGCTATGTCAATGTGTTAAAACTGGTTGAAACATATCGTGAAACAGTTAACCCTAAAGTGAATCTGTTTACAGTACAAACCGGTGGCTATACTGATAATGTTTTACCAGAAGCTGCTTATCGTACCGGTATTTTAACTGGCTGGACAGGAAAAGAAATCGTATACGCAAAGACTGTTTCTGATTTGTGGGATGAAGTTGAAAATTCTTAAACTTAGAGCTGCTTCGGCAGCTTTTAATGATTCACCCTCAATAAAGGTTCTATATCGATTCCTGACGAATGTTTGAAGAAGCTGGTTGTTGTTATACTTAGAGTGGTTTAATAAAACGAGGGATTAAAAATGTTTTTGCAACTACTACTTACGCTTGCTGTCGGCTCACTGGTACTAATGTTATCATTTGGCAGCAATCAAGACTGAAAGGAAGAGTAAAATGAATAAAGTGTTTTATGATTTAGAAATCAGCGACCCGACTTATGGGGATATCATGTCTATTGGATGTGTAGCTTTAGATGATAAAGATTGCGAGGTGGGTTCTTTTTACCGTTTGATTCATGTTGCACATTCAGTGACACCTTACGTATCACGCTTGACAGGTCTTAAAGATAAAGACCTCGTTTCAGCAAAAAAATTTCCAACTGTATTGAAGGAAATAGCCGGCTGGATACAGGATGTCCTGCATATTGAAATGAAAGAATGTGCTTTTTATGCATGGGGTGAAGATAGCCGATGTTTAAGAAAAAATGTGAAAAAGCATGGATTAAAATGGGAGAAATTTTTTTCTGATGGAAAGATGGTCAATTATCAAAAAAGCTTGTCAAAATTAGTGATGAAAGGGGGAGAAATTCTCACTTCATCCCTCTCTTTACAAAATATGAAAGAATTATTGAGCATCGAAAACCCTGCGGTTACTCATAATGCTCTCGATGATGCTCGAGATATTAAGGAAATATATTTAAGAGTAAAAGCAGGCACACCGTTGAATGAGGAGGTCTTAGACCGCTGTTACAAAGAAAAGGAAGCACATCGGAAGCTTATTTCAGAAGCAAAGGAAAAAGCTCGTCTTCATTATTTTGATGCTGAGATAAAACAGATGCCGTTGACTGTCCCACTTACAGCTAAAATTGTCAGGCATATCAAGTCTGGGGATAAAGCGATGTACCAACTCTGGAATTTTGCATGCAATGACTATTTGGAACAAACGTTAGAAGAGGAAACCATTATCCTCCATCTATCCTTGTCTGCAGAAAATCCAGATAAACAATGGATAAATGTTATGTTGTCTTCAGCTGATGGACAGATAACGTTATTGAAAGAAAGCATCAATGTTTCTGACAAAAATCGACACTTTCTTCGTAATTTAATTCGTAAATGTCTCACTTAAAAAAGGCAGTACCCAACAAGGTACTGTCTTTTATCTTTATAAAGTGTTTATCAAAAAGGAATGGATAAAACCTTTAATAATAATAAATCACCCGGTTTAGGATATATGGTGTAAAGAGAATTGACAATTTTCATATATTCGTCCCAGTTTTTTGTTCCTTCATTTCTCTGTTTTTCAAAAAGCTGCTCTAACTTTATTCGAGCTTCTTCATGAATACTTGTAGCACGCATTGCTTTCACTACTTGTTTTTGGTCAGAAAATACCACAATGATTCTATTTATGCAAACAGGTTTATGTGCGTCTGGTGTAAAATTAATGCTATAAGGGATTTCAGCATTTAATGATAAATCTTCGACTTGAAAAACAAATGTTAAAACGCTTTGGAATTCACATAAAGTGCAATGGATAGGAGTATCTTTAAATGCTTTTGCTTCTTCCTCAGATTGACAGTCGGGGATTACAAAAAACAAGATATCATTAAGAAGAAAAGCCGAGGGATTTGAGGTTTGAAAATCTAAAGGAATTTTTGCCCCAACGTGTATTTTGATTTCATTTTTCATTTTTATCAACTCCAGGTTTTTGATTTGTATATTTAGATAATATGTATTGTTAGTATATCATTTTTATGTGCTTAAGACTACATCGACTTCCAAGGAATCGTAACCTTTTGGTCCCTATTTTATAATCAAGATGTACTTATTATACGAAAGGAAGGAAGTTTTATGGAAAAAGCAGCATTCACAGTCTATATACCTGGATTAATCCGATATTATTTTGAAGAGGTTTATGAGGAAATCTGCGAGAACCAGATACCTCATAAGTGGGAGAAGGAAACTTGGTATGACGAAGAAAATGAAGAATGGGTATCGATACAGCATGATTTATGTGAAGGAACAATGGACCAAGAATTAGCTAAAGCAGAGATTTATCCTTTATTTGACTTAATTGCTTGTTTCAATGAAAAACCAGATTCAGAGATAGAGAACGATTTTGAAGAATATATTCGTAAAAACAGAGATGACATTATTGAAAATGAAGTAACGATTGATGAAGAGGATTTTAAGAATTATGTCAGAGGAGTGTTTGAACAATTTAAACTCACACCAGATTTCAAAAAGAAAAAACTAAGCTGGATGAAAATGTTCCTAGACAGTTATGTTTATGACGCTTATTCAGAAACTCTTCAACAAGTTGAGTTTGGTGACCATTTTAAGGCAATTAAAGAATTCGTAATAAATTATTTATTAAAAGAAGGGAATGTAACCGAAGAACAAAGAGAAGTGTTAAAATGTCGCTTTATACCAAGTGACTTATACCCTTTAGCCGATAAATATATTGAAAAATACATCGAAATGAAGGGGACATTTAATCTTGATAAATCTTATCGTTTCCAACATGGAGTGAAAGGAAAAACACTATGAATATCAAAAAATTTGTAAATTGTGATAGTTTTTATCGTGATTTAACTACTGGTAAGAAATTGAACGACGAGGAATTTCATCGACGAGTCATTGAAAAACTAGGCGGATTAGAGGCTATAATTCCATATATTCCTTTTACTTATGATGAAATATACCATGCTTCACTGATTGATAAATATTTGAATAATTTAAGTATGAGTAAATGGGATATGGCAAGTGGTTTTATATCAAGAGGAAGTGATGTGCAACCTATTTTTAGTGGTTTACCAACTTTATATAGCCACTATAAAATTAATGATTATTCATTAAGTGATGGGGTCAGTATTTTAAAAAATGCGGCCCTAATGTGGATAAAACAGATGGCAAGTATTAATCAAGCTAGTCTAAAGCGTTATGCTAAATTAAGAATCGCAGAGGCGAACAGAAAACTATCTGATTCAGAAGAAGCAGAAGTGAAAAATTTTGAGCATTTATTGCATAAAGATAAAAATATATATGCTAAACTTAATAGTTATGAATTAACAGAAGAAGAAATGAACGTGTATTATTTATAAAAAGGGGGATAAAATGGACGAAAAAACTGGTTTAGACTCGCTTGTTTTAAATGATTATCAATTCGAATGCTTAGAGAATTGTTTTACCAACAGCGCTTTTATGATACCTTCCCTTGACGATTTGAAAGACTATGGTTATGATTGTAATAATGATGAAGGAATTCAGGCAGTAAAACCGATTTCAAAGCTGCAGGCTTTAAAATATAAGCTGACCCATCGCTATCAGGTTTACCTCTTACGTGAGGATGATACAGAAACAGCTGTGTCTTCTGTATCTGACATCCTGGAGTGGGATGGCTATTTCGGTATTGATTGTGAAGATGAATCGATGAATTAAAATGATGGATAAAGAAAATAGTATATACCTGTAAATAAAGTTTTATCATAATGAATTTCAAGGGGACTGGGTTTGATTGACTCAGTCTTTTTATATCGAATTATGAGCAATATTGGTTAATCAAATTAAAACTTATAATTTATATGTAAAAATACACGAAAGGAAGTAAACTTGATGAAAATAAAATATAAGAACAAGAAAGAGGCACTTGAAGCTGTAAAGCAAAACGGTTTGGAATTAGAATTTGTTAGCAAAAGATTTCGGTCTGATGAAGAAGTAGTATTAGAAGCCGTAAAACAAAATGGTTGGGCATTAGCATATGCCAACCCTGAACTACTAGCCGACAAAGATGTAGTATTGGCAGCTATAAAACAAAATGGTTATATATTGGCGTATGCTAAACCTGAATTGAAAGCCGACAAAGTAGTCTTTCTTGAGGCTGTAAAACAAAATGGTTGGACTTTAGAATACGCCAGTTTAGAATTACGAGCTGATAAGGAGGTCGTTTTAAAAGCAGTTAAAAATTATGGCTTTGCATTACAATATGCTAGTCAAGAACTACGAGCGGACAAAGAAGTAGTATTAGCTGCAGTAAAAGAAAATGGTTTCGCATTACAATATGCAAATAGAGAACTGCAAGCTGACAAAGAAGTAGTTCTTGCAGCGATTAAAACTATTGGTAGGGTATTAAAATATGCAAGCGAAGAACTGCGAGCGGACAAAGAAGTAGTCTTAGCCGCAGTAAAAGAAAATGGTTTCGCATTAAAATATGCAAATAAAGAACTACAAGCTGATAAGGAAGTCGTTCTTGCAGCGGTTAAAAATGATGGTTGGACTTTACAATATGCAAGTGAAGAAGTACGAGCCAACAAAGAAATCGTATTAGAAGCGGTACAATCAAATGGCTGGGCATTAAAATATGCAAGTGAAGAACTGCGAGCTGACAAAGAAGTCGTTCTAGCAGCAGTTAAAAATGATGGTTGGTCAATAAAATATGCAAGTGAAGAATTAAAACGTTCTTTGAGTTATGACAATCAAATAGGATTAATCAGAGGAGAAGAAAATAACAGTAATTCAATATTTGACAGTAATTTCTATCGCGATGTGAACGAAAAATCCTTAAAAATGTTAAATTTTTATAAATAAAAATTTGCAGCAAAACTGTAAAGAATAAAGGAGAAATATAATCATATGAATAATTATACAGTAAAAATAGAAAACGATATATTATATAAAAGACAGAGCAATGAATTAATAGCCTATGTAGACGGCAGCTATGACAAAAACACACACGAATATGCGTTTGGTTGTGTTTTATTGGAAGGTGAGTCCATTGTGAAAACTTTATATGGTAAAGACAATAAACCCGATTTGGTAGAAATGAGAAATGTTGCTGGAGAAATCTGGGGCAGTCAGAAAGCGATTGAATTTGCTTTAATCAATCGATATAAGCAATTGACCATTTATTATGATTATGAGGGCATTGAAAAATGGGCAAATGATGAGTGGAAAGCACATAAACTTGGGACAATGAAATATAAGCAATTTGTACAGGCCTCCAGACATTATTTAGATATTAATTTTGTAAAAGTGGCGGCTCATACAGGTGATACCTACAACGAAATGGCTGATAAATTGGCGAAGAAAGCTTTGAGGTGATGTAATTGCGTTTCTCAGATATTATTGGACTTCTCTTATTTGGCTTCATTCTTGTTATTTTCATACATGCTTCTGATGCAGAAAAAGATTTTCCTAGCAAAGAATCACTATACAAAAAAGCAGATTATTTGCTTATTCTGCTCTATTTGTCTTTGTTTGTTTTTTTGAATTTAATTGGTTATAAAATTCCATCAATGTTTCTATTTTTTAAACTTTTTATCAGTATCGTTGGTATTGTTTTTGCTCTTTATCTAATTATTCTAGAAAAAGTTTATCATCCTCTTAACTGGTGTCTCGCTGCTTTATGTTTAGGTCTTTTAGCAATTACAGTGGATGAACTTTATTATGCAGCTCCTAAAGCAAATGGATTAAATTATCAAGTTGAGTTAAAAGAAGTGCGTGTTGTCAATGGCCAAAATTGTCGGCAAGAAAATGGGGCAAAAATTTGTCAAGTTTCTGAGTTTGACTTTTATGGTACTGGGTCATCAACGAAAATGCTGAACGTCAATGTGGAGAACTTCTACCTAAAAGAAGAGAACTAAAATCATATTCGGTGAAAATCGAATAAAAAAGAGCATTGGGAAGGAGGTAAATAGTATGGAAGAATTAGATGGCGTATATTTCAGAGTAAAAAGAGGGGATAAATGGGAAAACTGTAGTTTTTCCAATTGTTCAGATGAAGAACAGGAAGAAATATTGAAAAAGAAAGACCTCAATTGGCTGCGGTCACTAGCTTCTATTCAAATTGAAACGATAGAGGGTGTAGAATCAGCGTTAAACCATGAGGATGATGTCTTTAAAATCGAACAATGGAAACACTTTTGTAAAATACTTGCTAAAGCTATTCATGAGTCTGAAAATCTATTTAAGAATTAATTGAGTCCACGCGGACTCTTTTTTATATCGATAGACGATGAATACCTATTCTTTGATTCAAATTTTATAATAAGGATGTATTTGATATACGAGAAAGGAAAGATATGACGCTTAAGAACCAGATACTTATAGAATATGAAAATGAAATAAAGAAGCTATTGGCGGTCTATACTGGTGGAGAATCTTTTTTCAATCACTTGGATGAAGCCATCCGTCAGAATCTGCCTCTTATTCATCTCTTATTTGAGAAGCTGCGGGCTGAATATCCTGAATCACACTTTGTTTTGACAGGTGCTTTCGGTCAAACGGTACTTCATAAGACCGCCTATTTATCAGAAAATGACCTTGTAGTTTCTGGTAATCTCAGAAAAGGGAAAAACCTTGATTTAAGGGCTTATAAATGGAAAATAGCTGGAAAAAGCTATGTTTTTGTAGACGATAGTTATTATAGTGGTACAACTTATAACTGTATTAAAAATGCAATTGGCAGCGTCGGAGGAAAAATTGATGCCATAGCAGTTTGCTATGATGGCAGTCTAAAAAAAAGAGAAGACTTAATGAGCTTTTACCGTTATTATGACCATTTTGCTGCTTCTTTAGAAGACTCAATGGAAGTTAAATGTTGGGTAAAACATAGAAAGGATGATTGTTATGAAAGTAGGAGATTACATTAATGGAAGACGTATTGAAGAAGTTATTAGACTGCATAACGAACCTTATTATTTAGTGACTTATTTTGACTGGAAGTCTAAAAAACCACAAAGCCGATATATCCCTGAAAGCACAGTTTCTTCTTTTGTTTCAGCTGAAGAATTTGCACAGTTAGCACACTCAAAAAGTGAGTGTTGTAGTTTTAAAGATGCTTAAATGTGATGAAAAAAACAAGACTTGAAAAGGATAGGAGATTATTGGGTTGATATGAATCATGTATTAATTGTTTAAATTTAAAAAATAAGAGTAATTACACTGAATCAATTTATATACACAAGGGATAATACGCAAGGATTGCGTATTAAATAAAAGAAAAATACGCAAGTATTGCGTGTTTAATAACACCACATATCAAAATATCAAAGATAATGAAGAAGAGTTGAGAAAGGACTGAAAATGGAAGAAACAGACTATTTTTGGGTGGACGTTCATGTAAACAAGTGGAGAATCGATTTATATACAAAAGTTGAAGCAGAATCAAAAAGCAAAACATTGGTTAACTGCAGAGGTTGTTTTAACTGTGAAAAATGTACCAATTGTAAATACTGTGAGTCTTGTACAAATTGTGTAAACGGTTATTACTGTGAAAGCTGCATTTTTTGTAGTGACTGCAAGGAATGTATCAGCTGTGAAGATTGCACAAAATGCGACAGCTGCACGAACTGTGATACCTGTTCTGAATGTCAGAAATGTATTTGGTGCGAAAATTGTGTTCTATGTAAGGACTGTGAACATTGTGTTTGCTGTGAATATTGTGAATATTGTCGTGATAACTGTATTAATTGTTTGGACTGTCGTAGTTGTAAACAATGCACAAATTGTTTTCTTTGTTGTGATTGCTTTAATTGCTTAGGATATGAACACTGTATGATGAACATTAAGGATATGTTACACGATGAAAATTCAGAATATACTCTAAATCTATAGAAAGGATAACACTTATGAAAAAATATCTTATGAATAAACGCGGAGATAGTGAATTATTGGTCTCTCTAATCGTTTCTATAATCGTTTGGTGCGGCTTATTATGCATGCTTCTATATAGACTAAATATCGCTAAAAACGAGCAACTTGATTTGAAAAAATGCAAACTAATTGAAGTTACCAATCTGCAGGCTGAGGAAGTATTCAAGGCCTATGGAACTAACGTAAATTTTGATGAGTTTAAAAACAAAATTGATTATACGTATAATGGGGAAAAATTTACATTTAATCTTTCACATCAAGAAAATTCCATCATTCAAATTGAAGAAGTAGACATGGATTTCTGTAAATAGAAAGGAAACAGAAAAATGGAAAAAACTAATTCTGATTCATTAAAAATTAAAGAATTAAAGACCCTCATCAATAAATATGATAAACAATATTATGAAGAGGGTGTATCTGAAATATCAGATGCAGAATATGACCGTCTTTATGATGAATATCTGAAAATGGAAGAAAAATATCCTGAACTAGCAAAAATGAGCGATGCACCTACTCGTAGAGTGGGTGCAGGACCAGCTTCAGGTACAACTTCTGGCTTACCTAAATTTACTCATAAATCACCTTTGCTATCCATCAATAGAAAAGCAAAGGAAATGTCAGAACTGAGAGATTTTTTCGAAAAATGCGGTGGGGATGGTACGGAATTTATCATAGAGCCTAAGCTCGATGGTATTACTTGTAACATCAATTATGAAAATGGAAAATTTGTAAATGCTGCTACGCGAGGAAATGGGTATATCGGTGATTTGATTACTGAAAACTTCAAAATGACGGATACCAAATACCCCGACAGTATTTGCGGGGACTTGGAAATTCGTGGAGAAGCAATTATTCCCTACGATTATTTCGTCAAGCATTTAAAAGAAGAATACAGCAATCCAAGAAACGCAGTAGCGGGCATCATGCGTCAAATTGATGCAAAAGAGGTCAAAAATAAGGGCGTACAAGTCATGTTCTATGATATTGGTTCAACCACTATTCCAATGGATGACAGAGACCCGGTGAATATTCGAAAAATCAAAGACATGGGGTTTCAAAGCGTGCCCGCCTACGTAGCTACCTGCTGGGAAAGTCTAAAGGAAATCGTTGAAACGGGACTGAATGGACTTATTCAGCAAATTGATGGTTTCAATGTCCTAGTTGATAAAGACAAAGTCTATCCGCAAGCAGTCTGTGATGGCTTAGTTATAAAAGTTGCCAGTCTGCAAAAACGCGAAGAAATCGGGTTCTCTGAAAAGGGACCAAAATGGGCATTTGCCTATAAGTTTAAACCTTTACAAGCCAAGACACGTATTGACCATGTCGAATGGCAGGTAGGGAAGACAGGACGTCTTGTTCCTGTCGCGGTGTTTGATGAAATCAGCTTAGGTGGAACAAAAATTACTCGAGCTACACTCAATAATTATTCCTACATGCAAACCTTGCCTGTTTTATCAGAAACGCGACATGGTTGGACAGCTAAGGACTCCGATAATTGGGGAGAACATGTACGTGTTGTGATTCAGTTTGATGAACCAATCAAAACACTACACTGTATCAAGCAGGGCGATGTCCTAAGAGATAGTCATCCTGAAAAATCGCAGAGTGAATTGTCGGAAATCATCGTTGAACAACTTGGTGAAGATGGATTTTGGATAAAACATGAACTATATAATTGTGAATGGTATCCGTTTGAAAAGGATAGATATTTTTTAGTCAACCAAGACAAAGGCCTGAAAATGGATGATTGTATTGTTGTTGAACGCTCGAATGATGTCATTCCGCGTGTCATTGCAATTGATAGGCATCAACATTTTGTCTATCAAGAAGATATAGAAATTACTAGAAAAGTGTCAGAACGTCAAGCTTCGTTTGATGCACCAACAAAATGCCCAATCTGTGGATATTCAGTTGCTGAACGTACCCCATTACATTATTGTACAAATCCTCTTTGTAAAGCGCAATTAAAAGGTCGAATTGAACATTTTGTTTCACGCGATGCGATGAACATTGTTGGCTTTGGCTCAGGAATTATTGATATTTTGTACGAAAAAGGTCTCCTCACAGACATTCCTACAATTTTTACATTGAAAGACCATCGTGATGAAATTGAAGCTTTGCCTAAATTTGCAAAAAAGAAAGTGGATAAATTGCTGCAGTCGATTGAAGCAGCGAAAAAGCCTGCTCTATGGCAGTTCATCTATTCTTTATCGATTGATGGCGTCGGTCATAAAGCTGCTAAAGATTTAGCTCAACACTATGGGACACTTGAAAAATTCCTGAAGGCAACTGCAGAGGAAATGCAGGAACTTGATGATTTTGGCAGCATCACTGTTCAGACTCTGACGGATAGTTTATCAGACGAGGATTTTTTGACGATGATAGAACAATTACTGGCTGTTGGTGTTGACCCACAACCAGTGGTACAATCTGGTCATAAATTACAAGGAATGACTTTTGTAATCACTGGGACATTGGAAAAACCTAGAAGTTATTATCAAGACATTATCGAGAAGAATGGCGGAAAAGTAACCAACAGCGTATCTAAGAAGACCACTGCTGTCTTAATAGGCAGTGATGCCGGCAGCAAAGAGACTAAAGCTCGTGAGCTGGTCCAAAAGGGTGTTGAAATTGCACTGTTGGATACAGAAGATAAAATTAAGGATTATCTGTTTTTATCAGTATAGAACTTCTATTAGGAATAATTGCGTGTTCTTGGGAATATTAATGAATAGGAGATTCTCCTATGACTTATTGAACTACGGTTTGATAAGTCTTTTTTTGCCTTATTAGATGTGATAAAATAGTACATAGATTGAGGTGTATACTATGTCGACAGATAAACCATTTAAAACATTTATCGAACAAAAAGAATTGTTAGAATCAAGAAATTTATGTTTTGTGCATCCACGAAGAGATTTTAAATTATTATGTCAAAATAACTATTATTTTTTGACGGGTTATAAAGACTTACTGTTGTCCTCAAGATATCCAGTACGATATAAAGATGGAGCAAAATTCGAAGAATTATATAATCTGTATATGTTTGATAAACAGTTAAGGATGTTATTCCTTGATATAATATTAGAAATTGAGCAACACGTTAAAACTCTAATTGCTTATGAAGTGACAAAAAATCATGGGAATAAAACGACCAGCTACACAGATGTTAATCATTATGATACAACAAACCCTCGTGTCGCTGATACGATTAATAAAGTCAAGCGGCAATTGGAGCAAAATGGAACTAAAAATAAAGCTATCAGCCATTACAAAATAAATCATGGATATATCCCTTTATGGGTGGGCGTTAAAATTCTGACCTTCGGCGTCGTACACAACATTTATTCTATTTTAAAACCAAACGAAAAAGACTTTGTAGCAAGAAACTTATTGACGATTGAACTACCTAAGCGTAGAGCTAAAACCGTGGATTGTTATTTACATATGCTGGTTGATGCGCGCAATGTTTGTGCACACGATGAAATCTTTTATGATTTCCTGCATGGAAGCATTAAAATTCCTCTCACCTCTTTTCATTCATCCTTTCATTTATTGAAAAATAAAAATGGTGAAATTATACAAGGCAGAAAAGATTTATTTGCTTTACTTATCATTATTAAACATTTTGTATCTAGAACAAGATTTAAAAAATTTATGAAGCAGCTTGCTTCACTCATTGATAAACAGGCAAAAGGAGCAACATCTTATACAAAAGAGGAGCTGCTGCATCTGATGCATTTGCCCAATGACTATACAAAAATCGCTGAAATGTGATGTATTGACATTTGTGGGTATGCGTGGTACACTACTTATAGGTTCAGTAAGATATTGACTACGGTCGGTATCTTCTTTTTTTATTTAATTACACATCATTCAAAAGCAAGGACATAAAATCCTTGCTTTTCTAAAGGAGAAAAGTGGTAAAATGGTTACAGAAATAAAAGCTTCACCAGACAGTGATTCCGAGAGAATGAAAGACAAAAAAGAGGTTGAACAAGCAATGTCATACATGGTCTTGTTAAAAAATAAATCAGGTTTCGCACTTGCTACTGACAGCCGGTTGGTTGTTTTGTCGGAAAATGAACGAGAAATTGATGATGATTTTTCTAAAATATTTCAGAGTAGAGATGGTGATACAATTGTAGGTATTATAGGAAACTATGGAGACAGAAGGAAAAATGTGTTGATTGATGTTCGCAATATTCTATTGTCTGAAGAAAGTTTCGAAAAAAGATGGATGAAATTGTGTCTGTATGTTTCGGCAAACGAACTTCCAGGATTTCTAAACATATTTCTTCTCGATTTAGAAAAAAAGCCTATCTCCGGATATATCATTGATTGCTCTCAAAAAAATGTCAGCATAAGAAAAATTGAAGAAAAACACGTCGTATATGCCGGTAGAGCAACCTATATGAATAATTCACAAACCGTACTATCAATATCCAAAGATACTTTGGCTGAATTAAGGGAAAAAGTAAGGGAAATTATTAACTGTTCGATAATGCTGGAGAAAAAGATGGAGGAAACGAATCCCCATTTTGTAAGGACTATAGGTGGTAGCTGCAAGTGTGTCAGTGTGGATAATGAAGGAAATATAACATGGGATTAATGGAAGAAGAAAGAAAGAAAGAAACAGGTAGCAGGGGCCTTAGCTGTCTTGGTTACCGCTACTCAAGGTCCTGATGAAGAATTTATGAAAATACTGGATGAATACATTGATGGTAAAATATCATTGGATGAAATAGAAGCTGAGATTGACCTAAAATTAAAGATGAAGAATGATTGTAAAAAAGCTGGGTGAAAAATCACTCAGCTTTTATTCTCACATTTCCCAGTTATGCCTTTTACCTATTTTTACCTCATAGTCATAGACCTCTTTTTCATAGACCTTTAAGTCATTATCAATTGTTGGTTGTTTATTACAATAAACTTTAAATTTCCTGAGGTGCTGGTTGATTATTTTAGCCCTATACATTTCATCCTCTTGAAATAATTTTTTGTTGTATTTTAATTTGTTGCTGTCTAAAAAATTCAAGAAAGTTATCAT